TAATGATAATAAGGGTAATAGTAATAGTAATAGCTGTTATACAAGTAGATGATATACGCATAACGCATATAGACATGATATAGGTAATAGATTAAATGAAATAGTAGCAGTATCGTCTTACCCGTCTATAAATACTTAAAGACTGCGTACTGCGTATATTATCAGTTAGTTGATGCCATACATGAACTTATCTTGATTGATGATACTGATGATAATTGATAATTGATGATAATATATGTTAGTTGATATAACCTGATGATAAGATAATAACATAATAAGGTAATAGGGTAATAGAGGTAATAGTAATAGCATAAGATAGACAATGATAGACTTCATATAGGTAGGGCTATATGTCCACAAAAAACCTTTTTTACCTTGTTGTGCAAGTATACCCTTTAAATGGGTGTCAAATGCGTTCTAGGTGTCAAGGTGTATGTATTGATAGGTATATGCATTTATTTATGTATAATATAATAGCTTTAAGGATTAGACGGATTTGATAGCCTACAACACCCTACATTTAATATAGGGGTGTCTCGGATGCCCTCCACTATTTTACTATAGCCAACCATATCAAAAAGCACCACCTCTGTCAAGCCTTTTCCCCACACCACCTCATCTATTAATTAAACTAATGATAACACCCATACTACCCAACCCAACGGCCTGATATATTTCACCTAGCACCTAGAAAAAATAAAATGCGATTAATCATAGCTGGTAAAATGCTGAATACCAATTACTTAGAATAGCCCTATAAATTATTTTTTTCAGGTGCTGGGTGAAATAGGGAAACAAGTGCGTATTGACTATTACTATTATCATGTGTATGTATATTACTATTACTATTACTACTACCTTTACTATTATCATTATTAGTAGTTGACTTTTCGCAAAAAATTTGGTACAATCATGGGATTGTGGGAGGGAGCAAAGCTAGACATAAAATGCCTTCATTTTTCTTGGGGAAATATCTCATAAAAAAACTAAACAATATTACTTGACTTGTTGCACCTTATTGATGTAGATTATATCATGACTGAATGACACATAATAGCTATTGTACTGCTTACCTCCGGATGCATATGGGTGTTCATAGAATTACTAAAAAACAAATAGAGTTTTTATAATAGTGTTGACATCATTAATGAAACCTGCTATTGTGTTTATATATGAGAGAGACTATTACAAAAATAAAAAACAAAGGAATGAAGATCCTTGAGAAGCAACTGAAAGAAATTCAAAAGGTTGATTCTATTCTTGAATGGACGCAAGCAAAATGCATCAATCAAGTTCACAAAGGAACAGGAGCAATCGGAGTTTACAAAATCATTCATCGTCCTAGTAATAAAGTTATGAGCATCGGACAAGGAAACATAGGAGCAAGAAAAGCTCGTCACCTTGGAGTATTTCGTAACGATGGTCAAACTCTTATTTCCAAAAATGGAAAACCTAGTGGTTCTGTCACAGGACAAAAAATGTATCAGTTTGATTCAAATGAGAATAATTGGGATTTTAGTTTACTTGCAGTAGGAAGCAAATTTCTTTCGTGTTTTATAGAAGAAGATTTACAAGCAAAACTTCGTCCGGCGTTTAATGCTGATCATATGGGTGGTAAGTAATTTTTTTATTGGTTGTTTTAAAGTGGAGGTTTTTTTTCGTTCCTCCACTTTTTTTGTGCGTTTTTATAATAATAGTCTTGACAAATTATAAAAACAACGTTACACTCTAAGGAGTGGGAGGGAGGGTTAGTCTTGTATAACTTCGATTTTCCAAAAAGCAAGCAGGACATCCGAAAAAAAGATTTCGTCCCTTGTTATGTATAACCCCTTATATACACACATAAAATTGCTTCTGGGTTGAACACCGATGAATTGTTTATTTTTTTGATGCTAATATTGGTTCTGGAGCTGTATACTGCATATTCAAAATGCTGGGACTGGGCTTTTTTTTACCGGAGCACGATCTTTGTGCTCGCATAATAATGTTGTTGACTAAATTGAAATTATATTATAATATTAAGATATGATTAAAATAATAGAAAACGCATTAAAAGATTTGGCGGAAATGCAATTAAATCTTGAAAGTGATGTTGCAAGAACATGGATTGCTGAAAAAGTAGAAAAAGCAATTGTAGCAAAACAAAAAGAATCTGAGAATATTAGTGAGGAAGTAAAAGCAGTTGATGTTAATACCACTATGAACGTAGATGATGTTATTGTATCTGCTATGGAAAACAACGGATATACAAAAGGTGATAGTGGATACGATTTTCGTAGTGGTAAACGTGATGTTACATTTCATACTAGTAACAATGATCAATATGAAATAACGTTTCGTCAAATAAAGTTATGAGTGCGTCATTAAACAAAGTGGTGTATATAGCAATACAAAAATATTTAGAAAAAAATCAATTTCATATAATGAGTCCAAATTTATTGAATGATACAACACAACAAGAATTAGCACAAGATATAGGAAATGCTATATCTGCTTATATTGGCCAAGTAAAACACAAAAGTATATGATTGAACTTTTTTCGTTGAGTATGTGCATACTGATATTGTGTGCAATGGCGTATGATATATTCAAAGGCAATTAATTTTACCGCAAAAAAATATAAAGTGTTGATAACACGCAACTTATGAAAAAATCAAAGACCCCTATAAAAAAATCAAAATCGCCGGAAATCCCCACGAATGATAATAATGCTACTACTATTACTGATAGTACATCAACCACATCAATGAAAAAATTCAATATACTTAATGCATTCAAAATCATTAACGAGTATGTATATCATATAACAATGCTTATAGTAGGTCTTATACCTTTGTTACTATTAGGTGTCGTGCTGTTTGGTGACAATTTCTTTTTAGGCAACATCGTAGTATATAACATACAAAACATACTAGATGACATGGGAGGCTTTGTAGGAATAATAACACTTATACTAATAGTAACCATATTCCACAAATTCTATAAGAAAAACTAATAACTTGTTATAAAAACTACTTTTTATAATATTTATAGGTATGCGTAACTTCGTAACACCTATTCAAAAGCCATTAGTGTCTGAAAAAACACTAAAAAGTGCTAAAAAGATAGCAAAATCCAGCAAAAAACTACTAATTACTGCATCAATAGTCGCAATAGGGCTATTGTGCAGTGGGTAATTTTGCGGAAATAGCTATTAATATTATTGTGTATGTACTTGGTATTGTAATATTAAAGTATATAATTGACTTTATTAATAGTAGTATGTGTTCTTAATAGAATACAACAAAAATAAAAAGACATATACCCATTAGTGTAACTACTAACGAAGTGGTTAACTTTTTTTTGTAACCATAAAGCGAATCGCTCCAAATGGGTCGGGGCACACCTACTCTTGTGTGGATGACCATTTTTTTGTCAGATATTTACTGTTTCATTTTTTGGTACATGAAATGAAAACTTTTTTGGGGAAACTCCCAATTTTAAAAAATGGTAAAAATTTTACTCAGAAATTAACTATGAATTTAATCGTATCTTTGGAAATATTTATATATGACATGAAGAAGTCTGTATCTATAAATCGAGATTATGTAATGGTAACTCACAATCCCACTACATACGAATACGAGTATCTAGTGTATCGTGTATTGGATATTAGTTATGTAGATAACATTCAGATTGTAAATGTGCAACACCGTACAAAAAACAACCAACTTAAACGACTTGTTATGCCGTATCATATTTTCTTGGATTTGGTACATGAGCATATTTTAACCAGATTGCAATAAAAATGAAAATTCTCAACGGAACATCATACTACGAAAAATACGATATCAACGAAATAAGAAAACAGACAATTCACTTTCTAATCAATCCAGATGATACACATGAGTATTTATATTCATTTGATAAAGAAGAACGAGATACTGTAATTGAAGGAATTAATGCTCTCAATAACACAATTGCGTGGGAATTCTCCTCGGAATCTGCGTTGAATATCAAAAAAATAGAAGAATGCTACCAATCACTGTCTATAATTGACACAAACAAAATAACATACACCGAATTCAAAAAGATACCTGTTGAACAACTTACTTCATATTCAGTTTCCAAGTACGAAAATTGGTTAAAAAGCATCGGACACACCGTATTCTTTGAGTTTTTTACTAAATATAGTGCTTAATATACTATAAAAATAGATTTTGATTATATATATGTATATGATAAACTTATTGGGATTCTCAAAAACTAAACCAAAAGGCATAAAAGTGACTATAGAGTACTGCCCGAAGAACATTACGTTACCATACAAAGTAAAAAAACTCATAAATCAAGCATCTGTACAAGTTCCTAGTTCAAATAAATGTAAATCCAAGAAAGATCCTTTCAATTTTACAGAAAAGACTGTACGAGTAGGTGAATTTCTAAATGAGTTTCAAGTTCAACATTTAGTAGACCAAGCAAGAAATCATAAAAACGAATTTGAAAGTATAGAGATTGTAGAAAGAGAATCATCAGGACCAGAATTACTAACAGATTAATATTATGAAAACAAGCATCTACATTGAAAGACAAAAACTTGGAAAAAGAAAAGATCAGTTTGTTATTCGTCAATTAGAAAATGCAATTTCAATACAACTCAACAAAATGGCAAAACAAGAAGATGGAGAAGGACCACAAGTTGAATGTGGAGTAGGTGATACTATTACTAAAGAACAAGCAGAACAAGCTTGCAGAATAAGTAAAGTTACGGTTACCGAAGCACAAAACAATTCTTTTGAAAGTTTCTTGGGAATAAAATCGAATAAACCTAGTAGTCGTAGAAACTCATGAATAAAATCATAAAAATACATTTAACACGTTATACAGGTAATCATCCTGTTGTCAGTGTATCACCTGAACGTGTATTTGAAATTGCGGAAATGGAAAATGCAGTTGTAGTGAACGTTAACAAACAAGCAAAAAAAGAATACGAAGAAGGACCTCAAATAAGTGTTAGTGTAGGTGATCGGTTATCAGTAGAACAAGCAATACAAATAGCAGATACATACGAAACTACTTTGATTGCTATAACAGCTGCTGAAGAAAATACTTCTTCGGTACTACATGGTTAATTTGATTCTTGACTAATTTTTGGGGAATTCATATAATACCTACTTATGAAAGAACCAATAGTACATTTCAAGCGTTACATATCTACTCATCCTTCTGCTATGCTAAGTGGAAACAAGTATTTTGAAATTACTAAAATAGAAGGTGCTGTATTCTTTGAAGTAACTAAAGAAGAAAATTCTAAAAGCTTAAAATATGTAAGTGTAGGTGATCGTCTTACAATGGATCAAGCATATCAATGTTCTATTGATGCTCATGTTATCGTAGAACCTGTGTATCCTAACTAACTGCATCATAGAATTTTGGGGGAATATCTACCCAACCTACTTTATTCAGTTTTGCATAATTATAAAAATATTATAAAAAAGAGTTGACGTTCAAGGGGTATTATGGTAATCTTATATCATAATGAGAAATACGAGAATCAAGGAAATTCATTTTTTTCTAAGAACTATAATATAACTATAATAAATCGTCATTCTTATTCAGCTTCTAATAATCAACTAACATATATTACATCAACTATCATCTATTATGCAGGTTAAAACAGCTCCTAACGTAGTAAGTAACACATTACACAATACTACTCAGTATTCAATCAAAGCATCAGCAAAAGCATTTAAGATATTAAGTGATGGTTTATATAGTGACAAAATAGCTGCTCCTATACGAGAGTTATCTACTAACGCATATGATGCTCATGTAGCTCAAGGTAATACTCATACTCCCTTTGATGTACACCTGCCATCTGTAGCAGAGCCTTGGTTTGCTATTAGGGACTATGGCATTGGTATGAGCAAGCACGAATTGCAAACTACTTATACTACTTACTTTGATAGCAACAAAACTCATAGCAACGACTTTGTGGGCTGCATGGGATTAGGAAGTAAAACTCCTTTTACTCTTAGTGATGCGTTTACGGTTACTAGTGTAAAGGACGGTAAGAAAACTACGGTTATCAATTATCTTGATGAAGATGTCCCAAATTTTTCTATTATCTCTGAAGAGAATACTACTGACGCATCTGGTACCGAAATCAAGTTTACTCCTACTGAAGCACATACTTACGATAAACTTCGTGAGTCTGCTCAACGCATTCTTGGTTACTTTGATGTAACTCCCACTCTTACTATCGGATCAACTACTGAACAAGTTAAAGTTCCTAATAAGATGCTTGAAGGAAAAGATTGGTATTATGTAGATTCACAACTTGCACATTCCAATTCTATTATTCTTATGGGTAATGTTGCGTATCCTTTTAACTTTTCTGATGTAGATGATGTTTTTGAAAAAAAATACGGATGGAGTGAAACTTACGAATATCGTAGATTGATAAACAACATTGTATTCCGAGTTCCTATCGGAAATTTAGATGTTACTGCAAGTCGTGAAGAAATCGGTTGGACTAGTGAGGGTCGTGAGTATATGGTTAATTTCGTTGAACGTGTTTACAACGAAATTAAGGATATTATGAACGAGCAATTAAATAAGTGTGAGAACTTTTGGGATGCTCGTATTCTTTTTAATAGTATGATTGGTTACAACGAAGAATACTACGGTGACATTGATCGTGAAGGAAACGGAAGCATTGGTCAATTCAAGTGGACGGAAAAATTAACTTGGAATGGAATGGATGTATCCGAACGATACGGTGATGTTTCCAAGAATCCTAATCTTCAAAAAATGGACTATCGTTTGTTTTGGTTAGGTTATGCAAAACGCAATCGGTATCGTGGTGGTGATAAAGTAAATCGTAGAAGTGATGTTAATGGTATAATTCCATTTGATGCTGATGTAGAGTTTTTTCAAAATGATCTTCCAACTGGAAGTGTTAGTCGTGTAAATCATTATGTTCGTGAGAATCAAAACAAAGTAGTTCTTGTGTTTGATAAGTTTACCAACAAAGAACGTAAGTATCTGAAACTTATTGGTTATCCTTCTAAAATTCGCAAAACTTCTGAATTAGAAAAACCTACGGTTAATCGTACTACATCCACCAAAACCAAAGGAACAATTCTTGCAAGCAAGAGGATTGATGATTGTGGATGGAACCCTGCGTGTAATTTCTCATCTGATGAAGAACTTGTATTAAACTCCAAGAAAATCATTTACTATGTTCCTATTCGTAATTGGAGAATTATTCATAATGATGGGGAGTATCATAATTCTCGTCATCTTGAGCAACTTCTGAAACGAGTTCTGAAAAAAGACGAAGTAGATATATACGGAATCAAAATTGGTCAAACCAAGAAACTTTCCAAGTACGAAAACTTCAAGAATGTATTTGATGTAATTTCCGAGTATATCGTTTCTTCGTTTGAAAACAAAACGGGTTCTCTTTATGAAAGTGTTACCGCAAGAAAGTTTGATCACTTCAAAACTGAGCATTCTTACAAAACGGTACTTAATATCATTGACAATCGTGTTTTCAAACGAGTTTGTATTCTTCTTAAAGATTCTGGTAACGATGAATTAGTAAAAGAACTTTTCAAGATTCGTAGAATTATATCTATCAATCGTGATGCTTCCAAGAATATATCTGAAGAAGATAACAAATTTGCTAATGACTTTTCAAACTTTGCAAGATACATTCGTAGTTTCAATGATACTAGTCTTACTTCATACTTTGCTTGTAAGGTATCATACGAACTCAAGAACATCTATTCTATGCTTTCCAAGGAGTATCCTATGGTAAGGTATATGGGAAATGCTTTAGAGGGTTCTGGTAACTATGCCAATGCAATGAATAATCTTGTAGAATACATGGAATTGATAAATTCCAACAAGCAATAATATCAATGGATACTAACAAGTCTAAGGAAAGTTTTTTTTGATTTCGCATGAAATTAAAAAAAAGTTGACGAAAGACAATTTATTCGGTATTATTATAATATTAAATTTAACATCTAACAAATATATATACATTATGAAAGCATCACAACATTGGAAACACCGACTCAAAAAGAAGTTTGGTATGGGAAAACAAGCAAGACTTGCAAAAAAGTACAAATATGTACAAATTGAGTCAACCAAGAACATTCACGAAACACAACCGTCAAACGAACGATGAGTAAAAAAGCACGACTAAACTTACCCGATAAAGATAAACACTCAAAATTATACGCTGTCTCAAAAAAATCCGGTCGAAGTTCCGGACCTCTGAGAATGGGATTAACGGGAGTAATGGTTACTCCTAAAATGTATAAATCACAATTATCACATAAAAATAAAGCAAGAGCAAGAGCAGGACTTGCACCAATCGAAGAAACAAGCTAAATAAAGGTTATCAAAATGCAAAGTATTATCACCGACTCAACTATCACGTTAATTGCCAAAGACGGTCCATCCGTTGTTGGTAAAACTCATCCCAATTTTTATAAAATCAAGAAAGCGTTGCTCACAAAAAATTTCCTCGAAGTTGAAAATTTACTTGATGTGAAGCGTGGATACAAAGAATTCTCCGATGGACAAATTATAGTTGACGGTGATAATCTTATTTACAATGGATCAATTGTACACAATGTACTTACTCAACGCATCGTTGGTATGATTCAAAATGGAGATGAGGCAACACCTATGTTGAACTTCCTTGTTAATCTTATGGATAATCCCTCTGAAGGTAGCATAGATCAACTTTATACCTTTTTGGAGCATGAAAACCTTCCTATCACCCAAGACGGTTGTTTTCTTGCTTACAAAGCAATTAATCGTGATTACACCGACAAGTATACTGGAACCATTTCCAACAAGGTTGGTGATAAGGTAAAAATGCCTTATGAAGAAGTAACTGCTGATCCAACAAAACATTGTTCAAGTGGTCTTCATTGTGGAAGCATTGAGTATGTTCGTTGTTATGGAAATTTTACAAGTGATGAAAATGGTGAACATACGGGTGATCGTCTTGTTACCGTTAAAGTAAATCCAAGTGCGGTTGTTAGTGTACCTGAAGATAGTGATCGTCAAAAAGTTCGTGTGTATCGTTATGTTGTTCACGAAGAAATTGAAAATCCTTACGATTTAGTTCCTAAGTACGAAGCACCTGTGTATTACGATGATGAAGGTGATGAATATGACGATGAAGACTATGATGATTATGAATCTTGGGATGAAGATGTTGATGGAGTAGTACCTGATAATCAATCTCAATATTCATGGAAAGGTGATCCATATTCCGATGAAGGACCTGATGATTCTAATCTTTATTCGGAACGAGGGGTAGAAGGTGAACCTGGTAATCCATGTCATGGTCTTATTGATTTTGATGATCCTCAACGAAGTGAAAGTATCCTTGCGGGTTGTGTTCGTCAAAGCACCGACAATCCTCTTGAAAAAAATTCGTTCGATTCTACCGAATCGGATATAGATGTCGATATGTTCAATGCCATGTATGGTAACGGTGAACCGTCCGAAAAAAATTCGTTCGACTCCGTCGAAAAGTCAATTGAATCGGATAGTTTCTCTTACGAATGGCACGGTGTCGGAAATACCGAATGGGATGTTATCCACACTATCAATAATGATAAAAGACGTGAAAATATGCACCCCAAAGCACGTAAGATTTTTGAATACTACGAAAACAAGTATGGTATGAATGTTACCGATTGTGTAACAATTGATAGTATCATCGGTGATTTAAAAGATGCCGGTTTTGATATGGCCGGAAATCCCCTTGAAGAATCTACCGAGCAAAGAAATTTCCTCGATGAAATGTTCCAAGACGCATCTTGTTATGCAAAGAACAATACCGAAAAAAATTCTTTCGACAAAGTCGAAAATCACTCTAACGAAGAAAGTGTTGTAAAGGTAGAAACACCCAACAATATTATTCTTCCTGACAATAACTAAAATATACGTATATATGAAACTACGAAATAATGTTCGAACAAAAGACGGTGAAACGCAACAAACTGTCTTTGTCGTTACCCGTGATAGACGCCGCACCTCTGATTGGAATTTCTCCAATGAAGCAGATGCAAAACGAGAAGCACAATACTGGATAGGCATTTGCAAGATGCATGATCCCGCATCTAAGGTGTCTATTGTCAAAACCGATAAACCTAGAAAGATACGATAATGTATAATTGGGAATTTAACGGAGCAGAACCTGCTCCTAAAAAGAAAGCAGTTGCACCCAAGAAGAAAAAGGTTGTAGCAAAAAATGCCGAAGGTAGTGCTATGGATACGGTCGAAGGAGATGATAATATCATTTACTTTTATAGTAGTGTTACTACACGTGAGAACTTTAAGTTGAATAAAGAAATTTCATATTTGGATCGTCAAATGCAAATGATTTCTATGAAACTTGGTTTACAAGTTCCAATTCCGATTCATCTGCGTATCAATAGTTATGGTGGAAGTGTATTCGCTGCGTTTAGTAGCATAGACTATATGAATAGTTCTAAAACTCCTATATTCACTTATATAGATGGATGTGCGGCCAGTGCTGGTACAATTATGAGTGTATGTGGTGATCAACGATTCATTGGTGAGAATTCTTATATGCTTGTTCACCAACTTAGTTCTCAGCATTGGGGAAAGTATCAAGAACTTCAAGATGACATGAAGAACTCAGATTCTCTTATGAAAAGAATCAAAGAAATCTACGAAGCAAAAACCAAGATTCCAAAAACTAAAATGGATGAAATTCTCAAACACGATTTGTGGTGGGATGCCAAGACTTGTTTAAAGTATGGTCTTGTTGATGAAATTCTTACCTAAGATTTAGAATGTCTCGCAAAAATAATCCTGATATTATTGAAATGGAAGGAGTCGTAAAAAAACTTCTTCCAGGAACAATGTTTGATGTAGAATTAAGACAAGGAGACGCAACTACAATGTTACTTTGCTCACTTGCCGGAAAACTTAAACAACATTTTATTAAGTTGACGGTTGGTGACAAGGTATTGTTGGAGATTAGCAAATACGATACATCAAAGGGTCGTATCACCTATCGTTTGAAAAACAAAACAAGTTATCACAACTCAAAAAAAGCAGCTCCGTTTCGTGGTGGTGGAGTTGGAAAAAAGAAAAAGTAACTTACTTGGTTTTTTTGTATAACTCCAATATACTTTTTTGTTCTATATTTATTTGCTTGGGAAACATTGGTTTTACCATAACATACATATCACCCTTAGTGTGTGAATTTCTCATGTTCGGTAGACCATAACCAGATACTCTTAATATAGCATCAGGTTGTGTTCCTGGTGGAATTTTTAAATTTACTTTACCATGTAGAGATTTTACAACCTTGGTGGCTCCTAATATCATATCGTAAAAATCAACTTGTTCTTCGCAAATTAAATGATCACCATCACGATCAAAGTATTCATCTTTTTTTACATATATTACAGCATACAAATCTCCACATTCACCTCCCTTGATGTGATTTCCGTGCTGAGAAACTCGGAGTTTTACACCTGAGTGACACCCTTTGGGTATCTTTATTCTCGTTTCAACTGTTTCTGTGATAATTCCGTGGCCACTGCATTTCATACAACCACCATGTAGTTCACTGCCCGATCCTTGGCAAGTGGGACACATTTGTTCCATTTGCATAGGTCCCATTTTACGATATACACTACCCTGACCCCTGCAGGTTTTGCACTGTTTATATGTAGATGTACTTGTTTCTCCTGTGCCACGGCATGAATTGCATTTTCCGTTTCGTGTATACTTGATTGTTCGGTGACATTCATCTATAATTTCACTTAACTTGACTTCTATATCTATCTTTAAATCACTACCTTGAGACGGTTGTCTTTGTTTTCTGTTATCAGATGTAAAGAAACTATCAAAATTACCCCCTCCTCCACTAAAAAACGAATTAAACATATCAAATGGATCGTGATGTCGTCCACCACCTGAACCAGATTGTTGCTTAAAGGCATCATGACCAAACTGATCGTATTGTGCTTTTTTGTTTGCATCTGATAATACATCATATGCTTCTGAAATCTTTTTAAATTGTTCCTCGGCCTTGGAATCTCCTTGATTTTTGTCGGGATGCCACTTGATTGCAAGTTTTCTATACGACTTTTTAATTTCGTCTGCTGAAGCACTTTTCGTTACGTTTAATATATTGTAGTAATCTTGTTCCATATGTTTGACTTATTGATTATATATGCTATAGTATAATCATATCAGTTACAATCAAATTATACACTATAGGTATATTTATATATATGTTCACACAACTAATTGCTAAGTTACTAAAGAAAAAAATATACAAATCTCAAATCACGATGGTCGGAGATGACTTTGTTGCTGAGTACCATAACGATTCGTTATTAGAGTCGTTAAAGTGGACATTACATGGAATACACGAAGCAAATGCGACTCAACCTGAAGACCATCCTAAGAAGGGTTCTGCTACCAACGGTATTTTCGGTCAGATTTCTGAATTTAAAGTATTGACTGTAACGAAATCTTCGATTGGAGTGTGTGGTTACTCTAAACCAAATAACGAAGATATTATGTTTATGACCGAGCAAATGGTATATATACCCGAGAAAATTCTTACAACTTTAAAAAAACAAGAAGCAACAATGTCTGATCTTGATACTATGCTTAAATAATTCCATGTGCAATCGCGGCATTTGCTACTCGTAGAAATCCACCTACATTTGCACCAAGAGTGTAATCACCCTCTGTTCCGTATTTTCTTGCATTACGTAAACAAGATGCATGAATTTGTTTCATTATCTCTCTGAGTTTATTATCTACTTGTGCCATACTCCACTTTTCCCATCCTGCGTTCTGACGCATCTCAAGTGCTGATACTGCTACTCCACCTGCGTTTACTGCTTTACTTGGAGCAACTACCACCAATTTGTCGTTAAAGAGTTTTATTGCGTCTTCTGTGCAAGGCATATTAGCTGCTTCTGCTATAAACTTACAATCGTTATCAATAAGCATTTCCGCATCTTTTTCTGTGATTTCGTTTTGGATGGCACTTGGAATTGCTATATCACACCGAACTTCCCAAGGTTTTTTACCTTTAATAAAATCTACTCCGAATTTATCTGCGAAAGGTTTTACGATATCGGCATTACTTTCACGCAAAGTTTCCATATAAGGAATCATACTTTTCTTGATTCCATTTTTCATATGTATATATCCATCTGGTCCTGATATAGTAACCACTTTAGCACCCAGTTCTACTGCTTTTTGTACAACACCAAATGATACTTGACCAAATCCACTTACAGTAATCACCTTTCCCTTGATGTCTGTATGATGATTTTTAAGCATTTCTTCTGTGAAATATATTGTTCCATAACCAGTTGCTTCTTTTCTTCCGTGAATTCCACCCCAAGCAGGTGCTTTACCTGTAATAAGACCTGGTTCATATTTGCTATATAGTGCCTTATACTGACCGAACAAATACCCTATCTCTTTGTACCCAACCCCAATGTCACCTGCAGGTACATCCGTCTTGTGACCAAGGTGGTCGTGGAGTTTAGTCATAAACGACTGACAAAACCTCATAATCTCTAAATCGGTTTTTCCGTTTGGATCAAAGTCACTTCCTCCTTTTGCTCCTCCAATCTGAAGACCGGTTAAACTATTTTTGAAAGTTTGTTCAAATCCAAGAAACTTCATTGTTCCCAAATTAACACTTGGATGAAACCGCAATCCACCTTTATATGGTCCCAATACACTATTAAATTGAACACGATATCCACGATTAACATGAACATTTCCAATTTCATCAATCCAAGGTACACTGAATATAATTTGCTTTTCTGGTTCTGCCAAACGTTCAAGTAAATTTACTTTCTTGAATTCAGAATGTTTGTCTATAACAGAATGAAGACTTGAATATACTTCGTTTACTGCTTGAATGAATGTTGGTTCAGAGTGGTTTTTTGCTTCAACCTTTTTTATTACATCATCTACATATTTGCTCATAAAAATATATATGGATTTGTTACACAATTCCTTGAGAAATCATTGCATTTGCAACTTTTTGAAATCCTACAATATTAGCACCCATAACATAATTACCTTTATCGTTATAGGTTTCTGATGCTTCATATGATTTGTCGTGGATATTCTTCATGATATTTTGAAGTTTTTTATCCACTTTATCAAAACTCCAACTGTCACGCAAACTATTTTGTGACATTTCCAATCCACTAACTGCCACACCTCCTGCATTGGATGCTTTGCCTGGACCAAACGGAATATTGTTTTTATGAAATACTTCAACTGCGTCTGGTGTGCAGGGCATATTTGCTCCTTCTGCAACGGCAATTAAACCATCTCTTACGAGGAGTTCTGCGTGTTTTCTTTCTAGTTCATTTTGCGTTGCACACGGAAGTGCTATATCACATTTGATATCCCAAATGCTTCCTGTGTTGCTGAATATAGAGTCTTTATCGTATTTTACATATTCTTCTATACGTAAACGATTAGTTTCCTTGACGTCTTTCATTGCATCAAGTTTAAGACCAGTGGATGAATATACATATCCGTTTGAATCACTCATTGCTACAACAATACCACCGAGTTCTATAGTTTTTTCCATTGCATATATTGCTACATTACCTGATCCTGATATAATAACTTTCTTTTTATCAAAATCTGTATTAAGTTTTCCGAGCATTTCTTTCATAAAGTAACAAGTTCCGTATCCAGTTGCTTCTGTTCTTACTAAACTACCACCAAAATCAAGACCTTTACCCGTGAGAACTCCCACCACTTCGTTTTGTAAACGTTTGTAATGACCATATAAAAATCCAACTTCTCTTGCACCGACTCCAATATCACCGGCAGGAACATCGGTGAATTGACCTATATGCTTGCTTAATTCAACCATAAACGATTGACAAAACCTCATCACTTCATTGTCACTTTTTCCTTTTGGATCAAAGTCACTTCCACCTTTACCACCACCCATAGGAAGTCCGGTAAGAGAATTCTTGAATGTTTGTTCAAATCCAAGGAACTTAATGATACTGAGATTAACACTTGGATGAAAACGTAATCCACCTTTATACGGACCGATTGCACTATTAAATTGAACACGATATCCTCTATTTACATGAACTTTGTTGCTGTCATCCACCCAAGGAATTCTGAATGTAATTACTCGTTCTGGTTCAATTAACCTTTCAAGTAAACCCAAATCTTGGTATGTAGAATCGTTATCTACAACCGGTGACAACGTTTCAAGCACTTCTTTTACTGCTTGTCTAAATTCAAGTTGATGTCTATCCCTATCATCAACCAAATCGACCACACTCTCCGTATATGATTTATTCATGTCAATAAATATGATATATACACTGTTATTATAATCTTTTTCTCACAAAATACCTCTTGACTTATTATATAAAATCAACTACTATAATAGGTAACAATGAAATATTATATTAAAGATACAACACTCGTAGATTCTCCTGTTAAATTATTTGAATCTACTCAACACACCGTAGAATACCTAAAGACGGCCGTTAGCAGAAAAACAGGCATGAGTTATGAACAATATCTGACACACCTTGCAGATTTAGGACACTTTGGATACGATGAACGTGAAGTGTACGAAAGTATGCGTGATCATTTTGATATGGGTGTAATGCGAGGAAACAAATTCGTTCGTTGTAGTATATTTGAAGCAACCCACAATGCCGAAGGCAGTGATTAATTATGACAGAAACAATAACAGCTGGAGAAAAAAAACAAGTTAAAGAAAAGAAGTTCAACCGGTATGTGAGTTTTTCTCAATACTCAATGTACTATAAATGTCCACGTAGTTGGAAGCTTGCATACATAGACAACCTTCGTAAAAAAGAAAGTAACATACACTTGGTGTTTGGTACTTCTATACACGAAGTCATTCAAGATTATCTTGAAATGATGTATAATCAACCACACCTTGATGTCGATTCTATTGACTGGAAAGCAAAGTTGTTGCAAACTATGAATACCATTGCTGATGAAGAACGTAATCTCATTGATGGTAAACGATGCATGACCGATGACGAGTTTAACGAGTTCGTTGAAGATGGAAATCAATTACTTGATTACTTTCTCGATGACGAAGTTAGACGAAAATACTTTTCAAAGACCCGTCACACATTGACAGGAATTGAAACTTCTATTGATTTGGAAGTAAGAAAAAATGTAGGATACATTGGATTTCTTGACGTTGTTTTGTTTGATAAGATCAATCAAAAGTATAAGATAATCGACTTGAAGACTTCAACCCGAGGTTGGAACAAATGGCAAAAAGCAGATGAAAGTAAAACACATCAGTTGTTGTTATATAAGGTTTTCTATGCAAAAGAATTTGGTGTACCACTTGATAAAATTGATGTGGAGTTTATTATTCTAAAACGCAAGCACGATCCAGATGATCCGTGGAGTGGTGATCGGGTTCAACGATTTGTTCCTCCTCATGGAAATATGTCGTCAAAACAAGCTTGGTCAAGTTTTAATAACTTTCTAAATGAATCATTCACCAAAAGTGGTGAATATGATATGGAAAATCCGTTTCCCAAAACACCCGGTAAAGCAAAAAAGAATTGTCGTTGGTGTGAGTTTTCAAAGAAGTCTGGTGGTCCATGTGATGGAAAAGAAGGTGCATAAAAGTAAATTTAACTTATATTTATATACAGATAATGCTCAATTGAGATTATCTAGAATGCTCAATCGAGATTCAAACTAACTAACAAAATAAAAAAGGAATAGAAAATGGCTAAAGTAATTGGCATTGATTTAGGTACATCGAACAGTTGTGTTGCGGTGGTAGAAGCAGGAGAACCAAAAGTGATAACCAACTCAGAGGGATCAAGAACTACCCCAAGTATAGTTGGATTTGCAAAAGACGGACAGCGACTTGTAGGTCAGGCCGCAAAACGTCAAGCAATCACTAATCCAGAAAATACAATTTTTTCTGCGAAACGTCTTATAGGACGAAAATATAAAGAGATAAAGAAAGAAGTTAAAAATCTTCCTTATTCTGTTGTATCTGGTAAAAACGGAGATGCATACATCAAATGTAAAGATGGTGACGAAGAAAAGGAATATGCACCTGAGTTTATTGCAAGCATTGTGCTTGGTAAATTAAAAGCAGATGCAGAAGCATATCTTGGAGAAGAAGTAAAACAAGCAGTTATTACCGTACCTGCATACTTCAATGATTCTCAACGACAAGCAACAAAAGATGCGGGTGAAATCGCAGGACTAGAAGTATTGCGTATCGTTAACGAACCAACCGCTGCATCTCTTGCATATGGATTAGAAAAGAAAAATGAAGAAACTATTGCAGTTTACGACCTTGGTGGTGGAACATATGATGTATCTATTCTTGAAATAGGTGACGGAGTATTTGAAGTAAAGTCTACTAACGGTGATACACAATTGGGTGGTGACAATTGGGATGATACTCTGATTGACTATCTTGTATCTGAGTTTAAGAAAGAGTCGGGAATTGATTTACAGGAAGATGGACAAGCAATGCAACGTCTTAAAGAAGAAGCAGAAAAAGCAAAAGTTGCGTTATCATCAAGTGCGTCCACCACAATAAATCTTCCGTTTATTACGGCAGATGCAAGTGGACCAAAACACTTAAACATTGATGTTACTCGTAGCAAGTTTGAACAAATTTGTGATTCTTTATATCAACGAACAAAAGAACCTTTTGAAAAGTGCCTTGATGACGCAGGTATCACCATGAGTGATGTTAAAAACCTCATTCTTGTTGGTGGAATGACTCGTAGTCCCAAGGTTGTAGAAATTGCAAAAGAACTTGCAGGTGGTAACGATCCACACCAAGGAGTTAATCCAGATGAAGTAGTTGCACTGGGTGCAGCCATTCAAGGTGCGATTCTTGCAGGAGACGAGGGTGTAAGTGATGTTTTGTTGCTAGATGTAACTCCACTATCACTTGGAATCGAAACTGCTGGTGGTGTATCTACACCAATGATTGAACGCAACACCACAATTCCAACCAAGAAGTCCCAAATCTTTACAACCGCAGGTGACAATCAACCAGCAGTTGATATTGTGATTCTTCAAGGAGAACGAGCAATGTCTGCCGACAATAAGAATCTTGGTACATTCAAATTAGATGGAATTCAACCTGCACCAAGAGGAACTCCTCAAATTGAAGTTACCTTTGATATTGATGCAAATGGTATTCTTAATGTAAGTGCAACTGATAAAGGAACTGGTAAAGATCAAAAAATTACTATTAGTGATTCAAGTGGACTTGACAAAGACGAAGTTGAAAAAATGAAGGCAGATGCTGAAAAGTATGCTGATGAAGATAAAAAGAAGAAAGAAGGAATAGAACTTCGCAATCAAGTAGATTCAACTGTGTATCAGGTAGAAAAAATGTTGGAAGAAAACAAAGAAAAGGTTCCCGAAGCAGAAGCAACAGAAACAAATGAACTTCTTGAGGATGTTAAAAAGCAACTTGAAGATGCTTCTATTGATGTTGCTAAATTGCAAGAGTTGAATAAAACACTAATGGATCAAATTCAAAAGTTGACTCCACATATGCAAGCAGAACAAGAAGATGTTACACCTGATAACGAAGACTCACCTACAAAAAACAAAGAAGATGTAGTTGACGCAGACTTTGAGGTGGTTGATGAGGAGGCAAAGGAATCTTCTAAGTAATATATACATATATATCATATATATTTTAATAAAAGGTGGAAGGAAACTTCCACCTTTTTTTGTTTTTATAATAATTTGTTATATTTATTTACATGGGAAATGAAGTTGTTGTAACACGAATTAAGAAACGAGCTTACGAACTACGTCACAGAAGACGGGAAGGATTTGATGACAAGCATTTAGATTCAAAGTGTATTATACACGAAATAAAGTTTTTATTTCTGATGCTAAGTGAAACTGAGAAAAGTGATATATTAAATCAACCATGGCTAGATTAATAAATTACATATTTGATGTAGACGGAACTCTTACTCCAAGTAGATTAAAAATGGATAACGAGTTTGAAATTTTTTTTAGGAAATGGATTTCTGATAAAAATGTATATCTATTAACTGGATCTGATCACGATAAAACTATTGAACAAGTTGGCGTTGATGTATGGAGAGAAGTTACTGAATCTCATCAATGTGGTGGAAATGTAGTTTATAAACGTGGGGATTTGATTGAAGTGAGTAAATGGGAACCGTCTAAAAAGTTACTTGATAGATGCCAAGAACTTATAGATGATTCTTCGTATGAAATTCGCACACAGAACCACTTAGAGGTACGGGTTGGTCTTTTGAACATAAGTGTGGTGGGAAGGGATTGTACCCAGGAACAACGAGAAGCATATTATGAGTGGGATAAAGTAAACAAAGACAGAGAACACATTTGTAATGTATTAAATAAAGAATTTCCAAACCTAGAGTCAAGTGCAGGTGGTCAAATTAGCATTGATATTCATCAACGAGGAAGAAACAAATCTCAAATCCGTGGGAAAATAAAAGGAGATATTTGGTTTTTTGGTGATAAAACAATGGAAGGTGGAAACGATTATCCAATTGCAAATATACTTGAAGAACCTGATAAAGTTTTCCAAGTAGACGATTGGGAACATACATATAAGTTGTTAAAAGAGATTTAATTATGATAAAGGCAGTTTTGATAGACCTTGATCGTACTTTTTGGAACTTTGATAGTTGGTCCGGTAACGAAAAAACATTACAACAACTGCAACTTGGGTTATATCCAGAATCACTTGAATGTATTGACTTACTGAAAAAGAAAGGGTACTTAGTGGGATTTGCAAGTGCAAGTTATAAAAAAGAATTGTGTGAAAAATATATTCATATGTTATTTCCACCAAAGTATCTTGACTTTGTGTACATAGAGGCAACATATCCGTCAAAGAAAAATCACTTTAATTATGTATCAACCAAGTTTAATGTTGAGTTTGGTGATATGATATTAATTGATGATCTAAAAGCAATACTCAACGATGCGGTAAAAAGTGGTCTTAATATTGTTGATGTTTCAACAACAGGACTTTCAAAAGAAAAAATTAAACACTTACTATAATGGAAAAAATAACAAAAGGATTCACCTGTGGGGCAATGGACGTATTTCATGCGGGTCACGTGCTTATGATGGAAGACTGTAAACGACATTGCGATTATTTGATCGTAGGATTGCACACCAATCCACAATTAGATAGAGCAGACAAAAACAAACCAATTCAATCAGTTGTAGAACGATACATACAACTTCGTGGAAGTAAGTTCGTTGATGAAATTATTCCATACGAAACTGAATCAGATTTAATTGAAATTCTTAAAGGTATAAATTATGATGTTAGGTTTGTCGGTGACGATTGGAAAGATAAACCCTTTACAGGACATGATTTACCAGGACATTTGAATAAAGTGTTGTACAACTCTAGGCAACATGATTATAGCAGTTCTGCGTTGAGGCATAGAGTCACACAGGGTGAGACAAAAGAAAAGAAATCTAAACGTAAATAAAATATATATTATATTTATATTCAAATAAAGGTTATATTCACTTAATGCTGATGTGATATGAACTTTATTTACTTTATATGTCCCGAAACTCCACAACTTGCAAAATATTGCGAGGGGTTTTTTAATTATTTAACGTACGGATACAAAACATGGAGTCGTGATAGGTATATACAAACATCTCCTAAAGAAAAACAAGGCCAATCTAGATTGCCGATGCGGAAACACGTTCCTCAAATCGAAGAAATGAAAGCAGGAGATCCGGTTCTTGATAGAATTTATCAAAAGGTAATTACAAGTGATTGCTATGAACATTCTTATAGCAGACTTACTGATCTGGATATATATAAAAGTGAATTGATGGTGTTTATTACATCAAAGGACAAACCCGAACGACCTCCTGCTTATTTATATACCAAAACCAACTCAGTTGTTGTGTGGAAAGTGTCTAATATAAATAAACTAAGTAACAATAAATATCATCTTCTTGAATCACAAATTAGAAGATTGGCCAAACCCAAAGACTAATATATCAATCGTAGAGATTTTCTACAATTTCACCAAAATTTCTCATAATAATACCAGCACACGCATTTGCTTCGTTTTCTATATCACTTCCTGTTTGACCACTATCCACTTCAAGAACTCCAAGTTCATTTTGTTTTTGATGAACTAGTTCATGTGCTAAACTTCTGCATACATCTGGAAATGCTCTGCCTTTTGTATATATAGAAATCTCGTTTGTATTAGGATCGTAACAAGCAGCTGTCATGTTCTCGTGCCTCTGTGTTAAAAGTTTCACAGATACCTTTTCTTTTAATTGCAAAGCTTTTCTTGCAAACTTGATAAACTCATGAACATTATCTTTGTTCATTGCGACTTCGTTTAATGATTCTTTTGTATATTTCATATTCATTTCGTTTATATTTGCTCCACCTGTTCTGACAATTTCACGAAAGAACCAACGAGTCCACTCTCCGAGTTTGCCTGGTCCTTTTACTATATATAGTTTAAATGCTTCTGCAAATGCTTCTTCTGCATTTGTATTTCCGTAACTTGTAATGTGTTCAATTGGAATTTCTTTACCAGGACCAACCCATCTATCTGCTAATTTTGTTACAACTTCTTTTCTGTCTTCGGCTGAATAAACTCCTGTCATTTGCAATGCTTTGAACTTAGCTTTGGTCTCGGCGTTGTCTTCTTTTTTGTCAATGACTCTCAATCCTGCTTTTCTTTTGTGAAGTTTTTCTCCATATTGATTGAAATACTTTTCTACATAATCTTCTACATCTTTACGTTCAATAGATACTTTCTTGCTTTTGATTGTATCTTGCCAATGCTTCTTTGCATTAGATGGAACATTACGATACCAAAAACGATGACCAAGTTCGTGAGTGAATGTATCTTGGGTCATTCCACACCCGTACAACTTGAGCATATCTTTGTTCATATAATACTCACCATTAACCATATCGTTGCTATTATCTGATGTTAGACCGAAGTCTAAATCAACGGTTAATCCTTCTATGCACTTTCCGAATCCTGCTTTTTGAATTTTCTTTGACCAATGCTTGATTCCATTTACCAACTCCTTGAAACTTTTTTCACGACTTGCTTCACCTTGTTCTGTTCCACCTTTTCGTTTGAAGTTATGAATAACCAATTTAACGGGTCCTATTTGTGCTTGTTCAATTGGTTTCTCTCGTTCTTGATCACCTTCTATTGCGATGTATTGAAGAAGTGCTTTGATTCCCTCACGAAATTGTGATCTGTATCTTCTGATATTGGTTTCTCGTTCTTTAGCAAGTCTTTGTGGACTTACACGATGCTTTTTATCTATAAAGTCCCACATCTCTGGAAAGTTTCCACCAAGACCTGTAACTGCTCCCCAACATTTTTCACGAACTTCTTTTTCTTCCCAGGTTTCCATCTTCTTACCACTCGCACCTGTATGTTTATACTGCAAAAAGAATTTGTAAACCCATTGTTCAAAGTTTTCTTGGAATGTACCAAATGCTCTTCTTACTTTCTTAAAGTCTTTGATTGTTTGTGGGTCTTGACTATTATCACCAATTGATTTATATGCCTTTGTAAGAACTCTTAAATCCTTTGCCCACTTTTTTACAGAGCTGCTATCAACCTTCACTTTGCTTTCTGAAATGACTTCCGACAACTTTCCTTTTTGTATATACATATATAAACCTGCTAATCGTTTCTTAAACTTCTTGAGATATTTGCTATTGATGTATGTAAGAAAGTCTTTATCAAAGAACTCTACATCAATTGCCCAATCTTGAAATGCTTTGTAACTTTCTAATTTTTTCTTTTTAAAGTCAGCAAGAAATTCTGGACGATGTGCGAATCTGTCGGATAGATTTTTCCATACACGAATTATTTGAGATTGTCCTGCTTGGTAATATGCATTAAATTCTTCTGGTGTGTTGTAGTATCCTTCTATATCTTGTGTATCTAAGTACTTGGCACTTGTTTTTCCTAAACCACGACTACGATACCTTAAATGATCAAGAAAGTGTATGTATTCGTGAATGAATGTATCTTTATCAAGACGAGTATCCATATACTTGCCATTGTAATCACCAAGTAGATTAGCATTTACAATTACACCTTTAAATGATATTCCACCCACTTTCAAACTTTTGTTTGTAAAACCACCTGCGATTGTTACTCCACCACGTGATGTACTTTTTGTTGGAATGAAAAATAATACTACCTCACTTAAAGAAGGAAAGTTTTTGTCTATGTCTGTTCCTCTAAGAGCAACACCTTTCCATTGTGTAAGTGGTATAAATGGTTTGTTGACTATACTATTCTCACCCTCACCTTCAATTTTATCTTTATGTTTAGTTAAAAATCGCACCACTTTATCATATGCTTTCTCGGCAATACCTGTGTAATACATATCTTGCTCTACATTTGCTTCTTTAATATGGGTGCTATTCATCAAGTATAAATATATACAATGTTATTAAATTGACTATTTTAGTCATATCTGACATACTAACATAATGTCTGCTAATGTGAAACCTTTTTTTGAAGACACCACAATACCACATCTTAATTCAATTGTTAATGGTGATTGTTATGAACTTTGTAAAGAACTTCCACCAAATTCCATTGATTGTGTGATTACATCACCACCTTATTTTCAACAAAGAGATTATGGAAGTAGTGTCGGAGAAGAAGAAACAATAGACGAATATATATACTCGTTAACCAAGGTTGTAAAAGAACTTGTAAGAGTTGTTAAACCAACTGGCAGTATTCTGTATAATGTCGGTGACAAGTATCTACCCAACGATGGACTTCAACTTATTCCATATAAGTTTGCGGAACACATTAAAAATGAACTTAATTTATATTTGGTGAATGTTATTCAATGGCATAAAACGAATCCAACACCTCATCAATGTAAAACAAGACTTGTTAATTCTACCGAACCTTTCTTTCACTTTACATTAGAAAAAAGTTATTACTATAACAAAGATGACTTTGAAAAAACTGATATTGATTTAAGTTGCAATCGTTCTGATACAAAAGGATTAAAATATCTTGATATGTTGAGTGAATCCACTTTATCTGATTCTGAAAAGATATTTGCTGAACAAGAAATCAATAAAGTTATCAATGAATATAGACAAGGTGAATTGTATGACTTTCGTATAAAGATTCGTGGTGTTCACGCACCTGCGTATGGTGGTCAACAAGGTGGAAGAACAAACCAATTAAAGAACCAAGGATTCACCATCATTCGTATGCACGGACAAAAAATGAAAACAGACGTACTAAGTCACGCAGTTGGCAATCACAAAAATACAAATCATTCTGCGATGTATCCAAGTTCTTTGATTGAAAGAATTATTCCGTTGGTATGTCCTGAGAATGGAATTATACTTGATCCGTATATGGGAAGTGGAAGTACTGCAATTGCTTCTATGCATACCAATAGAAACTTTATTGGATTTGAACTTAATTCTGATTATTGTGATTTAGCAAATAATCGAATAAAAAAGAACCAATCCTAAAATTGGTTCTTTAATATAACCTTTGGTTTTTGTATTACTCGTTACCGGTTAGAATATACCAAACCTGTAAGCAAATAATAAAACTAAATGCAACTATTCCACCAAGTAGTTCATAAACTGCGTATAACCTACTTTTTAGATTCTTATTCATAGTGTTTGAACAATTTGTGCAATGGTTGATGCAAATGTAATTTCTTTATCAACAACTAAACTATCGTGGTAAGTTTGCTGATCAAGCATAATAACAATGTTTGCACTTTTACCGGGAGCATACTCATCTACATTATCAAACAAAAACTTGTAAACATCTGTGAAGTCATTTATTTTTTCATTTGCAATAAGTTGACGAGCCGTTAACCATGCATTCTTTTTGTCTTTACTTGCATTCTTTAGAATGTCCAACAACTTTAACTTATAGTCACCTTCAATAAGGTCTTCTTTGATAATCTCAAGAGTACCATGAATGCTATTCTGTTGAGCATTGTTAATTACCTTACGAATATCAGGATAACCTTTGTTTACAATCAATGCAATATCATCTGGTTGTGCTTTGATTTCTTGTTTAGCAAGAATCTTGGCAAGATGAATTGCGACATCTTTACGATTAGGAGGAACGATGTTGAATGTTTGACAACGACTGACAATCGGTTCAATAATCTTTTCGTGGTAATTACAAGTAAGAATAAAACGAGTAGTCATACTAAACTGCTCCATTAAATTTCTTAAAGCAGCCTGAGCATTACCTGTGAGAAAGTCACACTCGTCAAGCAATACGACTTTAAGATCATTGAATCCCATACTGCTTGCGAACGACTTAATCTTGGTACGCACGGTATCAACATTGTTTTCGTCACTTGCATTGATATACAAATGATCACACGGAATCTGCTTTGTAATCAACTTACCAAGTGTGGTTTTACCTGTACCTGCTTTTCCATACAAAAGCAAATGTGGAATGTCACGTGACTCAATCCACGAAGCAGCTCGTTTCTTTAAAGGTTCGTTTCCAATATAATCAGAAAGGTCTTTGGGTCGATATTTCTCGACCCAAAGACTATTTTCCGATTCAACTGGAGACTTTGTTGCTTCTTCTAAAAAATTCATTAATCGGTTGTTTGAATTTCAACCAAGTAATAACTGCTACGGAAGTCACCGACTTCAAACTCAATGCTTGCAATTCCCTTGGAACTGACATTGAGAACGCTCTTTTCAGAGTCACTATTTGCATTAAGAATTTCCTTGAAATACTTCGAGGAAAAACTAATGGGGTCTGTGAGAGTGCTTGACCCTTCGTTAATCGCACTTAAAGAAACACGATTACTATTGATTGTGGAATAACCAATTACCAACTGAATTCCGTCTTTTGAAGGAACAATGGTAAATGTATCACAATCACTTAATGCACTTGCAGAACGAACAAACTTCTTCGCGAAGTCGTTGCTGAAAGGAATTTGCAGATCATATTCTGGTAAATCCTTCAATGCAGGAACATTAGGAATTACTGCTAAGTCAGCAAGCATGAAGTTTACACTTGTTGTATCGTCTGATACACTAACACTAACGTTCTTTTCGTTTTTCTCAACGACTTCAACATTAATGTCATCACCAACAACTGCTAAAAGTTGCTTTAACTTTGCAGTATCATAAACACCAATTTCACCTTCACCGAGTTCAAAGTCTTTTGTAGAAACTTTGCCGAGAACACTTTTGTCATCGGTAATGAAGGTGGTTTCGCAAACGTTGTCTCCGTTGGTATTCCATTTAACTGATTCCACGTTACCATTAAGGTTGTAACGAGAAATGAATTGTAGTACTTTATCTTTTTTCATAGTTTATATAATATTATTTTAATTGTTATTTGTCAATGTTTTTGTTATTCATCGGGGTTTTCCAAAATCTTTTCGTAATTGTACTCGTTTTTCTTTTTTGCACAATTGGTTACAAGTTCTTGTACATAGGATGAAAGTAGTTCTTGTGATACGGTATCTATATTTTTTTCTGTTTTTATCATATCTAAAAATGCGTCATTAACTTCAAATAACATATCAGGAACACCTTGTTCGGTTTGTGTTATATCGATCACTTCTATGTGAGGTTCTTTGCTTTTTTTATGATATGCATCCATCTGTGATCATACTCCTAAGTTGTGCAGGTATCATCTCCACCTTTTCATTTTTTGTATTATTCAGAACAAGAGAGTGGTTTTTGATTTCTGCGTTCATAAAACTGTCTATATCAAAAAAGTGAATAATATTCTTATATGATATTTCTAATATTCTATCGGAAGACTTCATACTCTTAATGTCATGTAACTTATGCTCATACATTTGATTTCTAATCATAATAACGTGACACTCGGTTATTGCAGAATACAACCCGTAGAACTTTTTTTCTTTTTTGAGATCAAACATAGAAGAAAACCTAGATGCGTATTTTTTGTAACGATCATCTTGTTCTTCTTCTATATCAAATAAGTCTTCGTAAAACATTTTTAATTTTTATATATGTATATATTATATTATATATGTATATATAGGTCAAGCACTATTTCAATAATTGATCTGGATTGAGTGGAATTAAATCATTAACAACGAACTCTCCGTCTTTGCGAATAAGTTCATCATCAAAGTAAATTTCACCTCCACCATAGTCTGGTCGTTGAATCTTGACCATATCCCAATGAACCTGTGAATCATTTCCATTGCTTGCATCGTCATAGCATTGACCAGGTGTAAAGTGAAAACTTCCACCAATCTTTTCATCAAATAGAATATCACGCATTGGATGTGTAACATATGGATTGAATCCAATAGCAAACTCACCAATGTATCTTGCTCCGGCATCACTATCAAGAATTTCGTTTAGTGCCTCGGTGCTTGCATCACTATTTGCGGTTGCGTCCACAATTTTTCCATTCTTGAATTCCAACCGAATTCCATCAAAGTCTGTTCCACGATAAATTGTCGGAGCATTAAACTGAATGTGTCCCTGGACACTATCCTTGATTGGACAACTGAATACTTCTCCATCCGGAATGTTATGAGTTCCACCACAAGCAACTGCACCTATATCTTTAATAGAGAAACGCAAATCTGTATCATCACCTTTAATGTGAATTTTATCTGCGTTTTGCATTCTTGTTTGAAGGTTACTCATACCCGGATTAAACTTGGCATAATCAAATGTACATACATCAAAGTAAAAGTTCTCAAATGCTTCGGTACTCATATTTGCTTGCTGTGCCATTGCAGGAGTAGGCCATCTTAGAATACACCACTTGGTTTGATTTACACGATAATCAAGATAAGGTTTGGTGATCTTGGACATCATTGTTTTGATGTCTGCATCTACATCACTTGTTTCGTATATATTATGAGAACCTGCGATAGCAATATAAGCATCCATTTCTTGAATCTTAGGCATACTAAACTTCATAAAAATTTCCATTTGCTCTTTGGTTGCGTGAAGCATCACCTCACGACCTATACGACTTTGTGATGTTTGTACAAAAGGTATTCCTCCATATTCACGAACTGCACGAACGAGTGCAATCGTCATATTTTCCGGCACTTCTGTGTTGTCTATTAATACCTTTTCTCCTTTCTGTAAAGACACACTATGTCTTACAAGAAGGTCTGCTAATTTTGTATAGTTCTGTTCCATAATGTTTTATATTTTATATATTTATATATGTATATACAAGTTAAAATGCAAAGAATTCTTTGCTTTTATTTTTATCACTTGCTTGTGTAGGACTTTCCGCATCATTTACTCGTGTTTTAGCAATAATAGCATAATCCTTTTCTTTTTCAATTCCAATATATTTTCTATCAAGCATTTTAGCCGCAATACAAGTTGTTCCACTTCCAACAAACGGATCAACGACCACATCATTCTCACGACTTCCAAGTGTTATCAAGTAACTCATTAGTTCAATCGGTTTAACGGTTGGATGAACATTTTGTTTTTCCGTGACAAATCTACCAGTAACATCGTTATCGATTTTGCTATTGCTCATATCTTCTGCATTTCTTCTTCCTGGCATTGAAGAACTTTTCTTTTTAGGAAGATGTTCAAGACCTTTGTTTTTTTCTGCTTTGCTTGCTTTTGCAACAATCATAAAAGGAAAAGTCTTTTGAACACTTTCGGGTAATTTATGTATTTGTGATTTCCACCAAGAATCCAAATCGTAAAAACGAGAAAACGATCCTTCGTCTCCGTAAGTTCTTCCGGCAGGTTTACCTGTGCTTTCTTGCCAAATACCACCAGATGCACTTCCACTATCTGTGTGTTTTCCTTTGCTTCGTTTTACTCCATCATTAAGTACATCATCTTGTACAATTAAGTTAGCTGCGAATCTTCCGTCTGGTATAGCAGATTCATCGTATTCTATTTTTTCGTTTCCTGTTTGATAAAAAGATTCAGCATTACTACCAGTTCTATTGCCACTATACGAACCACCTTTCAAAAGTCTACAATCTTTTTCGTAAGGAATTCTGCAATCATCTAACCAAGTAATTCCTTTACCATTTTTCATTGCTTGCTCAATCGTGGTTTTTTCTGTAATTGGTTTCATTGCAACAAGTACAACTTCTACCGCAGGTTTTGGTTGGTAACCTACATAAGAACCTTCAAGTGCGTTTGCTTCATCGGATGCAGGTTCAGTTATTTCTTTCACGGACATATCATTATAGTCCGACCGATTTTCAGATTCTCTCCAATTTGTATTTATTGCAGATGATGAACGGGATTTCCCATCATACTTTGAACGTGGGTCTATTGTTCCTGTTATCTTTCGTGTCTTTCCAAGTTTTTTATCAACTGCTTTTCCAACATTTGTTGCTTTTGGAAATCCCGTTGCGTATGTCCAATAAATCGGAGTGAATCCAATATTGAATCCTGCGTCTTCTAAACGAACCATCATACGACTTTGTACATCTGAACGTGGTGCTGACATAACAAAGCAGAATCCTCCTGGTTTCAAAACTCGTAAACACTCTTGCCAAATTTCTAATGCAGGAACTGCTTTGTCCCAATCACGATTCATAAACGAGTATCCATAAGGTGGGTCTGTACACACCAAGTCTACCGATTCATCCTCAAGTTTCTTGAGGACTTTTAAACTATCTCCATTGATTATCTTATTCATTAAAGTCAAAAAATTTATTTGATTGTACACGCAAGTCATCAAGTGAGCAATAGTCAGGAACTTCATACTCTCCTTCTTTGCGGAATACCATAACGTATTCGTGTATCTTGCTTGTGTATCTTTTGCTTGCTACCTTACCTGCTTGCAACGGAGCAAATGGACTGATGTTCTTCATTATGATTGTATCGTGGTGAATCAACTTCTCTTTGGTAAACAAAGAAATCAAGTCAGAATGAAACGAACGAAATCCACTACCTTTGGGACATCTCCAATCACCGACAACCCATACACAGAATGCTCCTGGTTTCAGTACACGATTAATGTGGTATCCACAATAACCGATTTGCTTCAAAAACTTTTCGTAAGTTTCGCAATCACTTAATTGATTTTTCGTACTTTCATACTCTTCAAGATTATGATACGGAGGACAAGTAAACACCAGATCAGCAGTTTCATTTTGTGTGTGAAGCATTTCTGTTCCATCACAATTAAAAAGTTTAGGCGATACCCCCAACTTTTTAAAATGCTCCGTAACTCGTTTATATGTCGTTGGAGAAATTTCGTAACCTTCGTATTGCCTTTCCATCTTGGATGCCACTACCGCACGGGTAGCACGACCTGCGAAGGGGTCTACAACCACACTTCCCTTCATGCTCCAGTAACGAAGTATCTGCTCTGCTACTCCTGCGTGGAACTCACTAAACTTTAATCCAGGAAGATACTTGGCATCATCACTTCGTCTGCTTTCGTTTTCTCCGTCATCAAGATATGCTTCTTTCCAAGATGCCTTCGACTCTTTGGTTGGTTCAAGAATACTCATAGGCAACCAACCGAATTGCTCATCGATTCGACAATCGTTTCTAATGGGTAATACTTGTTTATATACCTTCATTAAAAGGAGAAGAACTTCTGGGCAGTTGCAAGATTCTCACTTGCAAAGTCCCAATTAAGTGCTTGGTAAAAATCACGGAGTTTTCCTTCAAGTTCTCGCTCAAACAACTTGTCCTTATCCGCATACTTCTCAATAAACTCCATAAGTTCAGGTGGGTCTTCGTATCCACGAAACGCAAGAGCATCTAAACCAAGTTCATTGTTCTTTAAATAAATCCACTTTATCTTTTCTCCGTTACGAATAGGTTCTGCTTGAATCTTAAACTTCTTGATAAACTGATTATGAATAATACTTGCTTTAACGTGAGCAGGTGTACTCTTCGCACACTCACCAACAACCGCACCTTTATCCATCATCTTTAAATACTTGGTTACATTTTTAACTGCACTTGTTTTTGCGATGTCTTGAACCGACTCATTTTTGACTTGTCGTTTAAGAGCAACGATTTTGTCATCAATTTCTTGTTTTGGAACATCCTTCAAAATGTCTTTAAGAATCTCTGTCATAAACGCACGGAATCGTGTGGGGTAACTACTACGCACCACATCAAGACCTTTAACTTCCAATTCATCACAAGTAACACCGTTGTTGTTGATAATCCATTGTGCATATCGTTTCTTTGCCAACCAAATACTTGCTTTGGAAATAACTTCTTGTTTAATGTCATAACGATGTTCTTCAATATTAAAGAAACGTTTTGCCATCACATCATAACTTTTGTTGATAAAATTCTGTACATTACCTGCGACCTCTAAAATAGCAGCTGCCATTTCATCATCATTCTTTACATCAACATTGGGCATTGTTTTTTCTACGATAGGCAATGCTGAAAAGAATACCGAGTCGGTATCAATGTAAATACAATGATCTTCGGTATCACCGAGAGTTTTATTGTAATAGTGATTCGCAATCTTGCGACTGAACTTAATCACGGACACACCGGTGGTTGTAACTGCTTCTGCATTATCTACATCGTAAAAACGAAAGATAGGCAAACCGAGAACACCATACAAAGAATTAAGAAGAATCTTTTGTACGTGTTGTCTTCTTTTATAGAACACATACTTGGCGTCGTCACCTGCGTTACCATATTCTTTCATTTTATCTTTGAATTCAACTCGTTGATTAAACCATTGCTCAAGAATCGCAGGAATAAGTCCTACTTTTTCTTTGGTATACATTACACCATTGCTACTAATAGCAAGATTGTTTTCCTTCAAAAATGTTTTGAATTCATCTGCTGAATATACATCTCCACGAAACCCAACTTCGGTTTGTTCGCCATCACAGAAATCTTCGGGACTCCAATTATCAACGACACCCACTTTAGTTTCAGGAGAAATATTCGTGGACATAATGATAGAAGGATACAGAGATGTCAAATCCAAATCAAACACCCACTTGTATTTACCTGGTGTAGGAGCAGCCACATACGCACCACTAAACTTTTTTGATCCATCACCTTTAATCTCATTGAATTTGTCGCGACCATCTGGATCTTTATTTGGAGCAACAAGATTGTGTCTGCGTAAATATGTAAGCAACGCACCCTCAAGATAACGAGACGAAAACAAAATATCTTCATAAGGAACATGACCGACATGACAAATGCTACGAGTCAACTCGATGAGCTCCATCTTTTTGTCAATCTCCACAACAATCTTTACGTCATTCAAATTGTATTCAATAAACTTCTCGATGTCCGAGGAAAATAGATCATCAAGATTACCTTCATATTCAATTTTTCCTATACCAACTTCTTTGCGACCAATTGAATCGAGACGATAACTTGGTTCAACTGAGTATGTAAAGTTTTTGTACAACACAAGATAATCCAAGCAACTAACACCTGCAATCACGATTCGTTTCTTGAATGGATGAAAGTATGCGTGGCCAATCGGACTCAAACGATTTGCTTCTTCTTGTCCTAACACTCTTGCAAGTCTGCGATACAAATAAGGAACGTCAAATCCATCAATGTTCCAACCTGTTAATATTGTCGGACTAATCTCTTGATAAAAATCAAGAAAATGAGAAAGTAATGCTCGTTCATTATCATAAGAATAAACTGATACGTCATCATTAGAGTAATTGGTGATCTTGTCTTCTTTATCAAGAATCAACACCACATAATTATTGGTGCAACTATCGTGCCACGCAATAGCAGTAACGGGATTGTTTGCTTTTTCTGTATCAGGTAAATCACCTTCCATACTCACCTCAATATCAAAATTCATAACGCAATGACCGGTGCTTGGTTCATCATCGTCTTCGTACAAATCAATTAGATTACGAGTTTCAATCGGCACATCCGATTCAAACAGACCTGTATCTTCATACCTATACTTTGTTACCTTTTCTAACTTGTCACCATACATACTGCGATACATTCCGTTCGGAGACTTTTTGTATGCGTATGGTTTATTCTTGAATGTTACGAGACCTTTTTTATCGTCCCACAGATAGACCGTATGATCTTTTTTATTTACGAATATGTTTTGATACATTGAATATTATAGTATCGCAATTTATATAAAAAGTCAAGCACCGGTGCTTCCGAATCCACCTTTTCCACGATCAGTCTCTGACAACTCTTCTACAATTTCAAATTCAACTTTGTGAGTTTCTGCAATTACAAGTTGTGCAATCCGTTCACCTTTTGTATAAATTTTGTCCATATTAACTTTAGTGAGCAATGGAATAGTTGCTTGGTCTCCAAGAATTCTTGCTTGAATGTCTTCGGGTTGTGTGATGTACTTGAATCGCACAAGCAACTCTCCACGATAACCACAATCAATCAATCCAACTGAATTTGCAAGCATTAGATTTTTGTTGCTGATACTGCTTCTTGGGAAAATATTAGTATGATAAACTTTATCGTCAACACACGGTTCTATATATAAATCTGTGTGATACTGAATGTAATCTATTCTTGACCATGCTTTTGCTTCTTCATTGTATTCACCCGAAATTGCTGGATGTGATGATGCGACTAAATCATATCCTACATCATATTGCGTTAAATTTTTTGGTACAATACTTCCGGTATTTTTTATCTTAATTTTCATTCAGATATAATATCGCATCTTCAAAGGTATTGACAACCTTAATATCATTTTCTTTTGCTTCGTGTTCAAGCAGATGTCTCCAAAACTTAATGGTTGGCCACATATGATTTTGATTTATTTCCACCAGATTTTGTTTATGTCGTTCTTCATCAATGGTAACAAGAACATTAGGTTTAATAGGCCATTCCCAAAAACTTCTTGCACTCCACACTTCTGGTATGCTCAAAATTGTATCATTGTTTTTTAACCAAGATTCCAAAACTTTCCAGGAATCTTGTGAAAAAGAAACTGCAACTTGATGTTCTTCAATGTGTGGACACGCATAAATCTTATCAGAGAATTCTTTTTTATCAAAGTGATTTGGCCAACCTATTTTGTTTGCTATGATTTCATCGCAATCTGCAAATCCAAGTGATTTGCTATGATAAGTTTTTCCTGAATGCCTAACTGCTGATATTATCTTCATTTGAATAATATTTTTGAATGAGTTTTACAAGGACGTCTCCGTGGCAAGGTTTGGGTTTACACCAACAACCGAGTATTTTTCCTCTAAGTGTTTTAAGTTCATCAATGAGTTGAGGTTGATCTTCGATCCATTCTTCATAATTTTGAATTGCATCTGATTTACTTGCAACACGGAACTTTGCAAGAGTTTTATCTTTTGACGAAAACGGATTACCCCATATAGAAGGTCTTCCGATGTAGACATCATATTCTGATTTCTTGCAATGGACTACTTTAGTTGTATTTGTGTTTATTTCTAAGTTAGAATAAAATGATAAATTAACTTTTGGTTGTGTCATCCAAATCTATATCTGTATCTTTATCAATGTCTTCTATATTGGAAAATAATTCGTTAACAAAGTCAAATTCTAACTGCTGGTTCTGAAACTCGGGTTGATTTACCTCAGAGTAATTTACATCAGTTGAATGATTTTCTTCGTTTACGAATTCAAGGTGACCATCAAAGTGGAAACCTGATCCTCTTAAAAACAACTCAAACGCATTTAATACGTCACCTAAAGTTTCGTCTGTGGTGGTGTGTCGTGTTCTTGATACAAGTTCACCCTCAGTATCTCTCCATGTGTAATCAAATGTAAATTTTGCTGTATTGTCTATTTTCATATATACATAAATATATACGAGTTACACCCAAACGTAAAGTCTTATTTTTTTAAATTGGTATTAATAGTCGATGCTTTGATTATAACTTGTAGATATAGTTGTAAAAAAGCAATGCTTAACCAATTTAAAAAAGTGTATTCAATGTTCATTAAAAATGCAGTATTAACTGCCCACATAAAACCTAGAGGTAGTGTAATTAATCCGAGAATTCCTGCTAGAAACGCAGTTAACTTCTCTGTTTCTATTTCCATAGTTAGCTTCTAATTTGACAAATTTTTTCGTGAAGTATTTTGACGTCGTCAGTTGTCATTCCAAATATTGCTTCAACACCTTCAACCATTTTATCAAATGAAACGATTGTTCCTGCTTCTACTGGATCAGCCTCAGATTCTACAATTTCGTACTTTAAGTCAAGTGTATCATCTTGTACTTCTTCAAGTTTACACAATGTCATATGCTCATATAATGCGACAAAGTCATCTACGGAGCAAGTTGTTAAAAAGTCTAAAGACTCTTGTTCAATTCTATTTTCTTCGGAATTCATTTTATATTATTGATTTAAGGTTATGTATATGTATAAATATATATTATATTTTGAAAATGTCAATTCTTTTTCCATATCCAAATGGGTTCTGCGAATGCAACATTCTTTGTTTCTTCGGTAATTGTTTTTAGGTCTTCTGAAAAATATTCACTTTTTGCATTACCTGCTCCACCAGAGTTGAATCGTTTTGTCATTTCCATTCCGATACAACCTTGGTATTGTAATCCACATGATTTAATAAAGTCGTTCATTGGATTAGTAATTTCTACATAGTCGTTGATTGGTGCGTTAAATACGTCTGCGATATTGACTGCAAGAATTCCACCAGACTTTAATGTGGGAATAAGTTTCTGAATAGTTGCGTGTAAAAAATTAACATTCCAATCATCTATCTTTTTGTAACGAACCCACGATTGAGTATCATCTTCCGAATACTTCTCTGTGTTAAAATACGGTGGACTTGTAAAAATTGTATCAAAGAAATTTTCGTATTTAGAATAATCCACATCTTCTGCTGGACTATCAATCAATTCAACTTCTCTGTTTTGTTCAAAGAAGGTGGAATACTTTTTGTAGAACTCAACTTGCTTTTGATAATTGGGGTGATTGTTGCTATTGGGATCAATACCCACATAATGTTCGGTAGTTTCACCTGTATAAAATCCTGCTAATCTATCACCCCATCCTGCACTAAAGTCTAATACATTTCTGCTTTTAAAGTGATCGTAAAATGCTTTTGCTACTGCCGGTTTGAATTGTGATGCGACATACTTACGAAGAGTTGTAGCAACACGCAGAGTATTAACATCAACACGATTAAGAACTTTATCTAATGTCCAATAAGCACGAACGATTGTTTTGATTCCTTTAACCGTTTGCCATGTCTTCCACCCACTTGGTGTTCGTGTCCAATCTACTTTCCAACGATTTTCCACATGAAACGGGTTGGAAGCATTGTTACCCGAGTTGTTTCTTTTCAATAGAAACTGAGAATCTTTGTAGTTTAAATGATAGTTGCTTTTTCTTTCGTTGCGAGGAAACCACTTCTTTTCAACGAGAACATCGTTGTGCTTGATTCCTTTTAACTTGTTTAAACTATCAAGAGTTTGTTTATCACTTATCTCTGGCAACGGAGCTGAATAAGTGTGCAATGCTTTTGCTAATTCTTCTACGACATCTTCTTTCTCATATCTTTGCATGATGTCTTTCCATTCATCTTCTTCAATAAGAAGATACGGTTTCATATCGTAGAACTTTTTGAATTGTTCTTTTAGTTGGTTATTCATAAACCAAAACAAAATTTAATTGTCAACTTGCTTGGTCCGATGTGGGAGTTATATCTGTTTCAGTAAGTTCGGTTTCAGTTAACTCTTCAGGTTCGGGATTGGATTGTGATATCACTGTTTCTCCAAAACTTCCTGACGAATTTTTATCTACATTCTGTTGTGCTTTTTTCAACTTGTTTTCATTATGAATTTTAAGTTGCTCACCTATATAGTCATCCACTTCGTCATTAGTTCCACCCGGCATTCCGTTTACACTTTCTCCGTTGGCTGCTCTGAGTATTGCTTGCTGAGACAGACCGTCAGAAGTTTGTGCTCGTTTATTCATTTCAGGATAACTATCTCCATATCTAGTTCTGTCAACAACCAAAGTTTCTTCTGCTTTTTGCTTTGGTTTTAGGTCATTTGTAACTTTTTCTGAGTTTACTATTTGAACATTTGTTTGTTCTACCACGAGATTTGATATAGGATTTGGTTCAGTTGGTTTGTTTTCGGTCGGTTTTGGTTGTTCTTTATTTTTACCAAGCAACTTTTCTATGCTTTCCTCAGATACATCTTCACCTGATGTGTTTGTGTTCGATTTGGTGATATTGTCGGATGTGACAGTTAGTGTGTCAAATTCTTCTCCACCACGAATTCGTTCGGGGGTAGATTGTGCTAGTTTCTTTTGAAACATGGATAGCAATCCACTTGTATCACTAACAGATTTTTCGTATTTTTCTTTATCCTGTTCGTGATTTTTTTCAAAGTGCTTCATAGCATCATCTTCTCTAGCACCTTTGGGTTGTGCTTTTTTTTGAGCAATATTCTCAAAGTTTTGGTCTAAGTTTTCAAATGACATAGTTTATATAAATATATATACAATGTGTTTTAGTTGAACTAATTTACTTTTTCGAATAACAAGGTGGGTCTTCCAATTTCACCTTCTACTTTACCTGCAGTTTTAATTGTACCGTTTTCTAGTGCTTTTTTTACTCTAAATCTCAGGGTAATTGGTACTGCGGTTGGGTGTTCTCGTTCCAAATCTGCAATAGAGAATTGACCTGTTGGCCAGTTCACTATTAACTTTTTCTTGGATACGGAGACGTTTGTTTCAACATTTAAATTTTGTTTTACTTGATCTTCTTTTGTCATATTAATTCCGTTTCTATGATTGTTTTGATTCTTCTACCGATGCTTTACGATACTCTGTTGCCAGTTTCTTAATTTCTCCGATTGCTTTTCTCGCTCGGGTACCAGCTGCTTTTGTTCCAGTTTCTGCGTTTTGCGTGTGATTATCATCAAATGCTTCATACAAAGCCTTGATTTGGTCATATAGTTCTTGTGATTTGCTCATAGTTTTTATGTTTAGGGTTATTCCGTTTGTTAAATAATATTATATTATAGTGTTTACAGGTTTGATGCAAGTCTTTTTTTATGCAAAGAAGATTGTATACGAATCATCATCTGTGGTAATAGACATATGATTGTATATCCAATTTTCAGTTTGTGAGGTTTTAATGAAGTTTGCATATGCTTCTTCTGTTTTTTCAATTTTGAAAAACTTTCCCGATACTTCATTTGTCTCGTACTTGCTAATAAATTGCTTGAGATCAATTGCATTCGGATTTTCCGTGAGGAAACCTTCCGTGAATCGTGAAACTGATTCTGTGTTTTGGTTGTAGTGAGTTATTATACTCTCACGACAACTGCACTCAGGATCAACCGAAAAACTCAATGCATTGTCTGTCATATCAGGAAATGAATCAATGTATTGGTTCATATACAACTCAGATGTCAATATCAACTCAAGTATCAAATTGCTTCCGTAAGAATTTATATTATTTGATTTCATATAATTAACTTATCTCAAAAATATTTTATAGTCAACATTTTTATACTTGTAATTTATTTTGTTTATATTATTATATAAACAATGTATCAATATGTAAGTTCATCTGAAAATTTAGTTCTTTTATTGACTCATTACTGGACTCCTCTGAATGTGACATCTGTCAAAGAGGGTTTAAAGAAATTGATGGGTGCTAAAGAACGATTTCATAAAACACGGCCAAAGGTTGTAGCTGTTGCTAGTGATGGAAATACGTGTGATTGGGATACTTGGTTGGAATATAAACATGGATTTTATTCCGAACAACCATTTATTCGTTCAGTTAATCATGTTATACCAGTTCCCACTATATTGCTCACAACTGCAAACTTCACATATAATGCGAAACGGAAACCATCATTAAAGTATTTGTACAAGAAATATGAAGGATTGTGTCAAATATGTGGAAACCACTTTCCTCAAAATCAACTAACTATTGAACACATCAAACCAAAAAGTAAAGGTGGTGACAACGATTATTTCAATTTAACACTAACCTGTGTAAAGTGTAACTCTCGCAAAGGAAGTATATTTCCTTATTATGATTTTAAAGGAGAGATTCTTAAAGCAGAACCACCAAAACCTTTTTATGAAGTTGGAAATGTTATACGAGAAGAATGGAAACCATTTCTTTTTAAAAATTCTTCTTTTTAATTGTTGACATTTCTTATAAAAACAAGTATAGTAAAATCATAGTTAAAACTTCCTGTGTAGTTAACATAGGCACAACGTCCAATTAGGGGTGTCCAAACCATTTTAATGAGAGGGGCAAATGTTTTATTTCACGCATCGGTGGCTCGAATGGCTAGGCAAGGGACTGCAAATCCCTATCATGCAGGTTCGAGTCCTGTCCGATGCTCCATATCAATTTTATGCCACTTTAGCTCAGATGGTAGAGCACCTCACTTGTAATGAGGATGTCGTCAGTTCGATCCTGACAAGTGGCTCCACCTTTTCTCCTCATCGTCTAGCCAGGTTAGGACACATGGTTTTCATCCATGCAACCGGAGTTCGAATCTCCGTGAGGAGGCCAGTTTGGGAGAGGTGACAGAGTGGTTTAATGTGCAACATTGGAAATGTTGTGTTGTGTAATGCAACCTCAGGTTCGAATTCTGTCCTCTCCTCCAGTTTTTATCATATAGTTATATTTATATATTCACATGGAAATACCACAACTAAAAAAACTCATTCAAACTTGTATATCTGAACTTCTTTCGGAAGAGGGTGGTTTTAAATATAATGTTGCAAGTTTGAGTCTAGATAAAGCACGAGATTATGCTGAATCTGAATTTACTAACGCAGGTAAAACGTTAAATGAAGTTATTCCCGAGTTTGATAAAAACTATATGAATCTTCAAAGGGCGTGTAAATCTGCATTAGATATTCCACGAATTGATATGCCCGTGATAGAACCAACCGATATGAAAATGTTTACCAAAAAACTTGCTCTTGGTCATATTGATATTTTCAAACCATATAAAGTAGATAACTTTATTTCAAGGTTTCCAAAGGCATTAAATAAAAAGAACGGAAAGCAGTGGGTAAAACTTGGAATGCAAGATGGTGATCCAACGGATGATGTTATTAAAGGTAAATGGACAAAGTTTCCTGCAAAGAATCTCAAACCCACTCAAAGTCAGATTTGGTTGGAAAAACTAGTAGGTAATATTATTCAGTTTGGTGTACCAGAAGACGGATCACCACTCACCAAGGCATCTGTTATTGCTTCGCAGGAAGGTTATATATTAGATGGTCACCACAGGTACGGACAAGCAATGCTTGCTAATCCACCATTAAAGCTGTCGGCACTTTATATACCATTAGATATCAAAACACTACTGGCAATGGGTAGATCATATGGCAATGCCATCGGCAATAAACAAAAAGGTTAACTTAATAAACTTTAGGGGATGTAGCTCAGTTGGAAGAGCATCTGATTTGCATTCAGAAGGTCATCGGTTCGATCCCGTTCATCTCCACCACTTTAGCAAAGAAATAATATGAAAGTAGAAATAGATAAAGAAACCAACGAGGTAATTATTCGTTTACCAATAGAAAAAGAACCAAAGAGCTCTGCAAGTGGAAAAACAAAAATCATCGCATCGTCAAGTGGATGAAACGTTACAACCGAATCTTATGATGGTAAGCAACTGATGGTAACTGCAAGTGTTTATTATAAACCCTAAGTTTTTTTGTAAAAGATATATATTTATTGTTTATGAAGTCCGAAAATATTATTTGTGAAGAGTGGAGAGGGTATAAACCCAATATGTCTGTCCAAGTCGTTGGTGTTAAAAATGGAAAAATTACGTCCAATGGTGGTGGAGTTGAGGTGTTCAGAAATCTTAAAGATGCACAAACGGCATTTCCTGACATTGATCCCGGGGAAAACACAAAGAGGTTTACATGGGTAACCCGTGGTCAAGTTAAAGGAAAGGATGCAGGACGGTTTGAAACATGGCAAGCAGAAAGAATGTATTCAATGGAAGAAGAAGTTCTACACAAAGCAGTTGTTGAAACAAAATTTAATTCAAGAATTCTACCTGCTAATGTAGAAGACATTGAAATGAAAACTTTAATTGTTGCAATCGGAAGTGCAGTTGTTGGTTTATTGGACAAAATTAAAAAGAACACCGGTTCAAATGCAAATCCTGTTAGTTTACAGATTATTAAAGGTGGTGATGCAATTAAGAATGCACTTAAAAGTCATCTTGATTTAAAAGGAAAGGAGGCACTTGTGGCATTCTTCAAAGAAACAAACAAACACTTCGATGCGTCTGCTCCCGTTATATCAAGTATAGTAAGGAAATATAAATTGAAATCAGATAAATATAGTGGTAAAGTATTTGCAGAACAAGAAACAAAATTACGTGAACTTGTTCGTGGTTATTTAAAAAATAAACTTAATGTAAACGAAGCAAAGAAAAGCAAAATGATTCCTATGGAAAAATATGGAGCTGCTTATATGGTAGACAACGGAACTCTTATGTCAGTTGCTATGTTGCGTGATGGTAGTTTTGAAACATTTGACGGAGATTTAGATTGGGGTGAAGTTACTGCTCCTGAAGATCAAAAGTTTCTTGATGATATCAACAAAAAATTTAAGACGAAGTTCAAACTAGATGACTTCGCAGGCAGATAAATGGAACTCTTAATCTGTGTTGGTGCTTCTGCTTTGGTAGTGTGCTTTCTTTACGGAACGATTTTGTTATTATCAAATTAATCCACACAAAATTCATTTATTATAATATTTATAGATGTTATGAGTAATAAAGACGAATTTAAAGGAAAACCGTTTACGAAAGATAATCGTGAACACGCATTAAAAGATATCACCCCGCTCAACATGGATGATAAAAGAACTGTATGTAATGTAATTCGTCTTATATACCAAAACGCAGATGATGAAGCATTTAATTTAGGTGCTATCCGTGAACTTGCCTTGGAAGCAATGTGGATGGGTAAACGAATGAACAACAAGTTAACCGAACACCGAAGAGCAGAGTTGAAGACTGAATATATAAAACAATCCGACAGTTATTTAAATTGTAACTATGATATGTATCCTGCCCAAGGAAATTGGGATTGATTTTCACGTCATCTAATATATATATATTGGGATGACTAAACTCAAGTGCATAAAAACATCATGCTCATATCCAGAAACGTGTGACTGGAATAATATGTGTATGCTAGAACAACTTGAAATAAGTAATTCTGCAAGAGCAAACAAAACCTCAGTTGATACAATTGGGGTTCTTTTGTGTCATGGGTTTCTAAGCAAACATGAACAAATGGTCCCATTAAGCAATTATATATACGAAACGCTTGGGTGGGAAACAAGTTTAGTGGAATTAACTGGACACGGATATGATCAAGAAAATATTGCAACTGCAACTTGGAACAACTGGGTTGATGATGTAAAAGAAAAGTATTTAAATTTAAAACAAAGGTGCAATAAAGTTTATATGATTGGGTTTTCTTTGGGTGGTTGTATATCTGCATATGTTGCTAGTTTAAAAAGCATAAGACCTGAAGGATTAATTATTGTAAATGGTGTATTTGGTGTTAAGAACGTTTTCAACAAACTTCTTCCTGGTGTGATGGTATACAACAAAATATGCAATAAACTAAATTTACAAAAGATAATGTTAGAATCAATTACTAATGATAGTGAGGATCCTGATCTAAATCAACCTCTTGTTAATTTGTCGGCAACAAACGAACTACGTAAAATGTCTAAAATAGCAGGTACTATATTACAAGATGTGAAGTGTCCTACCTTTTTAATTCAAGAATACAATGATCCAACTGTATTTTATGGAAGTGGAAAACGAGCATTTAAAAAACTTGGTGCTACTTTCAAACGATTTTATACAACCAAGTTAAATACTCATCTTACAATTCACGACAAAGGACTTGAGTGTAGTGTGTTTTGTAAGATATTGGAATTTCTAAAAGATGTAGAAAAAGATGATTTTGTTAATATTGCTCATCGTGGAGCAAGTGGTGATTTTACTGAAAATACATTGCAAGCATTTGAAGAAGCAATTGATCGTGGGTGTGATGCGATTGAATTTGATGTGCAAAGTATAGGAAATCGTTTTAGAATTTTTCACGACTGTAACTTTAATAGAATGTTTGGTGTTGATTTAAAAACCAACGAAGCATCTGAAGCAGATGTAAATAAACTAATATATCCTAATCTTGAGAAACTTCCTACATTACAACAAACACTTGATTGTATAAATGGTCGTGTTGATGTTAATGTAGAAATCAAAAGCAATCAAGCAGCCTTAAATATTGCTAATATAGCAGAATCATATTTAGAAAAACCAGAGTGGAAAAACAAAAGCATTACTTTATCTTGTTTTAGTCTTGCTACTATAAACACTATACATAGATTTAAAAAGAAAATAAAACTTTCATATTTGTTGTACGATCAGTATTGTAATTTAGAAGAAATCAAACGACTTAAAGATGATTACATTAAGTATAATATTCATTCTTTGAATCTTCCACTTGAAAGTATTTCCGAGAAAATTATCGAGTATTGCGTAAACAACAACATACGAATATATGTATATACCGTAAATGAAATCAAACAAATTCGGTATTTACGAGAGTTGGGTGTTAATGGTGTATTTACCGACTTTCCCAAATTGATACGATAAAATTGTTTTAATATATATTTATTCATCATGGATGTTGTTGAACATTATCTATCGGAGATTGATTTAACCGATGTTTCTTCTGAGTTAAGAACTTTGATGCGTGAAGCTGCCACTACAAATGCCTCGGATGCCGAAGTTGCTATATGTGTTGCGTATAACATCAAACAAGGTAAGAAGGAAGCAGATGCTCTTAAATCGGCAGGTGTAGACAAAGCAACTTGGAAAAAGATTAAAGCAAACAAATTAGTGTATAATGCAGGTAAAAAAGTTGCGAAAGGATTAAAGAACATCGGTGGTACTTTATTGTGGTCAGGAAAAACATCTGCATCTACATTTTACAAAAACGGAAAAAAAGAAGCATCAAAAGCAGACTTGGTTGGAAACAATCGGAATCGGTTGTCTGTAAAGCAAGCAAGTAGTTCTGCAAAAAGTGCTCAACTTGTAAGTGGAACTTCCGGTGAAGCAAGTGGAGTATTTGAATTTGCCGTTAAACATTTAGAAGCAAGTGGTGGAAAACTGACATCTGATTCTGAGATAAAAGAGTTGTTTGATATTTTTGAAAAAGAAATGTCAAAAGCAATTCGCACGGATATAAATGTAGAAGTTGGTAAAGGTAAAAAAGATTTTCGTGATTGGGTTATATCCGACAGTGGTCGTTATGATGTTGTTAAGTCAAAAGCAAAACAAGCAACGGACGATGAAATTAAACGACACATTCGTGCAGAGTTGGCAGTTAATAATGCTATATCAAATGCAGATGCTCCTAAACTTCAAGGAGATTACATCAAAGGAGTTAAACCACTAACTGCAAAACAAATCAGCAAAATGCGTTCTGATTATATTTCATCGGATATGAAAATCGGTGATGTTACAATTGCAAAGGATTATCTTGAAAAAGCAGATGTTCCTTCTGATTTATTAACCAAAGAAGCACTTAGAACTCAAATAATGGATTTGATTGATGTGGCATTAAAAGCAGATACTTGGAAAACTCGTATTCGTGAGATTATGCAAAACAACGCAGAACTTAAAAAGTGGATTGTGTATGAAGCTGCAAGTGGTCTTGGTAAGTTTACTGGTAAAGCATCTAAAGGAGGAAACTACTTTGGTGATAATACTGCGGTTGCTAACAAGATATTGGTATTTGATTCTAACGGTGTAAAGAAAGTACACGATTTATTCAAGTGGTCACAAAGCAATGGTAATCTTTGTAATAATGTTGATATTAGTTTCAAAGGAAGTGGTCGCAGAAAATTCATTAAGTTTGGATTGGCTGCTGAGTCTATTAATAGCAACATAGAAAATATCATAACCGAGGAATACAATAAACTTGAAGATCAATTGAAACTACTCAACGAAGGTAAAATTTGGGACACCATAAAAAGTGGATTTGATTCTGCGTCAACTTGGGTTAAAGCATCATATGATAAAATTGAAGTTTTACTTTTGCAGTTTTATGAAAATGCTATAAAGAAGGTTCTTGATTACTTTTGGGAACTATTTCAAAAAGGATTAAGTCCCGTACTTGAAAAAATGGGATTTATTATGGAGGGTGTTTGTTCGTTATCTGTTCCTGTTTGGTAATAAAATATCTTTGATATATATTTATTGTCGTGGATATTGTAGAACATTATTTGAATAAGTCTCTGATTACATCTATTGCGTATGAAGATGTTTTGTGTGAACTTGCTTTACACGATTTGTTTAAACGTGACAACAAGCAAAGGTTCATTGACAAAGTTGATAGCAACGAAGTTCTTGATGATAAAAATAATCCTCTTAAAATAAAAAGTGGTACTACTGCTTTGTGGAAAGATATGAAGAAGCAACTTTTATCTGCAACAGACAAAGATGGAATTTCTGATTGGGGTGGTCGTGGTGAAACCAAGATAAAGCAACTATTTGGTGTTCCTATTAGTAAAATAGGTAAATCACAAAATGATATGAGTGGTGGTGCGAGTAGTGGTAATCCAAGTGGAGAAGATTGGGAGGCAATGATTGCTATTGGTCTTGCTACTATTGAAAAGAAAGACCCATCAAAAGAAGTACCTGACGAATGGTCTAGGATAGAAAGAAAAGGTTTTTGGGATAGTGAATTTAATCGTGACATTGCAGAAAAGATTGCAAGTGCATTTAAGAAAAACGGATATGCACCCATTTCACAAACTGGTAGTGGAAAGGGTGGTGCAGGGGTATCAAGTGAATGGGGAGAGATATTTAAAGAATACGGAAGTGGTAGTATGAACAAAACTCCAAAGACTGATATCAAGGGTGGTTCAAAGAAAATTTCATTAAAGAAAGCAGGTGGTTCTCAAGCAATGAGTGCCAAGCAAGCAGAAGCAGCTTCTACATTCGGAGCAGCTGTTAGTATGTATGGCAAGAATTATCCGAGCAGTGTAAATAAAATCTTAGATTCATTTAAAAGTTCAATTCTTGATTTATCTGAAAGTGGTTATCGTGGTAGTATATCTGCTCTTGAAAAAGACATCAAAGCAAGTGAGGGTGATCCAAAGAAAATGAAGAAACTTAAACCCGTGGTTGATAATTTGAAGCAAGCAAGAGATGATGGTAAGTTTATTACATCGGAAATGAATCGTTTGTTTTTAAGTGATTCAAAATTTAAAGACTTGTTTGTATTTGAAGCAGCTACCGGTTCTGTTAAGTTTGGAGATTCATCGGAAAGTCGTGCTGATACTATGGTGGAAATTGATACTGATAGTGGTAAAATTACATCACAATACAAAATGAATTCTCCAAGTGATATTTCTTCGTTGGCAAGTCAATATAAATTTTATTTGTCATTCAAAACAAGTGGTAATAGCACTCCTTATATGGCACTCCGAGGAAATATGGAACAAGACCCAAAGAAGGTTACTGCGTGGATGAAGAAGCAGGTTGTAGAAAATAAAAACTTTTCAACGATATGTCCAACATTTTCTACTATTATTCAAGAAGGTTTCAAACAAGACGAATTTGGAAAAAGATTATTAACTGAATCGAGTTATCAAAATCTCAATGAATGGCAATTACTTAAAAAAGTTCGTGACGGAATAACATCTGTTAGCAACAAAGTAAAAGACCGTTTTGTTAAAATATGGAATTGGATTTCCGAACGAGTTTCAATTGCATTTGATTGGTTAAAGAAACAAGGAGCAAAAGCACTTGTTTATCTTCAAAAGTTTTTTGGAGTGAAACTTGACAAGTGTGGAATAAACGGAAAAATAGAACTTTTCTCTGCGTAAGAATATTAAGAAGTTTGAGTTTCTAATTGAACTCTGACATACGGTTCACTCGTTTCGTCTTCATCTATATCGGCAATGTTACAATTTACCAACTTTAAAGGTAATTTATCAACCGACCCGTCTACATCAAACGAACACAAGTCGTTTCCAAAGTAATCTTCTATTTTAATTTTCATATATATAATATAATATTATTATTATAATAAGTCAAGGTATTTATATTATTTTTTGTAAAACACAAAGATTGGTTCGTACTTGTGCAACTCTCCGTTTATTTGACAACAATTTTTGATTGTGGTTCTATCTCCACGCATTGTTGCCATAAGCATTTTAAGAGTTTCAACATACTCAAGACCATATTCTTGTAAAATGTTTTTGCTATCTTCTTCAAGTGGTATATATCCACCACCGTGAGTGATGTCCGCGATATTCCACAATAAATACCTGTCGTGTCTTAAATACTGAGATGCAGTTCTTAATGTGGGACGAAGAAAGTTTTCTTTCCAATCTTCATACGATGGAAACTTCTTGAAACTTTGTGTGTCATCTGATGAGTATTGTTCACGATTAAAATATGGTGGACTGGTAAATACTAAATCAAATGTTCCTTTATATTTTTCAAATTCTTTGTTTTGGTGAATGACTTCACTTCCATCTTGAAACAACTGATATGTATTACGGTGTCCAAAAAATGGATTACCACCATTTGTTTTGTCGTTGAAAAAATCTGCTACATATTCGTATCTTGATTTATTGAGTTCACTAATATAGTTGTCTGTATTTGGGTCTGTTCCGACATAATGTATCTGACGATCATCTATGCTCATAGCACCAAGGATGCGACCACCCCAACCTGCACTTGGATCATATACGGTTAGATCATTTTTGTTTTCAATGTGGTCTGTATATTTTTGATAAACGAACTTTGCAGTCAATGGTGGAAAGTTTACGGCAGGATGTCTTCCAAGTCCAAGACGAAGTGCTTCCATTGCTGATGGAAAGATGGTTGATGTTTTGTTGTAGTAACGAATACTAAATTTATATTGAGTTTCATCAAGTGTATCAAGTTTATCAAAGTCTGTGTTAAAGTCTGTTGTTCTTTCTAAATTGCTGATATTGTTTTGTTCAAGCAAGCCCTCTTTATACAACCTAAGTATTTGTTGAGCAGATAACAATAAATGATTTTCTTCATAGTCTTCAAACTTTCTTTCTGTGAAAAGTTCAATAATCCAAAAGTCATTGTCGGGATGTAAATGTTTTTCTGCTATAAAGTTTCTAATCCAAGTTTCTCCATCGTTTGTTGGGTATGGTACTTCATCATCGTTTTTTCTGATTGTTTTTCCGTGAGCAAAAAAAGCATCTCGTCTAATTGTTCTTCTCATCGTGACGTGGAAACTATCTCTTTTATCGGGATCAACAAAATAGTCGTAAATGCTTTCTGAATGAGTACCTGTTTGCAATGCCATTTTCGTTTTAAGCATTGTTGGAAAAAACTGATCAATTACAGTTGCGAACTTGTTAAAGTTTTTTACAATGGTGTTTGATTTATCAAGTTCATCAAGATGTAAAAACTTGCTAACATCATATCTTTGTAGTTTATTAAATTGTGCAATAATATCTTTTTCTATTTTACCACTTCTCGGTGGAATTCCTTTTTCATTCCAAGTGGTAACAATATAATATCTTAAATCATCCAACCAAATTTCAAGTTCCTCTTTGCTTTTTAAAAGTAACTGATGGAAGGTTATGTTTTGCTCCCAATCTACGAGGTTGTTTTTCTCGTAAAAATATTTCTTCATTTCTTGTAAAACACAAAGATAGGTTCGTACTTTTGTAACTCTCCGTTTATCTTGCAACAATTCTTAACCGTTTCTGCTTTAACACCACGCATTGTTGTCATAAGCATTTTAAGAGTTTCAACATACTCAAGTCCGTATTCCGCAAGAATATCACGACTATCTTTTTCTAATGGCATAAATCCATCTCCGTCTGCGATGTCTGCGATATTCCAAAGCAAGTATCTATCGTTCTTTAAATACTCTGCCGCCGTTTTCAAAGTAGGACGAAGAAAATTGTCTCTCCAATCTGCATACTCTGGAAACTTTTTGAAACTCTGAGATTCATCTGCTGAATATTGCTCACGATTAAAATATGGTGGACTTGTAAAAACCAAATCAAGTTTGCCTTTATATTTTTGGAAACTTGGGTTATTGTGAATTTCTTCACTTCCATTTTGATAAACATCATATGTGTTGCGATGACCAAAGAATGGATTACCTCCATTTGTTTTATCATTAAAAAAGTCTGCAAGATATTCGTAACGACTTTTGCCAAGTTCATCAATATAATTGTCGGTGTTTGGATCAGTTCCGATATAATGAATTTGACGATCATGTACTGACATAGCACCAAGAATGCGACCACCCCATCCTGCACTTGGATCATATATATGAAGATCACTTTTATCTTGAATGTGGTCTGTGTACTTCTGATAAATGTACTTTGCAGTCAACGGAGGAAAGTTTACTGCTGGTTGACTAAGACCCAACTTGAATGCTTCCATTGCTGATGGAAATATTCTTGAGTTTTTGTCGTAATATCTAATGCTAAAACGAAACTCTACTTCTTTGTCATCTTCAATAACGACATCATTTATATTTTCAATATCGTCACCGAAGTTTGCAGTTCTTTCTAAATTTCTGATGTTGTTTATTTCAAGCAAACCTTCTTTGTGTAATTTTCTTATTTGCTTTGCAGTAAGCATCAAACTACTTTCTTCGTATGAATCAAACTTCTTTTCGGTGAACAACTCAATAATCCAAAAGTCGTTGTGTGGATGAAGATGTTTCTCTTTGACAAAATTACGAACCCACTCTTCTGCGTTTTCAGTTGGACACGGAACATCATAATCATTTTTCTTGATTGTTCTTCCATGAGCATAAAATGAATCTCTTCGCACGGTTCGTCTCATGCAAGTGTGAAAACTTTCTCGTTTCTCTGGATTAGCAAAGCAATCATAAACACTCCAAGATGTATGCTTACTTGAACCTATTTTAGTTTTAAGCATTGTTGGAAAAAACTGATCAACTACGGTTGCGAACTTGTTAAAGTTTTTGACGATGGTATTTGTTCCGTCCATTTCGTCTTTGTGCTGAAACTTATATACATTGTATCCTGATAACTTGTTTAAGTTGGCAATAATATCTTTTTCGTTTTTACCAGTTCTCGGAGGAAGACCCTCATTATCCCAAGTGTCTACAATATAAGTTCTAAGTTCGTCTATCCACTTGGTTAACTCTGTACCATTCTTTTGTAATAGTTCATGGAATGTAATATTAACCCTACATTCTGCAAGATTGTTTTTTTCGTAAAAGTATTTTTTCATATTATGCACCTACATTCCAAAACAACGCACCTTCTTTTGCGTGTTCTTTAACAAACTTCCATGCTTTAGCATCATAAGTCGGAGCAGATGGAAATGGTGGCATTTCACTTTCTTTTATTGCTTTATCAAACTGATACTCTGATCTATAATATTTTGCTCGTCCTATTTCTCGTTCATTCATTTTATGTCCAACAGATACTACATTAACAGGTATCTCAGGAAACGCAAGTTGTAAACCACGACTAATAGTTCCACTTGATCCAACACTCCATATCTCACTTGGTAATTTTTTGGACAACGCATTTCGTGCAACCTTTATTATACTTGCCACAACCGTTGGATGTTCAAGACCAATTGGAAATTCCATTCTATTTTCAGGGTCTTCTGCAACATATTTTTTTGCTCTTGATTTGGTTACCGATAGCATTCCCATATTAACCCATTCGTATATAGCACCCAAACCCATTCCTCTTTTTTGATATTCGTGGTAATTCTCAGGATTTCGTTTTGCCATAAACAGAATTACTTTTTTTCCGTATTTCTCTGCAACGACCGGTAAAGATATTTGTGCATATCCTGTTGCAGGACAACAACCAAATACAATTTCGTTTGCCGTTGTTTCTTGTATAAACTTATCAACAAACCTAATCTTACTTCCGTAGTTTAATAAATCATCACGCACTACATCAATACCTTCATAATTGATAATAACCGGATCAGGATTTGGGTCTTCCCAATCTTTCACCAGACCAAGTAGTTGATCTTCACTCCACACATTACCTGTGTTGTCTTCATATACTGATTCTATAAATTGTGATAACATTACCATTCCTTTGTGTTTACTTTGTTTGCTCGGTCTTTTGATAGATTACATCCCATGAGTTCACCCAATATACGCGTTCTATTGGAAGGTCCTGGTCTGCCAACCGTATTATACATGAAATAACACTTTTTTGCTTTCGTGTAATCCACATCTTCAAAATTAGAAAATTGATCAACTGCCAAATCAACTATTGAATAATCTGGCCACATAATAAAACGATGAAGTCCATCGTCTCCTGGTATACCAGGTAGTTTATATGGTTTAGAACCACGTGGTGATAAATAGTAATATACAAACTCTGCAATTACATAACAATAGTTTTTGGTTGGATTATCTTCTGACCAACCCTCTCGCATTAACTTTGTTTTAAGATGTTGTATTCCCATGATTCTAAGTGAGTTGTGTAACTTGTCTTTAGTTACACCTGCAATATCGTACATTTTTTGAAGTCGATCTTCTGAGATTTTCATTCAATGTAATCGTCTGCTTCTTTCGTAGGTGGGTATAGTTTACTGCTTTCTACCATCCAATCTCTAAAGTTTTTATTTGCTTTTAAATCAACCACCAAGTGGTATCTGTCTTCTGTTCCACCGTTGAATGCGGTATGAGGTTTTCTCATATCAAGATACCACAATTCTCCTTGTTTCATTTTGTCTACCGTTTTTGATCCGTCTGTGTTCCACAACGTAAACTGAACCTTTGGGTTAGTTCTAATTGGAAAGTGAACTCTTGCCCATTGATTGTCTGATATACCTGCTTCTTTGTCTTGTCTGTCGGTGTGTCTTTGTAACTCACCCTCACCCCCGGATAACTTTAATATCCGAATTCTTTCAAATTCGTATGGAAGTAATTTAAGATATTCTTCAACCGCCGGAAGTTTTTCACGAAGTGGGGTATCTTCAACTTTCCATTTTAGTTTTTCTGGATTTTCTTTTTTCCACTTGTTACCCATTTCACTTGGTTTGATAATAAAGTCCCAATCACCTCCATATCCAGAAACTGTAATACCCGACCACGAATCACTTTTGTTGTAGTTAGAGTAGTGATTAGAGAAATCTGAATTTACCTTATCAAGTTGTTCCATTATTTTTTTAGGATTGGGTATGTTGGGCATGGCAAGTCGTTGCAACGCAATTTCTTGGGCAGGATCAATCTGCGTATGCTCACCACCCTTAAACCAAAATCCGTACATATCTGCAAAACTTGATATTAAATTGTCTTTGCGAGTATATCCAATTGATGCAAGAAGATCACGAATTCGTTTCAATTGCATATCACACTCAACTACTGTAGTTCCTGATTCAAAAAAGTTTCCTTTTGCTTCATGCTTTTGAATGAGATTTCCTAACCACTCTTCGTATCCAGGATAGCAGGCCACTTCCTGTATGTATGAGTCATTGCTACTTAGTGTTATTTCTCTACCAGTAAAACTGACTATTTTCTTTTTCTTGGAATGCATTTTCGGAATAACGAAATATAAAATACACGCACGAATAACTCCACCTTCGTCTTCAACCCAATCTACTTTTTCGTAAGTATCTTCTTTATGACCAAGCAGTTTTTGGTTGGTCATGTTGTTTATTTTCCTAAATGGGTCACGTAGTCTTGGAGAATCTTTAAATGAATCTTCTGGATGTTGTGTATTCCAAAAGCAACTCAACAAATTCTCATATATTGGACTATCTTCATAGACCCACTTTTTTCCATTGTGAAATGGTTTGGGGTAATCTAGCTTTAAATTCCTAAAATTCATATATATATTATATGAATTATTTTACTTTGCGTCAACTATTTTTTTAATGTAATCTTCAAGTTTTATTTTTGCAACCCAACCTAAGTGTTGGTAAGTTAAAGAAGGAATTGCTTTTCCGTAAAATCTTTCACCCCGTCTTTCTGGAATCATAATGTGTTTGTGATTAAACATTTTTGCTACATCAATTATTTTATGAGAAATAGAAGTTCCAAGGGGGTATTCATCCTGACGTCCATTCTCTGCCGCCAGCACCACACCATTCACAATGTCATTAACATGAGTAAAATCTCTTGATTGTTCTCCTGGTTCCACAACCGTGAGTGGTTCTCCTTTAGCATATTGCTCTTCAAAGATTCCTATTACGGTTGCATAATCTCCTGTTCTAACTTGTCCAGGTCCGTAAGCATTATAAAAATAGGTTATCTCATATTTCAAATCAAACCAATCTGCGTAGTTCTTTATGAGTTCAACCATTTTTGCTTTCATCCACGCATACGGAGAAAGATTTTCATCTTTACCATCATTACCAAACTTACTTGAACTAGCAGAGTAAATTAACTTTGCTTTTTTTGCAACACAATAATCAAGAACCATTTTTGTTCCTTGTATATTATAATCCCAACAACTATCAAATCCATCAAAACTTGTTACTATTCTTGAAAACTCTCCGAAGTGAAAAACAACATCTGGTTCAAATGAATCGGCAACATCCATTTTGGTATTATTTGCATCAAATTTTTTCGGAATCAACGTCTGAGTATCCTTATCAAGATAAGTTATTTTTTTGCTTTTGATGTGGTTACTTTCATACCCACTACTATAATTGTCAATAGACACAACTTCTATATTCTTATACTTGCGAATAAGTTTGCGTATAAGTGCAGTGCCAACGAATCCCGCACCACCTGTTATTAATACTTTGTTCACTTTTGTTCTTTTAACCCGGTTAAATCACTTGAACTTCGTATTTTGTCGCCGAGACCATCAACCATTTCAATGTTATGATTTTTACAAACAACACTTTCAGGAACTTCACCCGTACTTCTATCTCCACCATTTGCAAAGATGTCGGGTTTAATTGCATCTAGAGAAGCACATACACTTTTGTCTTGATCAATGCTGAGAAACACTTCATCAACAATTTTAAGTGCTTCTACGATTTTTACTCTATCTGCTTCATCCATGAATGGTTTGCCTTTTTTAAGAACACATTGATGATTGTTGTTTACAATAACAACAAGACGATCACCAAGTTGTTTTGCCATTTCTAAATACTCTAAATGTCCTACATGAATAGGATCAAAGTATCCACTAACTGCTACTGTTTTCATTTTACTATTCCGATTTATGTTTTTCTGGACGATCATAATCATCCTGAACACGAACAATGTCATCTTCACCAAAATAAGTTCCTGTTTGAACTTCCACTAAAATCATATCTCCTGTGGCACTTGGATTTGCCATTCTATGTTTTGCTCCGAGTGGAATCAACACGGTTTCACCTGCTTTGTAATCTTCCGTAACATCATCTAAAGTTATTCTCGCAATCCCACTAACGACTGTCCATGCTTCTTGTCGTTTGTGATGATACTGATAACTTAATCTTTGTCCCGGTTTCACGAAGATGCGTTTAACTTTGCAGTAATCTGCGTCTAGAAGAATTTCATAATTTCCCCAAGGTCTAATACTTTCGTCTGTTTCACTCATAATTTTTATCCCCATCTATCTGCTAGATCTTGTGCAGATATCTGATTGTTGTTTTTTATATTTTTTACTTTATTCGGTAAAATTACTATACTATTTTTTATGATGTTAGTAAAGTTAATTTTCATTGACCATACACTCCTTCAAACTTTTCAATAAAGTTATTCAATTCTGACTTTGGCAGCTCATTAACACCCGCTGCTTTCTCACGACCACCACCAGTTGGAAATTGTAAGGCAAGTTTGCTTGCTCCGTATGGATTTGTTTTTGGTGAACGGATGCTTACACGATAAGTTTCTTCGTCTATCAATGTTAAAATTGCAAATGCTTTGTTTGGGGTATCTGTTGTTTGTTGATTGCTATATATACCCGAATACCGAACGGATGCTTTTGTGTTCGGAAGTAGAATTACCTTACCTGTATCTGTGTCGTGTAAAATTTCTGATGAACTTAATTCTGCTTTATCTGAAATCATCTGTGTATGAATTTTGTTGTAGATTTCCGATTTTTTTCTGTATTGAAACGGAGATACATATTGATGTAAATCAAGATACACTTCTTTTGGATCAACTGTTAAGTCTGATAATTCGTTTCCGTATCCATTATAGTTTAATGTTTCACCAATTTCTTTAAGTTCCGACATTATCGTTTCATTGAAGTTAGGATTAAGTTTTTCTGCTTGTTCGTGTAAATTATCTCCGTATGCTCCACATATAGTCCAAGGTCTGTGTAATCCGTCTATATATTTATCAACTAAAATGTTTGTGCAACAATTTGGGTCTGCATCTACTTTTATTGAAAAGTTTTCACCTAGATCAGTTTCACCTGGTTCGTGGTGATCAAACCAAGTTACACGATTGTTGTTATTTAGTACCTCACCTATATAGTCTTTATTAGACAACAATGAAATATCAAAAACAGTAAGTGTTGATTTTTTAATATCAACTGCGTGTCTTAAAAGTTTTACATCACGTTTGACTCCTGTAAAAACTTCACTTTTTTGTGGAAATTGTAAACGATATTGATGTAGACTTATAATGCCATCTGCATCTCCGTTAAAAAAATCATAATACTTCATTTTATTCCTCGGCAACTGCACGACCTTTATCTGCTTTCCAGTCCTGTTCTGATCGGTCTATTTCTTCGTTTCTTTTAATTACCGCATCTAAAATGGGTGATTCAACTTTATTTTCTTTTGCAAAGTTTGCTAATGCGTTTGTGTCTTTCGGAAAACAAGTTCCTCCGAATCCACGTTTACCATCGTGTCCTGGTACTTTTGTATGACCCGTTCCTATTCTTTTATCTTGTGTTGCAATACAACGAACGTTTTCGTAATCAATACCGACTTCTGAACAAATGCTTTCAAGTTCGTTAAAGAATCCAACCTTAACACTTAAAAACACATTCTTTAAATACTTGATCATTTCTGCTTCACCTGGTTTGCATTGAATTACTTGCTTGTTAACAACAGAACCCGTTCCTCCGTTGTAAGCCAACTCAAACATACGTTTCATTTTTTCGTATAAAAAAGGATCAGTAGAACCAAGTATCCATTGATCGCAGTTCTTAAAATCTTCTTCCCAATTTTTCTCGGTAAGAAATTCCGGCATAAAGTTAACATCAAGTTCTTCACTTGTTCCCGGTGGAACTGTAGACCTCAACACAATATACTTGCTATCATCTATTTCTTGTATTTCTTCGCATACTGAACGAACAATATCAAGATTTGCACTTCCATCTGAATTCATTGGTGTAGGAACGGCAACGAAAATAATTTCGGACTCTTCTACAAATGTTTCAATATCCAATGTTTTAGGATCTCTTTTTTCGGGAACTACATCCCATACCAAAACTTCTACGTGTGGTCTAAGCAATGTCATTGCATGACCCACGAAACCATTACCAACCACTCCAATCTTCATATAACACAATCTCCATTAAATTAATGCGATATAACCTTTTATTATAAATATAATAAAACGAAGTATTACTTGAATTTTCTTTTAATTCTATCGATTGCGTTTTTGTCGGAAACATTAGTTGAGTTTCCAAGTGAAGAGCCGAATATGTTTAATATCTCATTCTTACTTAATTTTTTATCATCGTCAACAGAACGTATTTTTTCTTTAGCATCGTGTACACCCTTAATGATGTTGCTTGTCATCTGACTACTTGTTATTCCGAACCATGTAATTAGTGCAGGTATTTTTCCCACCAACCAACCAAATAGTTGAGTGATCACAGGAAGAAGAGCAGGTCCTGCTATAACACAAACTGCGATTGCACCAAGTAAACCGAATGTTCCTGTTAACCATGCCCACAAAGAAGAAAAGAATCCATCTTTGTTTTCTTGTGCTTTTAATTCTCCTAAACTAATTAGTTTTTCCTCGGTATCTTTTAAGTCGTGTCCAAGAATTTCTTTTCGTCTGCTTAAGTCTATAACATCACTATCTCTGTCTGCGAGATTTTCTATTGCCAGTTCGTTGTTGTTTATTACATCTTCCACATAAATTTTATCACCTGGTTGTGGAAGACCCACAATTTCTTGTGCCTTTTGTGCGAAACCGAGTGCTACCAGGTCTTCTTTAGATTTGTCTTCTGATAAAGATAGGGCATCTACTGCCCCCGATACAAATGCACGTGTGTGCCTACTCAACTCTCCTTCTTTGCGAGTTATTTCTCCTGCAATTTCTTGTCGGTCTTTTTTTAAACCCCAAGTGGGCAAACTTATGCATCCTGATGTGAATATCAGTATCATTGCGACCAAACTTGGTATAAGTATTCCACGAATCCTCATACTCATATATATGCAGTTTTTATAGTTTTTTAGAAAATTTGTTTACTTCGGTATGAAAATACTTATTTGATTCGTCTCTAAAGTTTGGTATATCTGATCGCAACATTGGATTGTTTTTTACAGGTGACGGTGACTCACATACTATCATGTTTTTTAAAACATATTGTTGAACATCGTAGTTTTTTGCTTTCATTATTTTACAACACTGCATTGCGAATGTATCATCTGGTCCGTAACCCTTAAATGTAGTTGGTATTCTTATTTTCTTAAGTAAACTTGCATTGATGCAATTAAACCACCCACCTCCCCACTTGAATGTGTTAATAGGAACTAGTTGTACACGGCCGAAGTTGTGATTTTCAATCAAGTCACAATTTACACTTTTGTAGAAATTGTGTGACTTATCCTTGAATACTTCGTGTACGATACAATCCCAGGTAGTATCCCACAACCTAACAACATTGGGTGTTATTATATAATGATCGTGTTTGTTTGATAAAACAACATCTGCGCTTTCATGGTGTGCTAAAATTTTTGAATTAAAGTGCATATCCGAATCTAGGAATATTATGGAATCTGATGTTGTGCTGTAATTTATCGTGAGATTTCTATGTTCATTTACTCCTAAAAAGTTTTTGTCTGATGTTATTGTTTCATCATACCCAAACTTACTTTCTTCATTTATTTTTCTAAACGAATTTATTATGTTTGGTGTGTGGTTTTCCAACTTGGTTAGTGATTCGTTGATATTTAATGTCGTGAGTATTTTAAATTGAGATGAATCTTTTACATGAGCAGCTGCCATGTTCAACGAATGCATGAGTCTTTTATACTCGGTTAATTCTTGTGGGAATATGTGAATTGATAGTATGATCACGACAATAACAGACTCCAACAAAAACTCATGTACACCGACTCTTCACATTTTCCTTCATTTTTGGTGACTGATGTACGAAGGGACTTATATACAGTAAGTGGGTGTTTCCGTATATATGACTTGCTTACATAAAAACTGTGCTTGGGATCATATTGCATTGGATTGGGACTTGGTGGTTCGTGTAGTGTATATCCATCACGATGACGTTTCAATGTTAATGTATGATTTCCTATATAGCGTTTTTGCCAGGATTCAAATGTATAGTTAGAGAACCTAATTTCGTTTTTTCTGATTATGTGTTTGCTTGGATTTAATTGTATAATTTCACGTACAGATTCCAGTGGTGTATAAGGATATTCTTCAAAACTACCAGCTGTATTAAATATTATATCATTAACATAATAAGTCCAGTTGTTGTGAATATTCTCACTTACAAAGAAGCACATATCTGGTAAATTTTCATAATTTTCAATTATATACTGCAAATAATATTGATTGTAATTGTGGTGCTTGGGTGTATTGGTGAAATCCAACAAAACCTTCTCACATTCAATTAATCCTAAGTTGAATTGTTTTTTGTGAAATTTGACTCCAACCACCACATGATCACCGTATTGCTTTCTGTGATCAACTATTGACTTTGGTTTTATGGTTTTTAGTTTATTGACAAAATCAAACGAGTTTGTGTTTATCGAAAATGATCTGTTGTGTTTTTTTATCAATCGTGAAATTTTTGTGCGAAGGTGATAACCATCTGTGCTATTCGCTAGGTGATCATCCTCTTTTCTTTGAACAAAATAATCGTTTAATAGCACAAGTGCTTTTTTGTTTTTAACTTTATATAAACGAGTTGTTTGTTCTAGATCCTGATTTGGATTATATTTTGCTAACCTAAGAATGTGTTCTCTGTCTACATATTTTCTGTTCTCTGGTGTTCCGTGGTATGAAACTTCTAATTCTATTTTTAATGATTTAATTTCGTTCACTTTTTTGGTTGTGTGTCTCCATTTAATGAAATCTTGTTTGAACTCTCGTAGATCAGAGAAAAATCTATCATTGTTTATGAAAGAATCAAAATTATCAATTTCAAGAAATCCTATAAAGTTTAGGTAATCTCCGGATCCTGCGATTGCCCTGTCGTATAGTGGTGCGTCCGATGACAAAAATGAAACTGGATATACATAACCGTAACCAGGTTCACCCTTTCTGAAGTGTAGCATATCATGGAGTTCAGTTGACTGAGTTTCAATTGCATATGACAAAGAATCACATTTGTAAAAATCACCAAAGTGGTTTTTGTGTTTTTTGATGGTGGAGCATATCTGTATAATTGAATTGGGTGACACTTCTTGTGTAAGTTTATTATACCAACTTGGATTCGTTGGATTTATGTCACAATCTAACCACCCTATATATTCATATTTACTTTTGATTTTGTTTATCTGAAGATTTAGTAACTGCTCCTTTTTCCAGTAAGTCTGTTCGCAGTAAATAGATGTAATACGATGGCAGTTTTTATTTATTCTGTATTTTGATTCGTTGTTATACGACTCTATTACATAAATCTCGTATAAGGTGTCGTTGTACATTTTATCATAAAACATCAAGAAGTTAATGTATTTTGATAAATAATTACACGGATTAAAATAACAACACACAAATGCAATTTTTGGTTTACTTGACACTTCCATCTGAATTATAATTACTATCGTAGATATTGTTATTTGTTTCTTGCTTGGATATTGATTTTGTGTGTATTAAATCTAACGAGTGGTCTTTGGGTAAATTAGACGCAGATGTATGCCCTACAATGTATTCATGTACAGAACGAGTCCAACGAATTGATTTCTTGTTTTTAAATATCCGTGTTTGATAATCTGGATAGTTTATACGAGATTGTGAATCTAATACCCAATTCCACTTCTTTAAATGGGTTGTCTGTATGCCGGTTACGTAGTTTTCACGTGGTACTCGGAACATCTCGGTTTTTGGGTTTTTCCTTAAAATTGTTTTTATATTCTTGAATAAGGTTCGTGTTGGATATTCATCTGCGTCTATTTGAAATATATAATCACCCGAACACTTTGTTATTAGTATGTTCTTGTGAGTTGCATAATCTTTATTTAAATTATTGTAATGTACATTGGGTTGAGATTTTAATATATCAAGTGTTTCTTGATTCGTGGAGTAATCGTCAAGAATAACAACTTCATCTTCTGCGTCTTTGTTTATAGTAAGTTCATTGATTAATTTTAATAAACAACTCACTTCGTTGTGAGTGCATATAGCATAACTAATTTTCATTTTCTATTTCTCGTCAACTGGTGGTTCACTAGAACTTGTCACATCGGTTTCTTTTACAAACTTCTCAACTTCACGAAATACACTTAAAAATGTATCAACATCACCAAATCTGTCAATAACAATATTTTTAAATCTTCTGTCTGACAATCCATCTAACTTTGTTCCAATCGCATTTTCGACAAGCTTCTTTTCTCTCGATAACTCTGATAGTTTATCGTCTTTTGATATTAAGGTTTTCTTTTGTTCTCGGTGACCGGTGTAAATTTTTGAGAAATCTATATATGCAAGCTTGAGGGTGCTCATGTTGCTTGTTATGTAGGTTCTATAACAATCACGAAACGAAAGTATCCGTTTGACATGGGTTGCATAAAACGAACGTGGACGATTTACTATTTCCTTCACTGGGGATATTAGTTCATATCTCCGTTTTAAAAGTGATAGTGTATCGGTGACTAAAACTACTTTTAAAAATGATTTGAACTCACTCCAAGGCAGAATTTCTAAATTTATTCCATGAAGCTTCAACCCACGAGCATCTCTGAATGTATTTAATACAAATACAATACGCATTAATTTTCGTTTTGTTTTCTTGGAGTCATCCGATGGTGCATATGAGAATGTTACGATTTGACCTGGTTTTATACTGCGTATTGGTGTATTTTTGAAACCACCGACTAATCTAGATAAATATGCTTTGTAAAAACTCATTGTATATAAATACAAACACACTAGTTTATATCAGGTAAATCAATTGGAACTTCTACCGAAACCTGCTCAAACTTTGGAATTAGAGTCTGTGTGTATTTCTTGAACGCAGATTCCTTGGAAAACTCAGTGAGATTAATTTCTTTTAATTTTACTGCACTCTCTTTGTATCCTTCATATGTTTCATATATAGTCCTAAGTTCTTTTGCTGAATCTGATTCTACCACATCCGCCCACGTTGAGTCTTCACAAAACAACTCGTTGGTTACCCCTACAAGTTTTGGAACATAATTTAATAAGGTAGAGTGTTCTTCTGATAGAAAGTCTAGATGCCCTGACCAATTAGGTGCTACTACAGGTACGGCACACAAAGTTGCTTCTAACAGAGGTCTACCAAAACCCTCACCTCTGGTATGCGTTACAAAGACCTTTACCTTTGTGTGGTTATACAACTGATTTAGTTCATTTGAGTCAATTTCACCGTGGAGCAAATAAACGGAAGGTCGGTTTGATTTTGGATAATCAGAAAGAATATCACGTATGCGTTCTTGTGTATCGTAATAATCAGATGTACTAAAATTAGTTCCGTTTGTTTTTAATATTAACCCAGGTTTGACATCATGTGAATTGAATGCATTTACAAATGTGTTGATCAATGAACTTATATTCTTTCTACCCCCGTCATCCGTGGGTGATGCTGTCCATTGACCCATAAACAAATAGCAAAAATCTTCCTGAATTGAATTAAGTTGGTTTGTGATATCCGAGTTGCATATCTCTTTGGTGTTTTTGTAAAAACAATCGTTTGCATATTCGTGTACAACTTGTATATCAGTTGTTAGTTTAACTGATTCGTATATTGAATTTTCAAATGTGAGTTTGGTGAATTCAGATGGCACTATAACGATATCCATTTGATTGCACCCCTGTATAAACGGAACATTTACCTTTGATGTCTCGACTCCGGCCGTTATACCTACATTGTATGTACCAAGACGTTTAAATTCAGGTGGTAGTCCCATTTGAACATATATGTCGTAGAAATCATGTACATCATCTTTATCTACAAACATAGGTGATAATTGTTTATGCAATTCGGTGTTGTCTTTTAATCCTGTCTGTGGATTGTGACCCCAAGGTGTTGCTATCAAGTGTATGTCATATTCAGATGTATGTTCCAATAAAAATTGTGCAAACTCTCTTGCGTGGTCACCATATCCACTACGAGACAATATGGGTGATACATATAGTAATTTCTTTTTCATGTTAGAGTTTCTTTATTTTTAACTTAGTACGTGGTTTGAATTTTTTAATACAGGTATCAATTATATCAACTATACCAGATGTCATGTGTTTCAATGAAAAGTTTTTTTCAATATACTTTCTACCGGACTTTCCCATTTCAAGACGTTGTTTTGGAGTTTTGTTGTATAACTTAATAATTGCCCGAGCTACATCATCTGAACACACAAAGTCTTCGTATAAATACGGAGTTGTTGCGTCACCTGATAATTTTCTTACTTTGGGGGTTATGCCAACGCCACCTGTATTTGTTTTGCTTAGTTGATCAGATAGACCTCCTGTTTTATTGCATATTATGGGTGTTCCCGCTGCAAGTGATTCAGCTGTTGATAAACCAAATCCCTCGTTGCTTGATGCGTTTATTGTTACATCAAATGTATTGTACATTCTGTTGAGGGTAATTTCATCTACCTTGGTGGTGGAAAATATTATATTTCTATTCGGATATAATTGATCAGACAATTTAACAATGTCATGCCCACCTTCTCCAATTTGATTGGTGTGGAACATTAATAGTGTTTTTTCTGCTTGTTCAGGTGAAATCATACTGCAAAATTTATCGTATGCCTCCATTACAACAGGAAGCTGCTTACGTCTCATGTTGGCATTGTTGCAAAACAACGCAAACTCACATCCGTTTTTTAGCAAGTTGTATTTACTTTCACGAATGTTTGATTCACTTAACTTGTTAAATACGGTTGTATCAACTCCATGTGGAACATAACTACACAATGTGTCAGATCCCTCTGTTAACGAATTAACGATTGAATATGTCAACTGACTGATACACGCTATTCCGTCACAACTCATATAAACTTTTTTATTAAACTCCGGAATTGGATCGTTGTCCCATACATGGTAATATATCATGGGACACAATTGACGAATTTGAGTATCTAGTTTAAATAACCATTGATAATAACGTGGATCTGTCATAAACATCACTACATCCGGAGTTTCTTCTTCAAGAATTTTATTTAAAATCGTCTCATTTCCATATCCCGAACTGCAATATAGTCGTGCATAGCAATCTTTAACGTCGGTTAGTTTAGTTATTGACTGAGATATGTCAATAACCGATCCGTGTTCAGGATGCTCTTTTCTGCACGCTATCTGTATCCAGTCGTATTTGTCAATGGTATTTAGAATAATATTTTTACATATATTCGATACACCTGTCGGATATCTTATATCGTCACCAATTAGTAGTATTTTAGATTTCACTCACTTAGTATCATACTATTGAGTGAAAATGTCAAACTAATATTTTTTGTTGTCTGTGATCGGAGATGACTCGTCAATGGTTTTTTTAAACTTAGAGTCGGTCAAGTACAAATGAATTGCACGATTTACTAGTTTTTGCAGTGTCATTTCGGAATTTAATGTCTCCATTTTAAATTCCTTGTACTTGTCCGATAAGACCTTTACGGTGGTTAATTTGTAATTAGCATCATTCATGTGAATATAAATATATCGTAAATAAGTTTTAATTCTAAAATATTATAAAAACTACTACCATCTTGGTGGATTTAGAGGACATTTACTACTTGCTAATAATAATTTTCCACTTCCACATCCACATTTTGTACACTTTGCATAGTTGGTTTGCTTATTTTCTGTCCAAAACGAACATGATCTACATATTGAGATTCTTTTATTCCATTGATGTGATTCTACCACAGGTCTTCCACTTTTTTTCCACGATACAAGAGAGTGAGCTAAATTTTTTGGAAGATTTTCAAATCCCAAGTCTCTTGCTTCAACTTCATATTGCTCTTGTGTGGGTTGTTGTGGTTCGTGTGTAGGTGGATTTGGTGAAACTGGTATTGGATTATTTAAGTGAATGTTAGAATCTTCGGTTTGTGAATTGATGTATTCTGATAAATGTTGTTTGAATTCAGCTGGTATATCAAATGTAGGATTATCTAAATCACCACCCACAGACTGTTTAACTTCATGTTCATTACTTTTATGTAATTGTGGTTCGTTCCTCCTGGCAACGGATTCAAGTTGCAGTTGGTTGTCGGTGGCGTTAATTGATATTGAATCTTCTGATTTGGTTTCATCCACTTCTTTATATTTAGCTTCAGTAAACTCACCGACCTGTCGGCCGTTTCTTTTGTATCGTTGATATAGTTTTCCCATTTTATCTTTCTCGAAAATAATTTTACTCTAAATACTTATATAGTACATGGATTCAAATATTATTACAATTCCAAGCACAAACGATGAACTTGATGCAGACTTATCCAAAAATAAAGATGAATACATAGATTTCATATACGGAGAGTTTGAAAGATTTAAAACATTAAAGACAATTCCCGAACACGTCAAGATTTTTAATTTTAAAGAAACTGACCTACAAGTCATTATACGAGAAGCAAATTATATCTCTAATATTGACAACTTACTAAAACACTATATAACAAAGGAGGAATATGAAAAATGTAATACGCTTAATAAATTAAAGAATAGAATAATGGATACTAATTAGTAGTAGCAGGAAATAGCATTATAAATAATAATAGTAGAGGAAATTAGGATGTCAAGCAAAAAACAAACAACCACCTCAGATGAAATAAGGTCGGATAGTCAATTACAAGACCAAATCAGAGAAAACGAGAAACCAAGAACATTAAAAATAAAACACAAAAAGTTTACAGATAAACAAAAAAACTTTGTAGATATCGGTTTAGCAGATAATACAAACATGATGTTTATCAACGGACCAGCTGGTAGTGCAAAAACATACATCAGCATATATTGTGGATTAAAATTGTTATCGGAACAAAAAGTAGAAGAACTAGTCTACATAAGAAACGCAGTAGAAAGTTCAGATCATAAGTTGGGATTTTTACCAGGAGCACAAGATGACAAGATGGCTCCGTATTTAGAACCACTTAAAGATAAACTTGAAGAATTTTTAAGTATCGTAGATATCAAATATTTACAAGAAGACAACCGAATCTACGGAGTTCCAGTTGGATTTTTGCGAGGAGCAAGTTGGACAGATAAGTTTGTAATTGTAGATGAAGCTCAGAACATGACAGAAAAAGAACTAATCACAATCATGACACGAGTCGGTGAAAATACAAGAGTGTTTATATGTGGAGACACAATGCAAAGTGACATCGGCAACAAATCAGGGTTTGCTAATATTCAAAATCTATTCAATGATGAGTCCTCTAAAGAGCAGGGAATATTCACCTTTGAGTTTGACGAAGACGATATTATTAGGAGTAAACTTGTGAAATTCATAGTCAGACGAATAAAAAGTTTAAGATAGGCCATATTTATTGAAATATAAAAAATATACATATATTTATTTATAGACAGACGAATTTAGGTTAAACAATGGCGAATCAAAAAATAACGGATTTAAACAAACACACCAAGTTGACAGGTGAAGACTTGTTTATTGTGGTTGACAAAGACGAGTACGGTACATCACCAACAGGTGAAACTAAAGCAATCACCGCAAAAACACTAGCGGAACAACTTGCAGAAATAAAACACTCGGATGTCGGCATCCGATTCAGTGAACTTGCAGACGTACCCAACGAGTATATCGAAAGTGCAGGATCGTTTGTAAAAATAAATGACACAGGTGACGGTGTTGATTTTACCGAGTCACCTGGTCATTCTGAGATAACCGTAAAATACGAAGAGTTATTTCAAAGTATTGAAAGCAACCAAGTTATTGTATATCGTGTAGGTGATGTATTGATGCGTGATCCTGCAACCAACACATATAAACACGCATCATCAGATAATCCAGATTCAGCTGAAGTTGTAGGAGTTATTCGTAAAATCAAAAAAGATATTGAAGGAGACATCGTTCAAGTTAATATCGCATTTGGTGGTCATGTAGTTTTCGAAGAACCGGTTCATGTTGAAAAAAGTCAAATTGACAATACATCAGCCATGGCAACCGAGTCAGTCTTGGTTGGAGGAAAAACCTACTTTTTGGGAAGAATTGGAAAGTTATCAGATTACGATCCTTCTATACAAGTCAATGATAGTGACCCACATATATCAAAACCACTATTAGTTGCGACAGGTCCTCAATCGGGTATCTTTGTTAATTATCGTGGTTTGCTTTCTGAAAAAACAGACGAACCTCATAAATTTGTGGTTGAATATAGTGCAAGTTGTAGCAAAATTAAAGTAGGTGACATAGTGCGAGTACGCAGGCGCATCAAACGTAATGTCAATGGAAATTTCGGTAGTGCTATAGAAAATGCTGATAATGCGTTTGACGGAATGCCCGAAAACATACGACCTGCATATCTAGACTTTGAGAGTGGAGAGTCACCCTATGTATTAGCCAACTCAGCATCACAAGATGCAGAACTTGCACATGAAGATGCGTATGCGTGTGAGTTTATTGGAATTGTGACAATTGCGTCTTCTGATTACTTCCAAATACAAACAAGTGGAATGATAACATTTGATATGCCGGCATCCGTTATATCGGATGATAACTCTGCCATTGAGAAATCAAATGCAATATTCAAACGAGGATACACATACTATTTGGAGTCATTTGATATAACTTCCGACCAAAACACAAATGTTTACACGAAACGTCTTAGACGAACACTTTACGATTATAGCACAGACGAAATAAATGATTACTATGGAAATTCAATTGTTGATTCTAACATTGAAGATGTAGTAACCGGTATATCTCCATTTAGAAACACCACAATAAACAATCCGTTCGCACGTGATCCAGAAACACAGAAAGTTACATCATATGCCAAACCTGTTTTTTATGCAGTTTCTGAAAATCAAATACTTTTATTGAACCACGCAACATATCCAATGCCGTTTGATGCGTGTAACGCAGTTAATCCAACTGCAAATCAACCATGTAAAGAATTTACTCAGTCAAAAAGTTTTACAATGAACGAAACACTTGGTGATGTAAATGAATTCTTGGGTGACAAGTGGTCAGATGCAAATAAGGGTGATACTGCTGATGTTCAATTAATAAATTTCAGTGAATCAACGATCAAACACCAAGTGTGGAAAAAGGTTGAAGAAAATTCAGCTGCAGGTGTTTGGCAAATGCAAGAAGGAGATACATAATGGGTTCTTTATACGACATAGGAAATTTTAGATACAAACACTTTACTTTTTACTCCCCGTGTGAAGCTGGAAGAGATTGCTTTCCATACGAAGGACAATCGGCACTTATAGACACGGAAATCAAAAACTTTCTAAATAAAGTATGGCCGTATCGTGGAGTATTAATCGGTGACTCATCTGAAGGTGATTATGCGTTCGTTACATATGTTCACAACGAACTTGATAATCAACAAACCCCAACACAGATAGTTGACAACATATACACATACACCCGTATACAACTTGGAACAGGTGAACCTCAGTGGGTTCAGGCAACAACTCCAAAGAAAACTTTAGAAAGAACAACATCTTAGAAAAATAGTTATGGCAACGTTACAACATAGATCAGCATTCAACCTCAGAGGAAGTCTTCCCTTGGGTGGAAGTGCAGTACAAACAATTGATTCAACTTGTGATGGAGTAGTTCTTGACAACATACACGAACAAGTAAGACAGGCTGCAAACGATTATAAATGGGAAACCAACCGAACTGCAATGCGGGCAAACTTAAAATATAATTGCCCCAAGGTTGGAGACGCAGTTAGATGGGACCCATCAATAAACGGATTTAATTTATCATATGCGATGTTTGATACAAACAACCCCACCGACCAAGAACATATGGTAGAAGTTGTGGGTATAGTTGAAAGTGTCACAGTTGATTGCACAGGTGACGGAATTGATTTCACAAACGATGACACAGAAACCAATGCAGTTATTGTACTGAGTGGCCAAGTTTCATTCAACACCTTACCAACCGAATCTAGTTTAAATCCAGGTATGGTATATTATTTATGGGACAAAGGTTCTCCTCAAACACTTGCTCTAGCAAATAATGTGGTGGGTGACACACACGAACCTGTAATCAGCAAACCATTATTTTTAGCAACAGGAACAAATTCCGCAATAGTTTTGACATATCGTCCTCTAACAGGATCACCAACAGGTGGTAAACCTAGATCAGAATCATATGAGGTTGATGTTAAAAACATCACAAGTGGGTGGAGAGTCAAAGTAAAAAATACTTCTGTTGTATCATCAAAACATCCACTCGTTGTGCAACTTGATTACGACAGAGCAGTTGGTCCACGTAGCAACCTAAACGGAAACGAAGTGTACTCAATGTTCAAGCACATTGGTATATTACATGACGAAATTGTTGCCAGTACAACTGTAGATGCAAACGGAATGACGACACTATTAAACGAAATAGAATTTGATGTAGACATAAATTCAGAGTTTGGTATAAGTGGAGGTATTGCCGGTAATGCTGAAAACGGAGTAAATGGTGTTGGTAGATTGACAGTTAGTTTAAAATCAAACACAACAGGATCAATGAGTGCAAGTGCATTAAGTTCACTTATACCACTACATACAACTCCGAGATATTTAAGAAAACCATCAGTTCAACTTTTAACAAAATGCAACGACACGAATGCATTGGGCAACATAACCACAAACGATCCTAACATTCCGGACTTGAAAGTAACTCAAGACGGAACAACACAGAATGACATTCAAGAAGGTATTGTATATGAAATTAAACTACTTGAGGCAGGTGGTGAGTGGGTGCATCGTGGTGGAGAAGACGAAGTTAATTACGTTCCAATGGCAGACGAACTACATTTTGAAATCAGTAGTTCTGCACTAGACAAACCAATCAGAAGTTCACTTGAACTGCACCACCCAGACAACAATACAGGAAACGGAGCTTCAGTTGAAGTTATTCCTGTTAATGATTCTGGAAAAGGACTAACAAAAAGTAAAGTTTATTTCAAATTTATAAACGCAGACGGAACGGATTTACACAAAAACCACTGGGCATACTCACTTGGAATTGCAGGACGTTCGTGTGATGATAAAATATGTTGTGATACATCAACACACATAAACATTGATGTAGAGCGTCTTGGATTAACAAATGCAGATGCACCTCTTAGTGATTTACTTGATGCAGATGATTCATATATGAACAATAAGGCAGCTGCTAGGTTGTATTCACTTGATCCAAACCAACTTCCGTCAATAACTAACTATGGTTCAGGTGATCCACTAATTGCGTCATTTAAGAATGCAAGAGAAGGTACAACACTTTGCTACTCAGGTAATATTCAACCAGGAAGCGAACCTTCGTTTATGGCATTATACTTTAACGATGCAAAACGGATACCATCAAGTGATCGTACCGCAAAGGCATATGATCCAAGATACATTGCAATTGAGATTGGGGCGCAAGACTCACTACAAGACCAAACAATAACAATAACACTAAAACGTGATACAGACGATCAAGTGTGCATTGAACTTGAGTTTGACGGAAGTGCAACTGGAACTCATTATACATTTGAAGAATTGTACGCAGAGGGTAAGGTAAAAAGTTGGGGAAGTAAACTTGATAGTCATAACTACTTCGGCAATATAGCACCCACCTCCACGGTGGATGGATCTTTTGGTAACACAAACGAATCTACAACCACCAATGGATAAGCAAAATATCACAATAGTAGTTCCTATATATAACTTAGGATCTTTTAGGTTTAATAATTTTTGCTTTTTGGTAAAAAAATTAAACAATCTCGGTTGTTCTGTTATTGTAGTTGAACAACGATCAGACAGAACAGGACCCGTTGAGCAGATAGTTCTTAGTTTAGAAAACGTATCCCACTCACTTGTTGAGGTGGACGGTTTGGATTTCAATAAATCAAAATTAATAAATTATGCGTTTAAGAGAGTGTACACTGAGTTCATGTGGGTGGTGGACGGTGACTTTTACACAAACTTTAAAGATGTCATCACCGATGCTGATAGTTCATCTGACTTGATAGTACCGTTTAGTGAAGTTTTGTTTTTAAACAAACAAGAATCTAATAATTTACACACATCTGGTAGTGTACTATTAAATCACGATGAAAAATACAAAACCAACAATCAAGAAGGTAAATTTTCCTTTATAGTAAGATCGTCCGTATTTTCTAATTGCAAAGGAATGAATGAAGATTTTTACGGATGGGGATTTCAAGACTTGGATTTCGTGGAAAATAGATTAATGGGTGACGAGTTGAAATCACGTGTGCAAATCAGGGCGTATCATATGTTCCACTTACCTCAATCAAAAGACAACATAGAGATAAACCGAAAGTTATATTTAAACTACAAAGAAGTTAATATCAAACAGGTTGTAAAAGATAAATTAAAAGAATATGTGGGTCAGGCAAATCAACTAAGTCAAAGCAAAACCGACTTATACACCAAAAAACACAAACCGAAAACCACAGAAACCAACACATCGGTAAAAACAAAAATTACTAAACGTGTAGTTAACAAGTGGAGTAAACCAACTTTTGGAATTTTGTATTCATGTAATAGCAAAATATACTACCCAACCAACGATGTTATTACAATTCGAGACACTACACTTGTAGAGTATAAACGAATAAACGGAAAACTTTCAAAGTTGTCCACAAAAAAGCATTTTTTATATTACTACATGGAATACATATGTCATGTATATGGTATGTTCAGCTCAAACGAATCAGTTTTGTTTGCAAATGATAGTTTTTGTAAATCCCATGAGCAACTTGCTGATTTTTCGGAAAAGTTGAAACATATAAGCAACGGAAATATCCTTAATTTAGATGATTCTAACTTCATGTTCGTACACGAAGAGCAGAACATAAAACAAGGTGGAACTAGCAAAAAATTCTCTCCACAGGGATGCTTTTTCGTAAACACGGACTTGATTCTTAAAAAGAAATTTGATTTTTATTACAACCTATATACAAAGTTTGGGAACATGACAAACGAGCAAATTGGAGAGTATACATCAAAAATTCGTTCTATTTTTCTTGACAATTAAAAAAACGTTTAGTAGTATAGGTTCTGTGAAAAATTATACAGAAACTGAATTAGAACAAAACTACACGGCATTCCTTAAGTTTATTGAAGATACATTTACAGGAGACCGACAGGAAAAGTTGCTATATATGTACGGTACCGATGACAATTGCTTTGGTTTACGGGCATTAACTGCTCCTGCAAGTGGAACAATACATTATCACAACGCATATGACGGAGGTTATATTGACCATGTAATGAATGTGTGTCGTGCAGCTAGAGGACAAAAAGTTCTACTACAGAGTTTGGGAGCAAGAATTGATTTTACAGATGACGAACTAATGTTTTCGGCACTTAACCATGATTTGGGTAAGTTAGGTTCACTTGACGGTGAGCAATACCAACCGAATGATAGTGATTGGCACATCAAAAATCAGGGTAAGTTATATAAAATGAACACAGACATCCAATGGATGAGTGTAACAGATCGTTCAGTATTTATATTACAACACTTTGATATCAAGTATACCGAAAAGGAGTTTCTCGCAATAAAATTATCAGACGGAATGTACGATGATTCTAACATTCAGTATCTAAAATCCTTTAATCCAGATAACGGACTTAGAACTGAACTTCCACGGGTGCTTCATTGGGCAGATCATATGTCATGTGTATTAGAGAAATCACTAACAGACGAAAATTTTAAATTTGAATAGTGATATTTGACAAATTTAACATTTTATAGTATATTTATACCATAAGACAATGCTCAACTGAGATTGTCTAACGAATGCCCACATCGGGATTTGTAACTAAAATAGGAAACATAAAATGAAAAACTACGGATTACACAAGTCCAACGGAACAGGACTTAATAAACACGTTCCAACACTAAGAGACGAATTTTTGATACCATTCGACTCGTTGTTTGATAAAGTTGTAGGTCAGGCCTTCCCAAACTTTGGACAAGAGTTTGGAGTAAATTTCTTCGGAAATAGTTCATACCCAAGAGTAAATGTCGCGGATCATAAAAAAGAAATTCGCATAGAAGCTGAAATTGCAGGTCTTGCTAAAGATGATGTGTCGGTTGAGTATGAAGATGGTCTTCTTACCATTGCGGGAGACAAAAAATCAGAAATACTAGATCCAGATGTAACATATGTGTATAAAGAACTTAAACGATCTTCGTTCAAACGTTCGTTTAAAGTAGATGAAACCACATTACAGGTAAACAACATATCAGCCAAGTTTGACAACGGAATACTGAATGTTATTATTCCCAAAAAGGAAGTAGTTGAAACTAAATCAAAGAAAGTCAAAATTCTTTAATATTTGGTTTAAACTATTGTATTAATTTAAGGGGGTAATTTTTTTACCCTCTTTTTTTATAATTATATTATATTTATAGTCATTGAAGACATCACATAAAATGGAACTTGGGGATATATATTAATATGAAGGTATTTACTGCAATCATAGGAGGACTTGCACTGGCAGTAGCAGGAACTGCAGCTTTCTTTTCGGTACGAGGTATTGGTTTATTGTTTGCAGGAGCAGCCATTGCCGTTATGATAATGGCGGGTGTTCTTGAGGCAGGTAAACTTGCTATGACTTCTTTTTTATATCGTTATTGGGAACGAATTCCGAGATTGTTAAAATGGTACTGCACGATTGCAGTTGTGGTTTTAATTGGAATAACGTCACTTGGTATTTATGGATTTTTGAGTGATGCATACGATGACACTCGTTCAAGGGTGGAAATGCACGAAAGCAACATTGAAACTTTAAACAAAGAAATTGTTGTTATTGAAACTGAGATTAAAACCTTAAAGAACACAGATATCACAGTCGAGGGTAAGAAAACAGAAACAATCGCAGGTTTTCAAAAAATCTACGATGATTATGTTAGTGATAGAAGAAACAGACAAGAAGCTTTATCTTCACGGAACAAAGGTGATGCAGAAGTAAGAGCTAATCGTAGACAACAATTACTTGATCGTCTTTCAACATTAGACTCTTCAAAAACTGCAATAGAGTCTAAGGGTGGTGGGTTATTTTCAAGTAACAAAAAGAAAATAGAAGAATTAAAAGTTGCTCAACAACCAGAACGAGATTCCATTGCGTCTTCACTATCATCAATTTCAGAAGAAGAAAGTTCCGCAACAAAATCATACAATTCTGCACTTACAAAGATAGATGACGAGATTGCAACAGAATACGATAAATTTGTGGAAAAGGTAAATGGACTTCGTGATACAACAAATGATTTAGATAATGTATCTGTTATTGAAGACAAATATACCAAGATAAAATCAAATCAAGCAGATATACTTGTAGAAAAAGAAGGAATTCGTGCAACGGATATAGGAAGTTTTCGTTTTATTGCAGAATCATTTAATATGCCAGTTGATCAAGTTGTTAAGTGGTTTATTATTGTGATCGTTTTAGTATTCGACCCGGTGGCAGTTGCACTTGTGTTAGCATATAACATTATGGTAGGTGGAAAAATGACTCTGGGAGAAGAGTTACCGAAAAAAAAAATTGGATAGATAAGTTACCATTCACCGACAAGTTACAAACAGACGGTGACTTTGACGAAGAACAGGATGTTATATCAGAAACCCCAACTCCGTCTCCAACTCCAACTGAGACTCCGACTCCCGAGGAAACTCCCACACCAACTCCGTCACCAACTCCGTCACCAACTCCGTCTCCAACGGAGACTCCGACTCCTGAGGAAACTCCCACACCAACTCCCACACCAACTCCGTCACCAACTCCGTCTCCAACGGAGACTCCGACTCCTGAGGAAACTCCCACACCAACTCCGTCTCCAACGGAGACTCCGACTCCTGAGGAAACTCCCACACCAACTCCGTCACCAACTCCGTCTCCAACGGAGACTCCGACTCCGTCTCACATTCCAAGTTTGAAACCAACATCCCAAGAAGATGAAAATGTTATGTCAACACCGATGTATAACACAGATGACCCAAATATAGCAGGACCTTACTATGTTCCGTGGAAAAAAACATCAATGGAGGCACATGACAAATATTTTGCAAAGAAGATATATAGAAAAAATTCAGGTGAATATATACCTGATAGCACTCTCGGAAATGTACCTACTAATAATGACGAATAAAATATATATATACTTATATTTATTAAACACTTGACTTTTCCCACTATATTCCTATAAACTTCATTATGTACATTAACATATATTTAGTTTTTTCTGCCATACTTCTGTTCATTATATTAATTTATATAATAGTAAATTTGTATAAAAAAAATTCAACATACGAAAATTGGGTATACGAATTAAACGAATCGTTGTCCGACGTTTTACGCAATTGGAATACAATTGACTCCAAGCAGATGTTTGAAAAAGATGACGAAGTTGGTGTAGTGTATGAAGGAATTGATGATATCATGAAAGACATAGAAACAAGGACAACCAAAAATGGCTAACAAACAGAAACAAACAGAAACCAAACCAGCAGAGGTTACGGAAGTTAAACGGGTAATAAAACGCAGACGCAGAAAAAAAGGCAAAGGTAAGCAATACTTCACACAAGAAACTGAAGATGCAATTGTAGAATACAATGGTTCTGAAGATGTAAAGATTAGAAATGATATATACAACGAACGAATACGATACGCATTTGATAAACTAGCCGAAAACATTTTAAACACATTTAAATTTTCTTATTTTCAGTGTAGTCACGAAGAAGTACAACAAGAGGTTGTCAGCAACTTGGTTGGCAACATACACAAATACAAACAACAAAACGGAAAGGCCTTTTCATACTTTTCAATTATAGCAAAAAATTTCCTAATTTTATACAACAACGGAAACTATAAAAAATTCAAAAGACACATGAGTGTGGACGATGATGAAATTGTATATGAACGAAAAGAATTAACAGTAAATCCAAAAAATGAAGTCAAACTGAAAGAGATAAATGAATTCATCAGATTAATGATAGAGTATTATGACACAAATCTGGAAAATATGTTTAAGAAACCACAAGAGTTAAAAATAGCAGCTGCAGTTGTAGAAATATTTAGACGATGTGATTCAATTGAAAACTTCAATAAAAAGGCAATATATTTGTATATTCGTGAAATGACAGATTGTAAAACTCAAAACATTACAAAGGTTGTAAATAAAATGCGTGATGTGCAAAAGACTATAACAAAGTCTTATTTTAAAAACGGATACATTGATAAGAACTGAAGATTCTAAAAAATATATACATCCATATTTATATTTACTATGGATTCAGATACAGAAATTTTTAAAGGAAAAACATTTTCCTCTTTGGTAAAGGACATTTATTTCAACTCTAGTCACAAAAAGGAGCAAATAAATCAACTTATAAAAGACCTAAGAGAAATGGTCAAAGACCTCGGGTCGGCAACAGTTATAGCTCCTATGATAAAAGACTATATTGATGTGGGTATAAAAAACGATGATCAACTCGTTAAATTATCCGCGGTTCTACAAAGATTTATAGCTGGAACTTCGGGAGGAGGAGATGACGGAGCAACTGGTGGAGGGCTGTCCGATGCAGAAAAAGAACAACTACTTTCTACTGTTAAAAAAGAACTAGATGATCTTGAAAAGACCAACTCTGTTGTGGAAAAAACACTCGATAACGCAGACGTACCAAACGAAGAAAAACTAATTGGATAATAACGATTTATGGCTTATACCAAGTACATAAAAAAATCAGTAACAAAGGAGTTGAATACCAATCATCTGGTAACTCACAGACATCTGGTGAGTGGAACTCCTGATAATACTGAGTTTTATGAAATGGAACCTGGAGTGGTTGTGGATGTAATACGAGATGAAAACCATCCCATATTTTCTGACGAAGAGTTAAAACCGGAGATTTCTCCTGATGAGTGGCCTGCCGGATTTAATTCCGATGGGCAGGTAGATTATTCATGGATAGGTAGAGTTAAAGTGCGTTTGTTGTATAGTCAAAACAAAGCACCATTAAACGAACTATCGTGGGCGTTACCTGTGGATGGAACAATAAAAGAATATCCACTATTAAATGAAACTATAATTGTCACCAAATATGTAAACAACTTATATTATACACGTAGATTAAATTCAAGAAACTTTTTAAACAACTCAGCTGACTTTAGAACAGAACCAAGATTCGGTGCAAATAATCGTCTAAATTCTAAAAATTGTCCCAACTTAAAAGGTGCATTGAATTCATCTAATATCAGTAAAGCATCAAATCAATATGGTCAATATCTTGGCAAGTACTTTAAAGCAAATAACCGAGTTAGACCACTTAAAAACTTTGAAGGGGATACCATTATAGAAAGTCGGTTCGGTTCTAGTATTAGATTTGGTTGTTATGAAGATAATCCTGAAATTGATGTAGGATCTGCTACTGGTAGTGGAGATGCGTATGATTCCAATTTAGGCAATCCGATGATTATCATTCGCAATAGGCAACACCCAAGAGGGGGTGACGAGGAAATTTATTCACATACTATGTTAGAAGATATCAATAAAGATGGTTCGTCTATTCACATAACCAGTGGTAAAACAATAAGTAAATTTGCTCCTACTTTGTCCGGTCCTTCTGATGACAGTGGTGGAGCAAAACCAAAGGGATTTGGGGGTCTTTCAAAATTAGCAAACTCTTCGGTTGGTACGGGTATAGATCCTGCCAACATGGTTGCACAGACGGGGGCAATGACATCAGCAGCTGGAGCAGTGGGGCAATCGGGTCTCAATTTAGCAGAAACTGCCGGAAATGCATATGTCGACCAACAACTTGCTGGTCCAATGGCAGCTGCTCAGACAGGAGCTAGTGTGGCACAGGGAGCATCTTCGGCATCCGGTAGTGGAGGGGGTGGAGGAGGAACATCCACCTCGGACAGAACAGGACCAACCGCAGCTGCACAAAAAGCATCGCAGGGAGACTGGTCCGGATCAATTGGTTCAAGTATGGGAACTGCGGTAGGACAGGAAAACGGTGCAAAAGTGGGTGGTCGTTTGGGAAACATGGGAATTGAAAATGCTTCCAAGTTGGTTAAGGTTGAGGGTGTGTCAACAGGTGGAGTGGGGGTAGCATCTGCAACAGCTTCAATTGGGGGAAGTGTAGGATCAACCGGAGTTTCCGGAGCCACAACTCATTCTATCGGAACATCTGCGGGTAAAAAAACCTTTATGAAGGGTGTGGGTCTTGGAAATTTCTCACTAAACTCCACATATGAAAGTGGAATTATAGGTGCAATAAAAACTGCAAACAAAGTAGGAAAATCTACCTTATTAAAAAAGACAAAGGCAGGACGAGCTTTATCCGCTGCATCTTCCCTCGGAATTGGAATTCCGGGTGCGGGTGGTCTAGGTATAAACTCAGGTGATAGTTCTATGTTCAAAATTTTCAAATTGGCATCATTTGGTGTTCGTTCCATATGTGCAGGTTTGAAAAATAAAAATGATTTTGGATCAGACACAGAAGAATCCCTCGGGTGGTTACTTTCGTTTGGGATCAATCTGGAATTACTTGCTCTACTTATGGCAATTTTTGATAGATTGCGAAATCTAAAATTTAATTTCGGTTCTATGTTTTCATTTGATTTAGATAGTCTTACATTTGATTTATGTGATTGGATGAATCAAGTTGAGTTCGGTTCGTCATTAACTGACACACTAAAAGGAGAAGCAGGAAAAATGCTTGGTGGGGGTTTGACAGGAAGTGGTTCTTCCGGAGCAGGATTGTTGGGAGGAGTCGGTGCAGGATTATTAGGAGGACTAACAGGATCAGCTTCAAACAAAGATAAAACAAATGCCCTGGGGAAAGATTTATCTGCCAAAGGAACACTTGGTGCGTTCACAAGCAGGGATTCTGACTTTGGTCAACAATTTCAATTAATAACAGACGAAGAAAAGGAACAACTAAAGGCATCCGGTATGAACTTTGGGTCAATGGGGTTATCGTTAAAAAAAGGAAATAGTCAAGTAGCCACGATGGGATTTGATCCGTTAACTGGACTGCTTAGAAAGAAATCTCCCGGAGGAGCAAGTACATTTAGTGCATCCGTTGATCCAAGTGCAGCTAGTTCATCTAAAGTGGCCAGCAACTTGGGAGCAATAAGTTATATGTCTGGTGGAGGGGGAATACAATATGGATCGTCTGTTGATGCCATTAACGAACGAGATGCAACCAAAGAAATAAAAGACCCAACAGGAACTTCACCACAAACAACAACGGGTTCAACAGATACAGCCACAGGACCTTCAACAACAGGCCCGGATTCGTCAACTGAAGAATCTGTACCAGGATCACCAACTCCATCTTTTGGTGGACCCGAATCATCACCAAGTGGAACGTCACCATCAACCGGTGGAACAACTGGTTCTGTTTCATCTCAACCAACCCAAGGTGGTTCTCAACCATCTAGTTTAGCATCTGATCCATCTACACAATCTTCTCCAGTTGCACCAACAACAACAAGTCCATCTGCATCAAACGGAGTTCAGGCTGCCCCACCTATGCCAGATTCGGTCAATTCGTTTCACACAGGTGAGAAAATAACAGCTGCTGACTTAGCAGGAACACCACTCGCAGGTGCTGACTTAAATGCAGTTGCTTGTTTAGCACCCGCTGATCTTGCTATGTTAAAAGATACAAAAGCAGTTGCTGATTCTATTCAACAAGCAACTGATGCAGCTAATCAAGCATTTGATGCTAAACTGGAACAAGCAGAAACTGAGGCACTTGCAGAGGGTGGGGGTGAACTTATATTTGGTGGCCAACTTCCAAAATTAGACGGAAATCAAATAATACTAAACTCAGACCGGGTTTTAATTTCTTCAAAAGTTGGAGAGATGGTCAGTTTCTCGAAAGGAAAATACGCAGTAGCTACGGACGGAGAGTTGACAATGAATGCAGTAAGTCGAATAGTAACCGTCACAGCTGAACACACTTCGTTGGTTTCCCCTACAATTCACCTTGGAGATTATGTTACAACCAGACATCCTGTACTAAAAGGAGACGCTGCGGTTTCTTGGTTGAATTCATTGTGTGGTTGGTTGGGTTCTCATACCCACCACGATCCATACATATCAACAAGCAGCTCAGCTCAACAAGGACAATTATCCGGATTAAAAGCAACTTTGCCTACATTATTAAGTACACGGGTATTTATAGACGGATAATATGTATATAGATATATTTATAATTATGAAAAAAGAACAACTAACTAATCTAATAAGAGAAGCGGTGAGAGCAGAATTGAAATCTTTTCTACCCAATGTGCTGAAAGAACTCAATACACTCACCAAACAACCCAAGAACAATGCTGATTTAGTTGAAGTTACAAGGAAATCACTGAAGAAAGTTCGTGCAGATAAACCAATTAAATCTAACACAAACTATAAAACATATTCTAAAAACTCTGCTATAAATGATATACTGAATGAAACAGTAGGTGGAATACCACAAGAAGGGGGTGTGTCATCTGGAATAAATGAAGTTAAAGATTTTCAAGGTCAGGTCGTTGATGTTGACGCATTACCTGATCATGTTTCCAATGCACTAACCCGGGATTATTCGGCAGTATTAAAAGCAGTTGATAAAAAACGAGGAAACATTAAATGAGTGGAGATGGTTTAGGTATAAAACTACCCTACACACGCAGTAACAAAGAAGGGTATTTTGCTCAAGTTGAAACTGAACTTGACAAAGCAAGAACCAACTTAACGATGTTGTTGATGACATCAAAGGGTGAGCGACCGATGATGCCCACATATGGAAGTGATTTAAAAAAAATACTATTTTCTCAAAACACAGAAGGAGCGGTTGATGTTGAATTTGAAGATGCAGTTGTTGATGCAACATCAACTTGGATGAATAGTGTGGTTATCACGGACGTAAAGATAAACCGAGATCCTATAAACAATCCATATCAAGCAGAAATTAAAGTGACTTTTGAACTAACAAATCTACCTGACTCAGAACAAGAGTTGGACTTACAAATAGAGGTTTAATTATGACAACCGATATGGACATATTCGCAAATAAAAAAGGTAAAGATATAAATTACCTTAGTAGAGACTTCAACTCTTTTAAATCAAGTTTGGTACAATATATAAAATCATACTTTCCTGGATCATACAAAGACTTTAGTGAAAACTCAACAGGAATGATGTTTGTAGAATTATCTGCGTATGTTGGTGATGTTTTGTCTTATTATATAGATTATCAATTTAAAGAGGGATTTTTGCAATATGCAAGTGAACGAAATAACATAATGACACTTGCGGGTTATTTAGGATACAAACCAAAACCATCGGTTCCTGCATCCACAAATATTTCAGTTATGCACATAGTACCATCAAAACTTGATAGCATGGGAAAGAATATTCCAGACATGAAATATGCATTAAATATTGAAGCTGGTATGGAAGTTAGGTCTGGAGATAATTCTGATATTGTGTTCAGAACAACCCAACCAGTAATCTTTGCCGAAAATACCCAAGACTCTCCATTAACCATTAAAGTTTTTCAAAGAGATTCTTCTGGTCAACCTGTGTATTACTTGCTTAAAAAACTTGCCCATGTATCAAGTGGAACTTTAAAAAGAAAAGTTGTTCAAGTAGGTGAGGCCTCTTCATTTTATGAAATAGAGTTGGGTGATACTAATGTGCTGGAGGTGGTTTCTGTAAAGGACTCTGATGAAAATGCTTGGCACGAAGTTCCCTATCTAGCTCAAAGCACGGTGTTGATAGATGAACCAAACAACTCAAGAAATAGTCCACTTTATTCTAAATACGCAACAACGGTTCCCTATGTATTGCGATACATGAAAACCTCAAAAAGATTTGTGGTACATACAAATACAGACAACACAACCACAATTGAGTTTGGAAAGGGTGATGATAAAATTGACGATGAACTTATAGTCCCGAGTATGAGTAATGTGGGTCGTACTATCAATACAAATCGTTCTATTTTAGACATGGGTTACGACCCAAGCAACTTTTTGAAAAACGATTCATACGGAGAAGCACCATCCAACACAGAATTGACAATTGATTATTATGTGGGAGGTGGTGCGAGCTCCAATGTTGCAAGTAACACACTTAACAACATCAGTCTCGTTTCATATGCCGAGTCAAATGAATTTTTAAATGCAAACGAACGATCCACATTAGAAGGAATTAAAAATAGTTTAAAAGTAAACAACGATGAACCTGCACGTGGGGGTAAGGGTGCTGAAAGTGATGAAGAAATAAGATTAAAAGGTTTGGCCTCTTTTCCTGCTCAACTTCGTGCAGTTACTAGAGAAGATTATGTTATTCGAGCATATTCTATGCCAGCAAAGTTTGGAAGTGTCGCGAAGTCGTTTGTAACAAAAGACGGAATTTTAGATACACAATCTCAACTTGATATAATTAAAACAAACGAAACGAACCAAGATATATCACCCGAATCAATAAATACCGTATACGGAGAAGTGAATAATCCGTTTGCGATAAATATGTATGTACTTAGTTATGATGAAGATAAGAAACTAACACAACCCAATGAACTTGTTTTCAAAAATCTAACAAGATACATGACACAATATAGAATGTTAACTGATGGACTAAACATATCCAGTGCGTTTATCATTAACATCGGAATATATTTTGAAATCTCTGTTCTTCATAACTTTAATCAAAAAGAGGTTCTTGATAACACTATGGTTGAACTAACAAATTATTTTGAGATAGATAATTGGCAAATTTCACAACCAATTGAAATTAGTAGTTTAGAAATAATGATTTCAAAAATAAACGGAGTTCGTACGGTGGGCAACTTGAGGATTGTAAACCTTACATCAAATGATGGAAATTATTCCGTAAACGAATATGACATAGAGTCGGCCACCATTGGTAAGATATTATACCCATCAATGGACCCATCAATATTTGAAGTAAAATTTCCTGGTAGAGATATAGTTGGGAGGGTTGTGTCGTGAATATATTTTACAACCCAGAAAAAGATTCAACGATTTATAGTCAGTCAGCAATCAGAGAACTAAACTTTGGTAAGTCCGAGATATTAGAATTAAAAAACTCATGGTCTGTGGGAAGAGGAACGGGTATATCTAGAATTTTGTTGCAATATAACATACCATTCAATTTAGAAAACTATCAAGACTTTGAACATCTCAAGTTTTATTTGGAACTGAAAATAACTCAATCTGAAGAATTAACAGATACAACTCAAATATCTGCATTTCCTATATCTGATTATTGGCAATCAGGAATTGGAATCGGTTTAGATGCCGATCCTGTTTATCAACCGGTCAACTGGATATACAAAACAGATTCAGAAAAATGGGAGTCTGAAGATGATGAGGGTGGGGGTTCTTATTACACACACATTGAACGATGTGGTGAAGACAAAATCCCAATTTCATGCACATATACATTTTCACAAAAAACATCGGACGTTAATTTAGATGTGACATCAATTGTAAAGTGTTGGATGCTAGGTGACATCCCAAATAATGGATTTTTAATAAAATTCACCCAAGAAGGTAGAACCGAACGAAATCAATCTATAAAGTTTTATTCTAGTGACACCAACACTATATACTCTCCACGACTAAGAGCTGCATATTTTGATTACGTAAGTCAACAACCAAACACACCACCTTCAAGTGAATCGGGTAGTTTATCAGGAACACTACAACAACTTAGTATTTCTAACCAACCAACTTCAGAAGTTACTGATTACGATCTTGGTTGGGAACGGGTTATTGTTGGTTCGTGTGAGACTATATTGGATCATACAAATGTAATCAACAAACCAACTCCATCTTTAACTGGAGATATCGTTGCCAAAATAAAAACTATTAGGAAAAAATACTTCAACAACGAGCAAATAAAGTTCAATTTGTCGGTTAGACACAAACACCCAATCAAAACATTTTCTGACAAAGCAACATACTCTGGTAAAAATATAGTAGATGCTGATATGTTTTACAGCATAAGAGATGCAGAAACTCAAGAGGTTATAGTTGGTTTTGATGAATATTCTAGAATAAGCAACGACTCTGCTGGTCACTTTTTTATACTAGATTTAAGTGGACTTCATGTGGGTAGATACTATGTGTTTCGTTTATTGGTTTCTGGTGAAAATGGAAACGAAATTTTTGAAGACACACGAACATTTGAAATCGGAAGTTAATAGTGAGAAAATTGCCAGAATATTTAAAAGAAGAAGATTTCAACCAAACTGAATTACAAAAGTTATTAAATTCGGGTGAACTTGAGAATGATATAGATTCGTTTAATACAATAAGTTTTTCAACGGAAACCACGAACCAGGATTCTAAACTCGAAAACTATATAATGCTTATTCCGACAGAAAAACGAAAGGCGATTCCACCACAACTTGAAACTTATGTACCAACTGTTGTAACAGATTTTGCAGGTGATATCGCATCTAATCCGGATGAGGATGTACAATTACTTGATGAACTAGAAAACTTAGAAGAAGAAATGGACAACATGATAACATCTGAGCAAATGCTACAAGCACAAATTGACGAACTAAGCAACAGACTAGATACAGAAATAAGCAACACTGTTAAAGAAAAAGAAACAGCGGCCGAAACATATTCAGCAGCCAAAGACATTATCGTATCACAACGAATTGCAGCTGGAGAGGGAAATTCTCCACAAGAGTTTAGTGATGTATTTCCGTTTTTACCAATAACCGCAGAAGAAAAAGCAAACCAAGTACCTGACCCTCTTCCATTTATGGGTGGATACGAATAAGGATCAATAAAATATGCCTGATTTTTTACAGTATATACAGGATACTCCTTACGAGAAGAAACGACTAACTCGGGGGTATGATGTAGATGAATCTACTTTATCTATCGGATTTGCTGAAGAACCAACTCCTTATGACTTTGGATTATCTCCAAAAGACTCAATAGAATTTTCAGTTTATTCTTCAGATGGAATAAAACTCGCATGGAAAGTCGTTGATGATGAACCTAACTATGAAATCATAAACTTAGATTACACCAATATGTCTGATGAACGTGTTGGTGGGCAGGCCAGAATATTTACTAAAAACTATCCTACCATTGACGGAAGTGTTGTAGTTTCACCCAGTATAGATGCCAAATCGGTTGGAATAGATTCTGGTTATTATTATATGAGGTATTCGTTTGTAAACGATATAATTGGGTCTTCGGCAAATAAAAGTAAGTTGTTGATAAAGGATATATCAAACTCACGAACTGAAATAAAAGTTATACCTGAGTGTTTAAAAACCTCAAACCGACCCGAGGATATTTCTCTATCATTTGAATACGAAAACTTTTCAAACAAAAGACTACCGGTTTCTCATTTGTACAACTTTACAGAAAAGTTATTAAAACCAACTAATATAATAGCAAACGAATTTGATGAGAGTTTATCTGAATTACTCACAGATTATGAAACTTCTATGGAACTGGCCATGGAAATGCTGGGCAACACCGACCGAAAACAAGTGTTTATAGAAATTGAATCGGTTAGAAAACGTGTATTTGAACTGTATAAAAACACATTGTTATCAGAATACAATGAAGTATATTCTAGAACAGACTTTTATGTACAATATATAAATTCAATAAACTATGAGATTTCAAAGCAGAAACGATTAGCAGATTCAGAGGTATCACCACAGATTATTGATTTATATAAATCTGTTTTGATAATTTTATTTGACTCAGATTACTTGAATACTCTATTTGTTGACCGATTTGAAATGTATTTTAATAATTACATAAACTTTGGTTCGGCCGAGAGTTACCCCATATTGTCAGTCTCTTCTGCAAATGAAAACATAGGAGATGTTGAAAAACACGTTCCTATGATAATAAAACTATCAGAACCATTGCCACAAACAATAACAACTGGTAATCGTCTTTATATATCAAACAAACTATATTCAGATGATGTGGTGCAAAAAGTAAATTATTACCAAGAAATAAAATCTAATTTAACAAAACTAAGAGGACCAAACCGATCACAGGTAGTTTCAAATTCTGGTACAAAGGAATATACAAAAGACGAACTACAAACGGAGTCGGGTACATCTGAAATAGATTCCACCACCATCGCGATGTCATCTTATTTTAATTCCAATATTAATAAAGGAATGACAAAGTTTGATGAGTTTTCCGACTTTGTAAAGTTTTCATCTGCAAAGGGTCAACTTGATGTGTTTATTCAAAAGTTCTCAAAACTATCTAAGTTGATAAATACAATTACTTCATATGAATATTCAATTGAGGTTATTGATAAAAAAATAGAAGACAACAAATTACCAGATACCCAGTCATCCCGATCATCTATTTCAATTTTACAAAGAATTGATCTTAAAGAAAAACTTACTGAACTAGACAATGAACTACTTATGTTGTCTGATTACGAACGATTTTTATTTTACACAGAATCTGTTCGTGCATATCCACGAAGCACCGATTTATATATATCAAAAATAACAGGATCAAATAGACTTGCCAATGGTCGGTACGTATCGTATGGATATTTTAACGATAAAACTTCGTACAAGCACTGGTTGGCTGATTGGTTTTTTTGGTGGGACTCACAAACATATCAATGGGTGTTATCAGACACACAATACACAAAGGGTGGTGTATTCTTCGCAGTAAAAAGTGAAACATATTTTTACGAAGCTGAAGCAAAGTGGTCTGATACAAATGAGTTCGAAGATGATGTTATTCTCAAGGTTTCAAAAGAAACTATTGAGTATGGTCCTGAAAAAGGAAAACTTGCTCCTGAATATGTAACGGAAGATGTAGCTGATTGGTCTAAAACAAGTTTGGGTTATAAGTGGTACATAGACATGGCAACCGAGGCAACTTATTACGACAAAAGCAACGATGACTATTTAGCATTAAACATACCAGAGTTTTTAATAAGAGATGATTCCAACGAAGATTTCATAAAGTTACTTAGTGCAGTTGGTTTAACATTTGATACAATTGATAACTACATCAAAAATATGGGGAACTCACGCGAGGTCAGAAACGATCCTAACAAGGGAATTTCCGATGATCTTGTGTATTACTTTTTAAATGCATACGGAATGAGTGTGTCGGGTAAAAACACCCGTGCCGATCCAGCTTCAAAGTTAAAACTAAAAGACGAAACCAGTTCCGAGTACAAAAGAACACAGACCTGGAGAAGAATGCTAAATAACTTAGCATACATACTAAAAACAAAAGGCACACGTGAAGCAGTAGAAGCACTTATCAAGTGCTATGATATACCAGAACAACTTTTCGTTACACGTGAGTATGGTGGCTCTTCATTAGAAGACTCGTCCACAAAGTTTTCGGAATTTTCATTTGATACATATGATTATAGATTATCAATTCAAGAAGAAGATGAGTATGTACAAGTTCCTTGGAATTACAATGATTTAAAACCAAAAGCACTTGAATTAAAATTGCACATACAATCAACTGCATCATTGACACCCAAGTTTTATGAAGTCGAGTTTACACCTATAATTGAATGTGGAGATTGGTCGTTTGGAATAAAACGAAACACATCAAATTCTGACGGGTGGTGGAGGTTTTACATAAACTTTGCGGGCAACATTACTTATGGTGCTGACCAAGATTCACCATTTGACGCAGTAATACCACCAAATGACAAAGACCCGTTGTATATGCACCAGGACGATGGATACGACATACTCATACAAGTTTCTGACAAATACAAAGGCCTTAAAAGAAAAATGTTGTCTGTTTATGTCAAACGGCAGAATGATGGAGACCTAGTTTTAGAGGAAGTGGTGGATGTCTTAATTGACGAGACATCATACATTAATTTTTCAAAACCAACCGATCTGTTCATCGGAAATTACACAGGAGGTGCGTTTCAGGGTGAAATCGATAGACTGAGAATTTATACGCACGAAATAGAAGAAGAGGATTTTAATCAGCACATAAAGTTCGGTCAGTCTTATAGTTTACGAGTTACTGATAAGTCACTGGAGGATACTCTCATATTTAAAACTAACTTTGATTATCCACACGACGTTTCGTACTCTTCAAACTACCAATATGGGTATGGAATAATTCCCAATTCTTCTTTAAAAGATAGTCACTCTAAGCATTTAAAATGTTACAACTTTAAGAAAACAGAGTATCCATATAATTTCGTTGGTTCTTACAAAAAAGAGTTCGCAGAACTTCCTGCATTTGGTGCTCAGGTTTTCAACAACAAAAAAATTCGTATAGAGGAACAAGAAACAACTGCAAATCTAAATCCGTTTAGTCGTGTAACGAAACGTTCACTTGATCGTGTTGGTATTGATACTAATAAACTTGGTGTGTTTTTTGGAAAAAGTGTTTCATTAAACGAAGAGATTATTAAATTTTTCGGAAAAATAAAACTTGGTGATTTTATAGGAAACCCAGAAGACTACAACAAGAAACAATATACAGAACTCACCAAACTTAGAAAGATATTTTTTAAACACGGATTTGGTAAGGTTGATTGGTATGATTACATAAACCAACTCAAGGGATATTTTGATGAATCCTTTTTTGAAAATTTAGAAAGATTGGTTCCTGGTAGAACTACATTAACGAGTGGGTTGTTGATTGAACCACTTTTATTGGAACGACCAAAAATAAAAGGTACGGAAATAAAAACAGACATTGAATCAAATGTTGACAGATATCAAGTAATAGAACCAACTGAAAAAATAAAACCACTTAGAAATATCAGGTTGTCTGCCAAGTTAAAAAATAAGAATATTGTTCAGTTTTCAAATGCGTCTGTGTACGGAGACCGAAACACAGACACCAATGTTACTTGTTTGAGTTCAAAATTTTTATATAAAAAAATTAAAGGAACGAGTTATTCAACTGACCTCTTTGCTAATGTTGATTATTCTTATTTAACTGGAATTTGTTCTAATTTTGGTCATACAACATTTGACGGAATTACATACCGGGTTGAAAACGAAGATTTCAAATTAGCACACAATAATAAGTTTTTAAGTGGGTTAGTTGATTACACAATAGCTAATAAAGTTAAATTGACTCTGACGTTCGTAGAAACCCGTACCTCAGTCGAAGCTCACTTTTCAACTGCAATGGGTGAGTATATATCAGATAAAAATGTTAATGGAGCAAGGTTGTTTATAAACTCAGCTCAAACTTGGTTTATATATTATGAACCATATATAACTCGTTGGGTTTTGGTTGATGTTGACCCACGACAAACCACAGACACCCACGAACTTCTACCAGATGGTTCGGCCAGAAGAATGTATTCAACCACCACTGGTGGAACATTTCCCACCGAGTTTACTATAAATGCGTATACAGAAGTCAACTCTGTTTTAACAGGAAATTACGAAGGGTGGCACGGGATGTTCCGGTCACAAGGAACAACCGGCACAACACCACTTACACGAAACCGAGAATACAAAACATCCTCGGTGGTAGAAATCCTAAATGACAAATTCATTAATATATCAGGGGAAGTTCTTGGTGTATTAGAGTGTGAGGTGACAGGAAGTTTTAACGGAAAATATAATGAAGTAACAGACGACGGTACCGTTATCTCTCATAAACATGGCAGTTATTTATTTAGAGGATCAAAGAAAACACTAAAATTGGAAGGACACTTCACCGGAACACTTGCACACGGATTTGTTGGTTCTAAAGAAACACGTTCTGAGTTTGTGGTTAAAAACGGATATGTAAATGCAGAAAGATTCGGTGGTTGTTATTTTTCAAACAAAAAAATGTACGGTCCGGTCAACGATGTAGTTGAAGATGATCTGCGTTATACTAATTTAAATTTAGATATTTTTGATTCAACTAAACTGAATCAAACAACACAGAGTTTTAAAAACATAAAACTGGTACCTGTTCCATCTCGGATTAAATATGATATAATAAACGAATCGGTTGAAATAAAGAAAAAAGTAAACATTGAACGAAATTCAACAAATAAAGTTTTTTACGAAAATGGAATACGAACAAGAAAAACCCTCGGAACATATACAAATTGTTTTTATCAAGAAACTCAAGATGACATAATACCTGCACTGTATCACAATGTTCAACTAAAACTAAAAACAAAACTAAAAACAAATCACATCAGGAACATAAAGATTTTGGCATATACATCTGATATGGCCAAACCGAGCACTCAGCAGAACATCTCGTATGTCAGAAAATTTAAAACACAAGTAATTAAAAACGAAACCTATACTATAAATCTTGGCTTAAATTTCTATTATAAAATGGAAACTGATTCGTATAAGGTAGAACCTGTGATTTACTCACGTGGCAGAGAGTTAACAGAAAACTCATTTTATAGTATAAAGTATGATCAGTATGGTGATTCAATTTCTGAAAAAGAAAACTTTTGGGATTCTGAGATGTGGAGTGATCTTGACGATATATACAATAAGTCAGACTATGTGTTTGTTATGACACAAGAAGAAACAAAACAAGAATTCAGAACAACTCGTAGTTCTTTGTTTTCACTTGATATAAGTGCATCACACAGAGTTTATTTTGTTGCAAACTTAAATGACCAAGAATCATCTGATATCGGATTTCATTCTCTTGACTATGTAAGTGATGCCAAAGAAACAACCCACCGAGGAGAAACAAACACACTCAATGCACAGGACCTGTATAGTCGCATAGACAATTACATATACACAGAACAGGATGAGGGAGTAACATATGACAGAATTAAAATAATTCACAACCGACACTATAAAATTCATAATAACATCAAGGTCGGTGATTCAATACGACTTGATGTGTACGGAAAGAAGAAAACGAAATATTCATTGCAACTAAATCGTGAACTTACTCCCGGTGAATCTGATGATTCAGAGGCCGTCATTTTTACAAAAGAGACACTTGATTGCCACATAACTTATGACATAAAAGAAAAATTTCTGAGATATGAAGCAATCATAGAACCAATTAAATATCACGCATATTACACAACCGAGAGTCCGTCAACATATTTTCTGATAATGCCCAAGTCAGAGTATGCGGGTTTCTCTCTTGCAGGTTACAATGGTCGTTGGAAATCTGCAAATGGAACATATGCTCAAAGTCATCGGATAAACGGAAAGTACACTTATTTAAATGAAAACGGAACTTGGTTGGTATTTTGGACCACCGATACTCCAAAGTGCAACAAAGAAAATTTAAACGGAGCATGGGTCTTGGTTAAAGTAAATCCTGTGGAATTTCCCTCGTTAATACAAACCGAACTAACAAATCAGACAATATCATTGTGGATGTATGGATTTATTCCAAGTGAGTTTAATTCAGAAGTTGTGTCTAATTCGAGTACGCAAATGAACGCAACGGTGTTTAGCACAGACTATGGTTCAGGAAAACCTGCAACTGATATCAAATATGAGGCAACCGTTTCGTATACCAAAGAGTTGTGTAACGACCAGGATTATGTACAACAACAAATTAAACAAAGAAGTTCAAATTCGATTGATACCTCGTTTGTTGTAATTCCAAATAAATCTGCATTTGAATTTGCAGAAAAGCACGGTAAAAATACTCTCGGAGTTAAAGATCAAACTTTATCATGGGTATTAAGTATAAGCAGTGTTGAAAGTAAACTACCTGCCAGAGGATTATATGAAAAAATAAAACCGAGTAAAGATGTAGATGTTCAACTTGAGGTAGATTATATACAAGAGTTTGACAGAACTACTCCCGTGGTTAGGGTAATTGGTTCTGATGTTAGAACCACGGATTTTCTTATGACAGAGGGTGAATACTACCCAACCTCAGTTGAATCTAGTGGATTTCCTGTGTATAGAAATAAAAACGGATTTTTGATTCGTCGAGATAAATACATGGATGAAAGTTCCAACATGGGTTATGTTTGGTTGATTGCACAAGATTCTCAACCAATTAACACACGAACCGATGACTTGCTAAATAAAAAACGACTGGTATTCGTATCATCTGCGGGTAGTTGTACAAGTGATGACTTTAATTTTAGAGTTGGATATGACATGAATCCGAATATAAATACAAACCGAAGTCGGAATGATATGCTTGCAGGTGCATTTGAGGATTCAGTAAAACTAAAAAACCCCGACACACAAATTAAATGGGGGTACAATAGAAACGAATCTGCCTGTTCCGTGTGTGAAGATATAACCACACCTGATTTTAACATTGAGATAACTCCTGATGATATATACACATCATACGCAGGTAGGCAGAGTTATATAACAACTTATGTGGGTAGTGTTGATGCTAACATTGAATGCAACCAACTATCATGTCCTCCTGATGTGCTAAAATTCCAAGGAGACTATACAAATGCCGATTCGGTTTATTGTGATAGTTTATTGTGCTATGATCAAGTCGACGGAAACTCCAGATTCAAGAAAACCGAAGCTGGGTGGGTGATTGAAGCTTCTATGGTAGGAACTGGAGGAGATTTTTCATCTTATGTGTCTAGTAACAACTCTGACATTTCCTCTATCGGCACACAACATCAACACCCTAAGTATGGAATGTATATATCAGATGAAGGACAACATAGTTTTATTTATTATGAAAAAAATGAATATTCAGAAATTAAAATATGCATAAACTCAGATAACACCAAGTTGCATCCTAAGTTCACAAAAACAAATTACATAAAAAATGGAAGACCGGTTTATGAAAATGAAAACGAGTGGTTCATATTTTACAACAAAGAAGAAATTTCAGAAAACGAATATTGGTGTATAAGTGATACCATGTCAGACAGAAATGTAAAATATAAAGCAGACGTTCGGTGGGCAGATGAAAAAAATCATAAAGAAGGAGACAGACAATTTGATGAAGAATTTGGTGTGTACTATAAAAAGACTGATATCATTGATCTAACAGAAAAAAATGCAATCGTTGTTAACATGAAAATTAATTTGAATGTTGATAGTGCTCGTAATATATTAGCACTGGACGAATACGATTTATCATCGTTATCATATAAATTAACATATGACGGTGTCCGACAGATAGAATCAAACATTCTTGAAATACTTCCGATTATGAGTTCGTCAAAAAATCAAATTATATCAGAAATACCATTGTCAGTTAATTACAGACCCGAGATGATGTACGGAGATTATCCTAAATTGCTGGACATCGAATTTGAAACTAAAGGAAATTACGATTACAACTCTACAGACAAAACTCCCATAACTTTAAAAATAAAGTCTCTTGGCAATGTGAAGTCGTTTAACTTTGATGTTGATCTTAAAAACTCGTACTCTCGTCTTGACAAAGTTACACATCAGTCATTTAACTTGTTAATTAAAAATAACCCAAGTAATGATGATTTAGATGCAGGATTTCTTGCGATTGATCCTGAGTTTGAAAAATATTATGTAAACGAATTAGAATATGAATTGGATGTTGTCGTAAAAACTACACGTGAACCAATTACTGTCATTAAAAATCTAAAAAAAGTTGATCAACAAGTTAGTTTTTGTGAATTGTTTGAAGATGATGGAGATGAATCTGACCGAGATATAGTAATAAGTTTTTCCGAAAATTTAAATTATACAATTGATAAACAATATTCACTCACGGATGTTACTAAAGTAAAAGTAAATAATGATTTAGTTGTACGTGGACGATCAAAGGAACATATATCATACAAAAGAAAAAGAACTAAACGAAACTCGGTAAATACTGTGAATTCAACTGTCAACCTTGACGGTGGTGTGCTTGATTTTACGTCACCGGTTGTACGAACAAGAAGTGTACTCCCACGGACAGGATATGACTCTGGTGCACCTGATTCTTTTTGGTTTACGGATGAAACTCCAGTAACTAAACTACCGACACAAGAACCCGTTATAGTACGCAATGGTGTATATGATTTACCACACGATGTGTTGGATAACTTGGAATTTTATTATTCATTCAACAACGAAGATTCGGAGTTTGTTGGAAATTTAGAAACACCCACCCCATCTCCATCTGCCACAGAAACACCCACACCGTCACCCTCCCCAAGTCCATCTACCACAGAAACACACTCACCAACCCCAACCGATGACTAAATTATATAAAATAAAAGATATAACAGAAAAGGTTACCGATGCCACATTGTATGGTGATGTAGCGAGTTCAAAAGCAGATGACGCAGATACGAATTTTGCCATTTTAAAAAATCTAAGTGATCAAACCAACGACACACCACCAACTGAACGTATGGAAATCAAAAACTCAGATAACTCTGAGTTATTTAATACAAACAATTTAACACTATCATGTTGGATTTATTTAACCGGTGAATCTGAAGAAAGTTGTGGGGTGATAACAAATGGAGATAATACCAACCGGTGTGGTTTGTTGATAAACGCAAATGCCGGAGTGGGAAACGATGAAGAATCTGGTATAATTGGATATACATGGAAAAACTCACAAGAGCAAAATTCAGAAGGAGATAGTGTGTGGTCACAAGAAGACAATCCGTTCGGTGAGTTGACTATACCAAAAAAGAAGTGGACGCACATAGCAATTATGATTTATTCGTCAGGACGGGCTCGTCTTTTTATAGATAACATATACAAAGCATCTTTTGATGAGGGGGTTGTTCGTGATAGTGTTTCATTTTCTAAAATAGAACTCGGAAGATTTAATGGATATGCAGATGGATTGATGTGTTTTTCTACTACACTTGATTATGGAAATGTTGATATAGATCAAGAAGCAACCTCCGATTTCTCTTATTTATATTACACAAGTCGCACAAATCCACGAAGTCCTGTTGTAGAAACACCGATAGTTACTCCCAAACCAACGGCAGATAATATACCATTTTTTTATATGCAACCAGAAGAATACAATGAAGCAGCTGCTTTGTATGAAGAAAACACTGCTAAAAAAATTAAAAGTGGGATGTTTAAAAAAGATGTCCTTGCAGGACAAACACAAGAAGCTTTAATGTTACAGAAACATCCTATCGCAGGTGGTCCTAATGATAAAACACGGGTTTATGCAGATAATAAGTTCATGTCGTTCACAGGAGAACTCAGGAAACTGTAATTTGTGGGTTTATTAAAGAATAAAAACCTAATATATAAATATTTATTAAAAAGGAAATCTAGATATATATATTGTTATGGGTTATTTAAATAATGAAACTATTACGGTCGAGGCAACTTTGACCAAACGAGGCAGAGAATTACTTGCATCAGACTCCGGTTTGAATATAACAAGTTTTGCACTGGCAGACGATGAAATTGATTACAAGTTATACGATCCCGAGCATCCAGGTGGTTCTCAGTATTACGATGCAGCTATAAGAAATATGCCAATATTTGAACCATTGGCAGATGAAACGCAGGCACTTAAGTATAAGTTGGTAACCCTTCCGGCCGGAACTCAATATATTCCGTTGATTAAGTTGGGTCAACAGAGTATAACATTAGATAAAAACTACAATGGAGTGGTGAGTATATCACCAACTACTGATCCGGTATATAATACAACACTTGGATACACGGCTGTTTTATCAGATAAACGAGTGGGATCAATAACAGGATCCGGAGTAGACGGAACTGCAGCTTCTTCCTCTGCTTTATTTTTGGGAGATACTTCAAGTGATCAAGCACAAACCGTGGTGGGTCTTACATTTACATTTCGTCCTAATTCAACTATTGACAAAGATAGAACTGCAACACTAACCATCATCGGTAATGAAAGTGGTGGTTCGGTTACAATCCCGGTGAGAGTGTTCACCGACAACTTGGCAGAAAGTGGACTTTCCGATTCATTGAGTTTAGACTCAGGATCACCAGCTAGTTCCAATTACTAAAATGATTTACAAACAAATAGAAGATTCCGATAAAGTTTTTGGTCGTTCGTTACGAATTTCCACCGGAACTTTCAACGAAGGATTTCAATTAAAAAGTATGCACATTGATGAAGATGAAGTTACTACCAGCATGGCAAAGTATATTCAATCGGGTGCAGGAACCGAGTCAAATCAAACAGACATAGATTTAACTACCCTTGACGCAGATGAACTTGAAATATTTGCACAGGGAACAAATTATGACTCGTATGAAGATGCGTTCACATTAAATGGGTATTCTCCACAAATTACTGCTACGCAAAATTACCAACATGGTCATTGGACAGATGTTAGTTATGGTGATTATTATGCCAATGTTTATGACGAACAAACCAAGATAGGTGAAATAGAAAATGAAAATGCACAAGTTCAATTTTCGGTTTCATATGGTCATAAAACTGGACAAGGAAGTAGAATAGGAAGTCGTTCATCGGCAGTTACGCAGGCAATATACAATCAGTACAGAAATATATTATTAGGTCCTGGTGATGATTCGTTTACATTTACATCTGACAACTCTGCTATGTCGGGTAAAGATAGAGATTCCTTTTTTGTTATTAACTTTTCAGCAGCTGCATTAAAAGATAGACTTGACGAAGGAAATTTAGAGTTCACTTTGAGTTTAACTGCACGATTTGAATACGACATAGACAACAACCGAACTTTCATAGAGCAAACATTTTCACAGACATTTAGAGATGATTCTAGATTTGAAACTGAAGTTCTATCTGCAACGGGTGAGAAAAAGGTAGGAAAATCATTTAACATAATTAAAGGAACTCTTGCAGATGGAGCCCCACAGACAATAGATAAGTATGCAGTTGGAACAGGTGAGGGTTCTGGTGAAGGATTTGGTTTGTTGTATCCTGATCTTGGCTTACTTCTTTTGAATCCATATGCTCTTGCGTGTGAGTTTGGTACAAAAATTGAAACTTGGTATGATGAATGGTACGCAACCAATAAAACAAATATATTCCCTGCCAGAGAAAACAACGTAGGCAGAGCAATCGCATGGCCAGGAAACATAAATCCTGATACAAACGATATAACGGTTTCAGATGATCTCAAGATGGGTATCGAACGAAATCACCAAAACTTTTTAAAATTGTTTTATATGCTAAAAAGTGGAGGGGATTTTAAATCAAGAAGTAGTGAGTTGATTCCTTCAAAGCATTATTTCATCCGAGTTAGAAACACAGATTTTAATTTTAGCAACAATCCAAGTTATATAATTCAAAATGCAGAAGCACGATCATTGGCAACATCAACAGGAATGCCACTAGAATACTATACAGGTAGATTAAGGTTTGATTCGTTTTCAAATGACCCAAAATCATATATCACTACAATTGGTTTGTATAATGAAAATAATGAATTATTGGCAGTTGCAAAGTTGAGTGTTCCTGTTCTAAAAAGTTTTGATAGTGAGACTCTCATTAAAGTAAAATTAGATTTCTAAGTATTTTTAACAAAAAATATATTTATATTTTATGATAAAGAGTTTACGTGTATCAGATAAAACCGTCAGAAAATTTAAATCAGTTAAATCATGGAGGTACTCCACAATTGACTCCATGTCTGATTTAATGCTTGAGCAAACACAAACAGACGGAACTAAAATCGCACTGAGTATAAACACAAATCAATCGATTGCGCTTGAGCAAGCATCAAATACCACAAAAGTAAAAGTAAAATTTGGTAAGAATATGCAAGATAGATTTTATCCAGATTCACATGAGTTTCATAATCCAACAACCGAACTAAAAAACACAGACGGGTCTTACTACAGAACAGTTTATTCTTCGGTTAAGCATTTATTCTATAACAAATATGGAATATATGATAACGAAGATGAAATTAAAAACCCGTTGATGGTTTTTGGTTCGGAAACAGGACACTACAAAACAACAGGTGACACAGGTGATGTACTAAGAGATAGTTCAGACCGATACGAAACCAGACGATTAACTGATAATGTATTGGTAATTGAATTTGCTAAATCTCAGTTTGGTGAAAAAATAAAACCCAACAACTTTAAGATTACCGATTATAGTTCCCCATACGGAACTATTGAAATTGTTGATGATGGTTGTACAAACCTAGTCGTTAGTAACTCTTCGTTCAATGAAATAACAGAGATATCTCATTCTAATTCCGATAAAATTGAAAATCCTGATAAATCAACAACATTCGATTCAAGTATGTTGTCGTTCGGAAAAAATATATCAGCTGAAGGTGATTATGTATTATCGGGAAGTCCAATGGATCAAGATTCACCGTCTGACTTTTTGGCAGGAAACGCATCTTTATTCAAGTACGATGTAACACAAAAACAATTTAGGTTGATTAGAAAGTTTAAGTGTCCATTTACTCAAGAAGGTCTGTTGTATGAATCTAAACAAAACTCTGATGGATTTTTAGTCACCGAGCTTGGAAATTTGGTAGCATCTGAAGATTACTCAATGAACGATAACTTTGGAGATGCGGTTGAATTACAAAATGGAACGTGTGCAATTGGCAGTTCTCGTTCCCACATAACATCTGCTTGCAACGAGTCAAGGCAAGGTCATGTATTCATATACGATATAAACAAGGGAGGAACAGAGCATTGGGGCCTTGTAAACATTTTAGAGGGAACTCCTGCATCAGAATTCGGTGCATCTATATCCGTTAGTGGAAATTTAATGGCAATTGGTGCTCCTGGTATGTACCACTGCGAAGGAGCAATATATATTTTTGAAAAGACAGTTCGTGATAAAACAACCCCTTGGTACAGAATATCAGACTCACATGATGATTTTTGTTTCAATGAACGTTCTGATAATTTTCTTGGGTTTCCTGTTTGCGACAAACTAGAAGAGTTGAACAAAACGATACACAGATGGAAAGTTGAATCTGCCACACCCGATGAATATCCACTGACTTACTTTTCTAATGATGAAGATATTTGTGAAGAACAAGAAATTGTTACATTTGACAATGAATCAGTTTCATCTCATGGATACGACACAAAACTACCTGTGTCAACATATCACGAATTTGAAAAGGGTCGTTATAGTCCAAAATATTCAGAGGGTGATGTAACTTGGAAACTCGTTACTATTGTCCGTCTTCCTGGAAGTAATATGCTTGGTCAAAAGGTTAAACTGAAAGGAAATTTGTTGGTTTCGTCTACACCTGATACAAGAACTCAAGATGTTTATGTATTCAAGAAACGAGTTAGTGAAACATCTGGATGTGAAATGTGGGAACATACTCAAAAAATTAATCACGACAAAATTTACAATTATGATAGAAATCAACTATCATTGGGGGATGGAATTGAAAATGTGGTGTATCAACTAAACAGAAGTTCTATAACACTTCGTGTTGTCAATAAACCAGCAAATACTTCTAGTGTTGGTTTTGTTTGGAACTTAAATAAAGTCTTCGGCCAAGGTGAGGACATATATCAAACTAAGATTATGCACGGAGGTACTGTAAATGAAACCGATGAGTTAACTTTAAAAGATTTACCTTACGGTGATCATGTGCTATACATAGGAAGGTATGACGGTGATATGTTGGTGGGAAACCCAACTGCGTTAAAGTTCTCCATCAATCCCACACTTGTAACTCCTGCATTACGACCAACTCAGGTTAAATATCCATTTTCATATAACGAAACTAACTCTAGAAATTTTGGAATATCACTAGACACAAATGGTAGTCACTTATTCATAGGAGATGACCGAGACCGAGAATATTCCGATTCGGATTTCAATTCAGTATTTAAAAAGACATTCAACGCAGGTGCTGTATATTTCTATAAAATAGAAGATACTTCGGTTGAGTTTATTAAAAAAATATATGAAGATGATGACGATGAACGACGTTATTCAAGTGGGTTTGGGTGTAGTTTATCTTTGTTAGGAAAGGATATACTGATAGGATCACCTTGCATCGAGCAAACTAAAATATCTATAATTGATAACGGAGCAAGTTTTGTTATACCTGACTTTTCATACGGTGTTGACAATAATGAAGAAACTACCTTTATAGTTGGTCAATCTTTGTTTACTAAATTTGAACATGAATTTATTGGTGATGGTTACGTTGATTTAAAAATGATAATTGATGTTGCTTCTATTGATGCATTATCTATTGACTCAATTGATGATTTTGAGGTTAAGGCTTCCTTTTTATCAAAAGAACCAAGTAGAGTAGACGGTAAGTATGGTTCTTTTACCCGTGGTATTTATCGTGACAAAACTGAATACGATGGTCGCAATATAATATTTCATTTAAAAATTATTGGTCACGACTTTAATCCGGACGAAGAAATTGAGTTTATATATTACATACACAGAAACAGCATCCAAGGAACTGCAACCTATTGCAAGATAAGTGGTGCTGATGAAATAACTAAAATTAAAAACATCAAAACTATAAAACAGAGAAACAATGTTATGGGTAGTTATGGAACATCTGTAGCACTTAGTTCTGAATTTATATATGTGGGAGAACCTGTCGTGGGTGACTGGCCAATTGATCAAATTGGTGGATTTGATGCAGAAACATTTGTTTCATTTGATGGATGTTCTCATGTGTTTACCTCGGCAGGTGATATTGCATGGGGAAGTTTAGAAAAACAAGATATATTTGTTGAAGGAAGTATCATCAGTTATGACATTCGTACTATTCGTGATAACGTAAGAATCCACGTCGGAAATATATTCTATAAAAACGGAATTGCAGTTATCACCGAACTTGGAAATTATTTCAAACAGATGCTTACCAAAGGAGGCAACCGAGGATTTGAGGTTACCTATGATGGTGTAAATTCTATATTTGAAAATGAAATAATATGTAAGGTTAATCCCAACGAGTTCAATGTAAGCACAAATCCAACATCAGTTACTTATTCAGATGTGCCATTTGATGTAACGGGTAGTCAAAGTTTTGATATCATAGATGTATCTTACATTTACCGATATATAATGGGTACATTCCGAAAAGTCGTAATCGAAAAAGATGAAACGGACGAAGTTTCAAATAGTTTTGTATTGGAGCAGGACTCTCACTGGCCCAATGAAGATGTATTGTTGAGTGAATCTGAAGATGTTATATTAATGAACACACTTTTGAATATAACAAAAGACAATACTTTAAATTCTACCGAAGAACTTCAAATTCTTGAAAACATAGATAGACTGTTTAATATGGGTGCAGATGGTCTCGATGTTGATGGGGATGGTGTGGTTTCTTCAAACGATGCAAAATTACTTGCACGATATTTTGTGGGCAGAAAGGGTAGTGCATTGGTTGATGGTCTAATAAACCCACTAGATATGTCTATAACCCGTGCAAAACCATATGAAATAATTCAATATCTTGATACTAAAACAGGAAAAGACAGAGGCCGACGTATAATGAATGAATTTCTTGAATATGACGAAAAGGACCGAGATGACAAACGAGGTAGTTATCTTGCTCCCTATGTCACCACAATTGGATTATACGACGGACCAGACTTAGTTATGACTGCAAAACTTGGTTCAGCTGTCAAAGTTGTTCCTAACTATCCCATAAATTTTTTGATAAAATACGACTCTTAAACTTTTTTTTTAATATTTATTAACATACAAACCTTAAATTGGAGATTTAACTATGATTACAACACCACCACCAACCGGATTCAGAGACTTTAAGACTCAAGAAGATAGAGCATCAAACAAACTTTCTTTAGAAAAACGACTACTTGATTATGATACAATGTATCGTCAATCAGCACCAAGTCCATCAGGAAAAGGTGCACCTGGTATTGATGATCAAACAAAAGGCGCAGAAGGAGAAGGAGCAAACTTTTTCGGATATGGTAGTAAAACTACTACAAATCCATTTGGTGGAGGTGACACAGGTAGTTTGGTATCAAATGCTAATGCGACTGGTTCGGTAAAAATTAAAGGTTTCACTACCAAAAAGAGTGCCGGTAACAAAGTATCTGATTATGGTCACGGAAAACCAGGTGATGCAGCTGATGCCAGTTTTTATCGTGATGGTAAGATTGATTCATCAAAAGACAAATATTCTAGTTATATATCAGGTTTCACAGGAACCCAACGACAACAAGACGGTGGTGATACTGCCGGCCGTTCTCGTTCAGGTGTTGGTAACTCCAACTCCAGATAAATTAATATTGCTTTTTTTTAATATTTGGTGTACATTAGTGTATGTCAAATAATAATATCTCCCTTGGACTTGATATAAGCTCAACCACTATAGGTTATTGCTTTTCCTCTTCTAAGAACAAAATAAACCAAGCAGGTTTTATAGCCGTTCATAAAGAAATATCCATAAGAAGCAAGGCACATAAGGTTGCAGACGAATTGAAACAGATTCAACTGCAACCTTCTGATGTAATTGTAGAAGATTCATTGAGTGGGTTTGGTGGGGGTCGGACAAGTCAACAGACTATAGTCAAACTTGCCAAGTGCAATGCCATAATAAGTTATGTGGTAGAAGAGATGTATAATCTTGAGGTACAACACGTAAATGTGTCTACTATGCGTAAATCTGTGTTTGGTAAAAGCAGAGAAAAAGGATTGGATAGTAAAATATTCGTAAAGAACAACTTAGATAATATGCTTGATTTATCTGAATTTACCTTCTATAATAGTAGGCAGAATTATGATAAAAAAAACTATGATATGCTTGATGCCGTGGTGGCATCGTTGCACTATTGGTATTCGTTAAAGTAGTGGGGGTTTCTGAACAAAAACTTCTTAATCTTTTACAAAAAATATTGGGAAGTGGCAAAGTCGTCTCTAAGGACGAGGTAATGTTTGTGTGTCCGTTTTCTCATCACAGAAAACCAAAACTGGCAGTAAACCTAACAACTCAACGGTGGCAAAGTTGGATTGATACAAATGCCAAAGGACGAAGTATTTATTCATTATTTAAACGTCTGCAAGTTCCTGGTAACTATTTCACAGAACTTTCTAAAATTGTAAAACTTCCCAAGAACATAAAACCAGAAAATGCAGAAGAACAATTTGTATCGTTGCCATATGAGTTTAAAAAACTAACCGAAACACATACCGAATTTGCATATAAGCAGGCCTTGGCATATCTTAAAAAAAGAAACATCGGTTCATATGATATAGAACGATACGACATGGGATATTGTGCAAACGGAGATTATGCAGGAAGAATAATAGTTCCCTCGTATGACGCAGATAATAAGTTGAATTATTTTCTTGCTAGAGATTTTACCGGCAATGCGTATTTAAAATACAAAAACCCACCAGTTAGTAAAGATGTGGTTGTGTTTGAAAATCAAATAGATTTTTCTGAACCACTTGTTTTTTGTGAAGGTGTGTTTGATGCAATGGCCATTCGTAGAAATGCAATTGCACTGTTGGGAAAAAACATACCAAGTAAATTGAAAATGCGACTGATAGAACACGGGGTAACTGAAGTTAGCATTGTATTGGATAACGATGCGTATAAAAACGCATTGGCAATGTCCGAGTCGTTGATGAACGATAATATTAGAGTTAAGTTGATTAAAATGGGAAACGAAGATGCAGCGGACATTGGGTTTAATAAAATTATTCAAAGAATCAAGAGTGCAACTCTTCTTGATTTTGGTGAATTGATGAAGCAAAAATTATGCATGAATTAAAATCGGATATAAAAAATGTTGAAAAAATATATCATTTAGCAGACATTCACATACGAAATATAAAACGACACACCGAATATTCACAGGTGTTTGAAAACTTTTACGAACAGGTTAAAAAAGATAATCTTGATAATGCACTTATTTTCATTGGTGGGGACATTGCTCATGCCAAAACTGAAATGAGTCCAGAGTTGATAAAGCAAATATCCTCATTTTTACGTAGATGTTCAAAATTACACCCAACTCTCGTAATTGCAGGAAACCACGATTGTAATTTAAATAATCCTGATCGGTTAGATGTGTTGTCTCCTATAATGGATATGATGGATGATGATAATTTGTTCTACTTAAAAAATAGTGGGGTTTATAAAATCGGAGATGTTGCAGTTGGTGTGTTTAGTATTTTAGATGATCCGGAAAATTATGTAGCAGGTCTAGACATAACAGATCCCGACATTAAAACTAAAATAGGAGTTTATCATGGTGCAGTAAAACGAAGCATGACTGACATAGGATATGTAGTTATGGGGGGTGACATTGAGTTACCTATGTTCAACGGATATGACATCGTTATGTTAGGAGATATACACAAATATCAGGTGTTACAAGAATATCAATCGGAACATAGATTTATACCAGAACATAAAGTAGATGAATACAAATTAAAAGGTTGGTGTTTAAGTGATGACTAAAATACTCATAAAATGCAGAAACATCCACATCGGTGATACATTGTTTGCAAGTAGTGTAGCAAAAAAACTCAAAGAACAAAATTCCGAATCTACAATTCACTATGATGTTACATTTTTGCAACCAATTGAGTTGCTGATGAACAACCCATACATTGATAGAGTTTACTATCGTGAAAGTTGTGAAACAGATTATGATGTAGTTTATCAACTGATGGGTGAGGATGTATCTGTGTTAAACCCGTATGAATCAGCAGTTTCTCAATTTCAACGAATGTGTAATATAAAAAACTTTGACGATACCTTTGAAGTTTATACAAACAAACACCTTGATTATTCAATTAAACGGAGTATGGAGGAGTTAACTGAACTTAAAGAGTGGAATTCAGATTTAATAAAAGTCGGATATCAAATGGACTGGGAACGCAAAAGTTTTTTATTTACCGAACAAGAATATGATAGTGCAGTTGGTGGAGAAGATGGAACTGGATATGGAAATGGAAGCAGACAAATTTTTGATATTATCAATTGCCTAGAATCATCTCCTAAAATAATGTTGTTTGCACTTGGTTTGGAAGAAACTATATCAAAAAACTATCCTTGTTTAAATTCAACAAGTAAATTCTCGTTTACTGCAAGTTTAATGAAAAATTGTGATTATGTAATTGGAACAGAGGGTTGTTTGACAAACATCTCATCTGCTCTTGGAACACCCACCATTATTACAACCGACTATATCCATCAACTGTTTGGACCAAAAGGAATACATTGGCAACAGTCGGGTGGAGATTTAAGCAACTTAGAAACAAGAAAACCCTTTTTGGGTCCTAATTCATATTTTCCAACCGGAAATCATGTTCACTTGAGTCCGTTTTTGACAGACGGTGAGGTGGGTAATCAAATAGAAAAAATCATTTTTAATGGAAACTAAAGAAGTATACGTAAAAGTAAAACGGCACAACGCAAATAAACCTGTCGTGGTTTATTCGGGAAGCATGATTCAACAAAATCACGGTGAAAAACCACATGGCCATGGTTATGTTTTGTGGGACATCCCCAGTCGGAAGCACACACACCATGATGTTCACAACGACTATGGTTATTACACAATCGAAGTCCGTGACGGAAAATGCGTTAGTGATTTAGATAAACTCCCCAACAAAGCAAGACTTCGTGTAAAAGTTTATAATACAACTGCAACCGAAACAAAAGAAATAATTGCAGACATTCGTAGACGTACAAGTATAAGTGATTTGAATGTTACCCGATGTGATGCAATATCAGAAGCAAAGAAATTCGATAGAGACAACAAATTTGATTTCGGTGATATATCGTTAGTTCAGGTTCAGAATAATCTAATTGAAGATTATCTACGGCGTAACTTTGTCGTGGATGATGAGCAAATAAAAACTGCACTTGATATCAACAAAGAAGTAAACGAAAAACTTGTAATAAAGGAGACACTTAGAAATTGTATTTGGAAACCAAAGAAATTTGAGTTTGGAAATATGTTCAGTTACGGAGATGGTAACGTTGTTGACTTTTCTAATATGAAAAGTGTTATGGGGTTGTTTGCATCAAATGCAAGTGGAAAAAGTAGTGTAATGAGTGCATTGAGTTTTTGTCTGTTTGATAAATGTGATAGAGCATTCAAAGCAGCTCATGTATTGAATACACAAACAGAATCTTTTTATTGTAAATTAAACTTTGAAATATCAGGAGTAAACTATTTCATAGACCGAACTGCAACTACCAAAAAGAATGGTGATGTAACCGTTGTAGTTGACTTTTGGAAGTTAGATGAAGATGGTCAACAACTATCATTAAACGGAGAACAACGAGCAGGAACCAACGCAGCTATTCGTGACCATGTAGGTTCATATGATGATTTTGTTTTAACTGCACTTAGTTTGCAAAACAATAATGCTATTTTTATAGATAAAAGTCAAAGTGAACGAAAAGATTTACTTGCTCAGTTTATGGGTATCGATACCTTTGATCAATTACATACAACTGCATCCGAGGACATCAAAGAAATTAATGCCTTATTAAAACGATTTAATCGTGACGATTTTGATAAAACTTTATCTGAAACCCAAGAAAATCTTGATGATGTTAAGAAACGATATTCTGAACAAGATAGTAAAACTAACATGGCACTACTTGAGCAAAAACGATCCAACAAACAATTGGCAGATAAAAACTCTCAATTTAAGAATTGTTCTTTTGACGAATCATCGGTGGACATAGACAAACTTGAGTTTACTAAAAAGAATCTACAAGAACGTTTGGTTGTGGCCAAAGAAAACCGAGACGCAGAATCCGAGAGAAAGGCACAATTAGCAACGAACCGAAAAAATAAATCAACCGAGTTAGTTAAATTGGATGGTACAGAAGAAAAGTATGTTAAAGTTCTAGCAATCCGTGAAGAAATAACAACAGTTGAAAAAGACTTAGCAGTTCTTCGTACATCTGTAAATGCTAAATTAGACAAACTCAAACACTATGATAGTCACGCATATGATCCTAAGTGTAAGTTTTGTGTAAACAATTCCAAAAATCTTATAGAAAGTGCTTCACAAACAAAAGAAGAACTTGATAAAGATAAAGCAGCTGCTGATGATCTGGTAACACAAAAAAATGAATTGTTGACGATACTAGATGAATATAAAGATATTGAATCTAATTATGAAAAACTGGGTGAGTTAAAATCCACCACAACTCAACTTACTTACGAAGTTAATGAAGCAGATTCTAAAGTTCTTGCGTTGTCAAGTATGATAGAGTCGTTGGATAAAGATGTGGTATTAAATGATAAAAATATTGAAGCATACTACGAATGTAAGGATATTATAGAGTTCAATAAAAAACTACAATTGGAGGTGGATGCAATTCAGAACAAGTTAATCAGCATAAATAATTTAGCAAATATTGAAACTGAAAAACTACAAACTTTATTCGGAGAAGTAAAAATTGTTGAAAAGGAACACGAAGATATTGTTGCATCAATTGAAGAGGCAAAGGGATATGAACGAAAAAAACGTGGATATGAACTTTATTTAGATGCAGTAAAACGAGATGGTATTTCATATGAACTTATTTCCAAAACAATTCCAAGTATAGAAAGTGAAGTTAATAATATTCTTTCTCAAATTGTTGATTTTGGTATGCAACTTGAAATGGACGGAAAACACATCTATTCAAAGATTACATATGAAGATCGTCATTGGCCATTAGAAATGTGCAGTGGAATGGAACGATTCATCAGCAGTATCGCAATGCGGGTAGCACTTATCAACGTAAGTAGTTTACCACGTTCTAATTTCCTTGTTATTGACGAAGGGTGGGGTTCGTTGGACGGAGACAACATAAGTAGTGTATTTAACCTGTTCACCTATTTAAAGGGGCAGTTTGAGTTCGTAATGGTTATTAGTCATTTGGACGTAATGAGAGATATGGTGGACGAAATTATTGAAATTCAAAAAGAGGGTTCTTTTAGTAAGATAAATTACGGAGCATAAAACATATTTAGATATATATTTATTATGTACCTGACGTGTATTTATGAGCAATTCCGAAGAAAATCAAGAAGTCCAAGAAGAAAGTCTTATCAAGGCTGGTCTTCGCAAAGGATATTTTACACTCGTTGAGGGTGTATATGATCCTGGTATTTTAAAAGCAGTATTTTTGGCAGGTGGTCCTGGTGCAGGTAAATCAGCAGTTGTAGATACCGTTTTTAATACAACACCCGAAGTAAAGTCATTAACTTCAACTGGATTAAAAATAGTAAATAGTGATAGTTCATTTGAGCATTTATTGAAAAAAGCAGGACATAGTTTAGATTTAGGTTCTTTAGACGATGATGTGTTTCAACAAATAACAAGTGATGATCCAAATTCAATTCGTTCACGTGCCAAGAACATTATGCTTAAACAATACGAGAATTACAAGAACGGTAGATTGGGTGTTATTGTTGATGGAACTGGTGATGATTATGCTAAGATATCAAAACAAAAGAAAGAGTTGGAAAAACTTGGATATGATTGTTATATGGTATTTGTTAATACAACACTTGAAGTTGCACAACAAAGAAATGCGTTTCGTGCAAGAAAACTTCCACGTAAAATTGTGGATGTTATATGGAAAGATGTTCAAAAGAATATGGGGAAATTCCAAAGTTCATTCAAGCAGAATTTTACGATTATTGATAACTCAGAAGATTTAAGAAGCAAAACAAAACCAGGAAAACTTAATCTTGCTCCTTTTATATTAAAAGCAACTGCAAAATTTATCGGAAAACCAATTCGCAATCCTATTGGTAAACAATGGATTACGTTAATGATGAAACATGATAGCATGACCAAAAGTGGAGATTCTAGAAATCGCATGAATGAGGATCTAGACATGGTTGATATGGAGGGTGTAATGTTACCTATGGACTTGGAACGGCATTTAAGTCGTTCTATATTTGTTATTAAAAAATTTAAATTAAATGAAAGAAGAAATCTTGCGGTTTTATCTCGTCTGGTGGAGAGTTTGGAGTTAAACAGAAATCAAATGGTCAAGTATTTTCATCACATTAGAACTTTGAAATTTAAAGGAGAGAAATCTTAATGTTTGATAAACTACTAGACGAACTTATTACCGAAGATAAGTTAGGAGAAATGTGGAGAATAGAAATGGCTCCAAATCATGCTCGTTATAGTTTTTCATCATCAAAATCAGGAAATGAAAATTGGGCAAGAACCGTAGCAATTAAACTTACTCAAAAAGAAAAAGATGATTTTAAGTTCATTGGAATTTTTAGTGAAGGAGATTCTTCCGAAGGACCAATCGTAGACGGATACATATTTCATTGTACAGAAGAGTATTTAAACAACGCACCTCATATGCATCGTGATAAAAAGAAGGCCTGTAAACGATATCTTAAAACAGGAAAAATAGAAGAATATTTAGAGGATTGATAATGAGCATCAAAGAATACAAACAATATAAAGACGATCCGTTTTGGATGAAGTCAAAGTATGATGGGGTCTCCGGTGAACAAAAATTACCTGTTCAACGAAGATTGCGTAAAGGTGAAGTAAAATTTAAGAAGGGTGATGAAATACTTTATTATCCAAAAGGAAAAGTAATATTAGTCGGAAAAAAAGCAGAACAAGCATATCGTGATTTTCAAGCAGCTGCATCTGATGAAGATTTTTATATGTCTCAATACGAGGAATCAAACATGAAAACAACAAATGAAGTAAAACTAACAAGTCCTGAATACAAGAAAGCTCTGAATTTTATGTCAAATATGCATTCTAGTATTTTGAAGGCAAAAGACAAAGTAATCAAGTTCTTACAAAGAAAGGGGTTTGACGAAATGGCTGATGAACTTACAAAAATGTCAAAAGGTGAGTTTAATAAATTCGTTACCCAAAAGGTATACGAAAATAAACTAAGAAAGCATATTCGTTCTATTTTGTCTGAATTGTTAGAGAAGTAAATGACACAACCCACCACATCCTCGTATACAACCGATCTTACTGAATATATGCTTGGTGACTTGTTGACAGAAGCATCAACTATCACAAAGGTAATCGGAATTTATCCAGGTAGATTTCAACCTGCTGGTGCTCACCACTATAAAACATACAAGTGGTTAGACAAACAATTTGATGAAGCTTGGGTTGCCACAAGCAACAAAACCGATTCTACAAAAAGTCCACTGAATTTCAAAGAAAAGAATATGATATGGAAAAAACACAAAGTAAAAAATGTTGTTCAGGTTAAAAATCCGTATGTATGTGCAGAGTTATTGGATAATTATGATCCAGAAACTACTGCGGTTGTTTATATATTTGGAGCAAAAGATGCAGGTAGACTTAAAACTAAAAAGGTGGATGGCACTGCCGGTTATTATCAGTCATATGAAAAAAACAAAAACAACTTAGAACCATACGCCAAGCATGGATATTTTATTGTTGCTCCTCATGTAAGCATCAAGGTTCTCGGAAAAGAAGTAAACGGAACATACATCAGAGACCTTCTTGGTAGTCCAAAATACACCGACTCCCAACGGGTTGAAGCATTTGAGGAACTCTTTGGTTGGTATGACGAAAAAATTTATGTGTATCTAAAAAAGAAATTCAGCACGTTATACGAAAACGAAGAACTATTTGAATCTTTCTTAAAAGAGTATCCTGGTTATGAAAAATCTATTCCGAAACTTTTAAATGAAGTTAGTTCAATTGCAAGATCGGGCATCCAACTTGTTGACGATGGTCCTGGTTCCTTTTTTCCAGGTGATGTTTATGAAAAAGACAGTGATGTCCGTGTAAAACAACTTGGTTATGACTTAGTCGATTATGTTGTTGGAAAAAACGACCTTGGTCGTAATATGGATTATCGTGAATGGGGAAAATATGCAGGACCGGTGCCTGCGGTAAGTTTTTATCCAGCAGGAGTTACAGACGAAACAACCGCAAATAATCAAATTTCGATTGTTAAAAGTAAATCTGCTCATGATCAATGGGTTGAATTTATTAACGGTATTGCAGAAACTTCCGGATATAAACTCATTGACTTTGTCGGTTCGGAAGCATCCATCAGAAAAGATGATAAAACCGGTGAAGAGAATATAGACGGAAATACACTTGATATAGAAGACGAAGAAAAAGAAGATAAAATTGATAAGGGTGTTGAGGGCCAAGCAATCAAAGAAAAAATTGAATCTATACTCAATGACTACACAGAACTTTTAATTGAAGGAGGTGCAGCTGGTCATATGAGTCATCCATTTGACGATAAGGATTTAACGTTTGCCGATTTAAAAGAAATGATTCGTAGGTCACTTGCAGGTGAACTTAATGTTGAAAAGGAAGTTACTGAAAAACTTGATGGTCAAAATTTGATGTTCTCTTGGAAAGATGGAAAGTTGGTCTCGGCGAGAAATCAAGGTCATTTGAAAAACGCAGGTGCGGCCGCACCTGATGTTACTCAGTTTGAAAACATTTTTGCGGATCGTCCTGAGAACATTCGTGATGCGTTCGTAACAGCAGTCAAAGATTTAGAATCTGCTATTTCAAGTTTAAGTGATGCACAAAAGAATAAAGTATTTAAAGAAGGTGAAAGATTTATGAACATAGAGGTGATGACACCTGCAACACAGAATGTTATTCCTCAAAATGTAGATATGTTGGTTTTCCACGGAACACAAGCATACGATTCCGCAGGAAAACCAGTTTCAGTAGACTCTGATGGAAACGACATAACAAGTGAATTAAAAGATTCTGCTCGTATGCTAAGTGGTATGCTCAAGCAAATCAATGCGGATGTTCAAAGTCGTTATTCATTGAATGCACCAATTGTCGTGGAACTTCCTAAAAGTAAAACATTCGGAGATTCGTTTAAAAAGTATTCTGCGATGCTTGACAAACTCAAAAAAGAATTTAAATTAAAAGACAACGATAAAGTAATGAAGTATCACGATTCTTGGTGGAGAAATCTTTTGAATAAACAACAAAGCAAATTAAAAGAAATATTTCCTGCAAAAGTATATGAAGCACTTATAGGTCGTTGGGCATACAATGATAAATCAAATAAAATTACAACGATACGAATGGACTTATCTGAACAACCCAAGTTGAAAGATTGGGTAAACAAATTTGAAAAAGAAGATATCGTAAAACAATTTGAAGCAAATATGTGGCCTTTCCAATTTATATTTTTGAAACTAGGAGCAGAAGTTCTTCAAAATGTAAAAGGATTTGTGGCAGCTGGTGGAAGTGATGACATAGCAAAAGCACTCGATGCACATACCAAAACATTAGAAAACAAAAAAATTAATTCGGTGGAATCACCTGATAAGTTCAAAAAAGATATGGCCAAACTACACAAAAATCTTGATCGTCTTACTGCAATTGGTGGAACGAAAGTAATCGCACCAAGTGAAGGAGTTGTATTTCAATATAAAGGTGGTACATATAAACTCACCGGAACATTTGCTCCTATAAATCAAATTATGGGAATAATGAGGTTTTAGAAATGGAAGTTGATGAACGAAATTTATCTCGACAGGCCAGAAGAAAACTCGCAATGGTTGCAAAACGAAGTGCAAAAAAACGACAAATAAAGAAAAAGATGTTTGCAAAGAGAATGAAGTCTCCTGCCAAGTTAAAAGCATCTTCTGAGAAAGCAGCCAAAAATCTTATAGTAAAGAAGATGCTTGGTGGAAAAAATTACTCTGATTTATCAATAGGTCAAAAAGAACTTATAGACAAAAAACTATCTACCAAAAAAGGTTTAATAGCAAAGGTTGGTAAAAAACTTTTACCAAAGATTAAAAAAAAAGAAAAGGAACGACTTAAAAAGGTGAGAGCAAATAATCAAAACACAGAAGAATTATCCGAGGACACACATGGAGTTTTAACATTGAGTGTAAATGATTCACAACCAGAAGTATCTGCGAGATATGTAACTGGAAAACTAAAACCTTATGTATTTAAAACAAGAGAAGATGCAAAGCTACATTGTAAAAAAGTCGGTGGGAAACCGTTTGAATCAATTGACACGGGTCGGTTTTATGTAGAATTTACTAAACTTGATGGACCAGTAAATGAGAAGGTCGAATACAAGAACGCAAACGAAATAAAGAAACAATGGAAATTAGAATACCCAAGTGCCAAGTTTACTTTCAAAAAAGTTCGTGCAAAAGGAAACGAATTTTTGATGGTATTATCTCCAACGGGTGTTGAACTTGAGAAATATCAATTTGTACCAAAAACAGGATGGACTGAAATGAACGAAAATAAAGATAACGAAGAAGATGTAAAAGAATTAAAAGCAATGCTTGATATTGCAAAACTGCTGAGTGATCAAAGTTCATACTTTAAAGGTCGTGGTAGTAAAAAAGAATATATCAAGATGCTCGTTCATAAAATAAGAAACTTATCAGAAGCAAAAAAGAAAAAGTTTATGTCTAAAATGGATGCTTACGCACGGGTAAGAAAATCAACTATGCCTAAAAGCAGACCAATGAAAAGCAAAAAATCATACAACCGAGTAGATTTAAAAAAAGGTAAATACGATTAATTTCGTAGATGTAGTTATTGGAACGACGTGTGATTAGGTTGAATGGCAATGTTTATTTAACGGAAGACGAAATTGATGACATCGTTCACACCACATTAAATCAATTTAGAACTTCTCATCGTGCAATACTTCCAAAAAAAATAACTTACCTTGATCGTGAATTTGTAGACGCATTGAAAGACGAAGCAAAACACGCAATATTGAGTGTATATTATTTATATGGATACGGAGAAAAATACGCACCCGTTAAAAAAATTACAAAAGCAATTTCAGATAGATTTAAAGAAACAGATCAATGTTGTGAAAAGCTGTATTTTATGCAATATGACTTAACAGACACTCAACGCAAAAAATATAGAACTCAGTATGAAAACTTCTTAATCAACACATTACTGGAAGAGTGTATACAAAAATTTAAAAAGTTATCATAATATTTGACAAAATACAAAAAGAATGGAATAATAAGGTTATGGCTAAAATGGATAAAGACGATTTGAAATATGTGATCGGTCGATCACGTAAGTTGTTCAAAGGAGAAGAAATTCCCAAGGTACATGGATACGAAGGAGAAGTTGAAGAACTTGTTATTCGTCAACCCGGTGAAATCTGGACAGATAAAAACGGAAAAGAGTGGAAGCAAGTGGGTTCTAACTCAAAGGTAAGAACTGAAACTTTAATGGACAAAGTCAGAAAGACTCTACGGGAAGCACCCAAGTGTCCAAAGAAAATGTGTACTGTTGATCCAACCAAGAATTTAGATAAAAGAATGCTTGCTATGCGAGGTATGTGTTTTGATTGTGTTCAAGAGCATGAACAAAAACTAAAAGACGAAGGTAAGTATGAAGCATACGAAGCAAAGACAATGCTTGAAAATGAACTTAGTTTTTTGTCTGACACCAAAAGTAAATTGGTTGAATCAAAAGAGCATATAACAAACGACCCTAAATTTCTGAATGAAGATGGTTCTCTTGAGCAATGGAACATTCCAAATAAAAAAGAACTTATGAAAGATTTGGAATCAGACTTGGAAGAGCTTGAAGCAAGACTTTCTGAAATTGAGGACAGGTTAACTGAGTATGCAGACATCAAGTTCTAAAAGTTTCAACGATACCTTGAAACTTTTTATATTATAGAAAACTAAATACATATATATTTATCCTTAATGGCAGATGGACAAAAGATGCCCTTACGGGAAATAATAAAACAAGAGTATACTGAGTGTTTGAAGTCACCTATATACTTTATGAAAAAGTATTGTAAGATTCAACATCCTACATTGGGAACTATACCGTTTCATTTATATCCATTTCAAGAAAAAACTTTAGAAAGTTTTAAAAACGAGCAATTTAATATCGTTCTCAAAGCAAGGCAGATGGGAATTTCGACTCTTGTATCTGGATATGCGTTGTGGTTGATGACATTTTTCACAGACAAATCTATATTGTGCATTGCCATCAATCAAGAAACGGCAAAGAACATTGTTACCAAGGTAACTCATATGGCAGATTTTCTACCTTCGTGGTTACGAAGTGAGTGTACCGAGAAGAATAAACTTAGTATGCGTTTTAAAAATGGAAGTAACATCCGTGCAGCTTCAAGTAGTGTTGACGCATCTCGTTCATCTTCATTGAGTTTACTTATCGTTGACGAGTGTGCGTTTATTACAAATATGGAAGAAATCTGGACTGCTTCACAATCAACGATTACAACTGGTGGTCGTTCTATATTACTATCAACTCCAAATGGTATTGGTAACTTCTTTCACAAAACATGGGTTGGAACTCAAGATGCATCAAATGAATTTAATCCTATTAATTTACATTGGTCATTGCATCCAGACAGAGATCAAACTTGGAGAGATTTACAAACTAAAAACTTAGGTGAAAAAGACGCTGCTCAAGAATGTGATTGTGACTTTATATCTAGTGGTAGGTCTGTTGTTGATGCTAGTTTACTGGATTGGTATAAAGACAATCTTGCCAGTGAACCTGTTGAAAAACGGGGAGCAAATAAAGAGTATTGGATATGGGAGTATCCAAATCATACAAAGGATTATGTAGTCGCAGCTGATGTTGCTCGTGGAGACGGCCGTGATAAAAGTGCATTTCATGTATTTGATGTGGAAAACGTAAAACAAGTGGCCGAATTTAAAGGAGAAGTCGAAACCAAAGACTTCGGAAATCTTCTTGTTGCAGTTGCAAGTGAATTCAATGGAGCATTGCTTGTAGTGGAAAATGCAAACATAGGTTGGGCGGTTTTACAGCAAATAATAGATAAAGGGTATAGCAACCTGTATTACACTCAACGAGATTTTCAATATATAGATGAATTTACGCAACATACCAATAAATTAAATCGACAAGAGAAAAAGCAAGTTCCTGGTTTTACAACATCAATAAAAACTCGTCCACTTATTATCAGTAAAATGGAAAGTTACATTCGTGAAAAAGAAGTTGAAATTAGATCAGAACGAACTCTTGACGAACTGTTTACATTTGTATGGAATGGTCAAAAGGCCGAAGCAATGCAAGGATACAACGATGACTTGGTTATGAGTTTGTGTATTGCTTTGTGGGTTCGTGATACTGCACTTAGATTTCGTTCTGAAAACATTGAAACACAAAAATCTTTATTTGATTACATGGGAAGTACGACCAATATGAGCAGTGGAGCAAACTATAGACATTCTGGTTTAGCATCAAATCCATATGAAATGAAAAATCAACATGGTCAAAGTGAAAATTTAGAATGGTTACTTGATTAATATATACTCAACCAGGATACCTCAATATGAAGAAAACGCCGATTATACTCACCCTCACGGGTCTATTATTACTAACAGGAGGTTGTGCAACACAATCGTTGCTACCTACTAGGGGAGTGTACACGGAGTCTTTGTATGATACATATAACGAAGTGGAGGTTGTTGTTAATGAGATTGTAGTGGGTAAGACATCATACTCCGATCTTGTTAAGATGGGACTTGATTTAGAAAATATACCAAATGTAAAACGTTTAACATATCTTGATGTTATGAGTAAGTTTAAATTGGATAGTCCATCTAGATTTACTTTGTTTAATAAAATAGAACTACCTGCGGGTGTATTAAAAATGCTTGCATCACGTGAAAACGGACTAGCATATGAAATAAATTTGGAAAGACTTAAAAACAAACGAGAAGGAAGTGTACTTTTAGATATGCTCAATTTCAGAAAAATAGTTCACACGACTGGATGGAAAATCAGTGTACTGATTCTTATCGTAGATGATACGGTTGAATATGTTTTGTACTCAGGTGAAAAGAACATTGATCGTTTAGAAAAAGAGAAAAACCCACTTGGTCCTTTCCAAGGATTTGATGGTGGTGATATTATTGGAGCTGCAAGTGAGTTTCAGTAATACATATAAGTTTGACATATACATATATATTTAATACAATTATACACTTATAAACTTATATTATGGCAGACGATCCAAAACAAAGCAAATTATTCGGAGCACTTAAAAAACTTTTTTCAAGTGGTGTCGTGGTTAGAAACATCGGTGGTAAAAAACTAAAAATCGCAGATACGGACAATTTACAATATTCCAAAAAACGAGACGACAAGTACCAACGAATGCACACTTTGTATAGTGATTATGCAAATGGTTTCAATAATATTGGATTTCAATCTGCACGACTGGAATTGTTTAGTGATTATGAAGTAATGGATACTGATCCAATTATATCAAGTGCCTTAGACATTTATGCGGATGAATCAACTACTAAAAGTGAGTTTGGTGAGATTCTTAAAATTTCAAGTCCTGATTCAAATGTTAAAGGTATCCTTGAAAATTTATTTTACGATATATTGAATGTTGAATTTAATTTATGGGGTTGGATTCGCAATATGTGTAAATACGGAGATTTTTATCTTCATTTAGAAATAGAACCTGATTATGGGGTGTTAAATGTTAAACCCATTTCAACTTATGAAATGACTCGTATAGAAGACATGGATCCAGATAATCCTCAGTTGGTTATGTTCAAACAAGAAGGTCAGTATCGTGTAGACTATGAGAACTATGAAGTTGCACACTTTAGATTACTAGGAGATACAAATTATTTACCTTATGGAAAAAGTATGATAGAGGGTGGAAGACGAACATGGAAACAACTTCAGCTTATGGAGGATGCCATGCTCATTCATAGAATTATGAGAGCACCTGAAAAACGAATGTTTTATATTGATATTGGTAACATTCCACCAAATGAAGTTGATAACTTTATGCAAAAGGTAATCAATAAAATGAAGAAAGTTCCGTTTGTTGATGAAAAAACAGGTGACTATAATCTCAAGTTCAATTTGCAAAACATGACCGAAGATTTCTTTTTACCTGTGCGTGGAGGAGATAGTGGTACACGAATTGAGAACTTAGGTGGAATGACTTACGATGGAACTGAAGATATCGAATATGTTAAAAACAAAATGATGGCTGCACTTAAAGTACCAAAAGCATTTTTAGGATACGATGAAAGCATAACAGGTAAAGCAACTCTGGCCGCAGAAGATATTAGGTTCGCACGAACAATTGAAAGATTACAAAGAATTACCGTAAGTGAACTTACTAAAATTGCTATAGTTCATCTTTATTCACAGGGATACACAGATGCCAAGTTGGTTGATTTTAGTTTAAAGTTGACTAATCCATCTACAATTTTTGAAGAGGAACGGATACGAATTCTATCTGAAAAACTTAATACTGCCCGAGATATGGTAGACGCAAAAATGTTTTCTAAGGATTGGGTATATGATAAGATATTCGGTCTTTCTGAAGATGAAGTTAATGATATTCGGAGTAATTTTGTAGATGATGCTAAGGAATTTTTTAGATTAGAAAGTATACAAAACGAAGGAAATGATCCGGCTGATCCAACTCAATCTACCGATTCCGAAGAAGAAGGAGACGGTTGGGGTTTCGGTGATTTTGAAAATATGTCTTCTGAAGAAAAAGAAGAAGCAATAAAACAACGCAAAAAAGAGGAAAAGAAACGTAAGAATGCGGGAAAGGTATATGATCATCCTGACGACAAACCAATGGGAAGAGACCCACAAGGAGCAGATGAAAGACGAGTAAGTGGGCGTGATTGGGGAGATAGTCCATTGAAGTTGGAATCTGATTTAGCAAAACTAGACGAATTTTTGAAACAAAAACAACAAGTTAATCCGGAAACAAAATCAAAAATAATATGTGAAGCAGAAGAAACGTCACACGAATCAAAAGCCGATCCAATCACCGACTATTTAGACGATAAAAATATAATTAAAAAATAATTAGTTAAAATCTATTTTATATTTATATTTATACTCATATATATTACCACACCACAACGATGTGAAAAAGTTAAAACATAGCAAATATAAGAATACCGGCATCCTGTTTGAATTACTTGTCAGACAAATAACCGCTGATATACTCGATGGCAATGCAGAATCACCTGCAAACAAATTGCTAAAGAAACATTTTTCTGAAAATACTTCGCTTGGAAAAGAGCAAAGATTATATCAGTTGTTGATAGAAGAATCTACAGGTGATTCGTCAAAAGCAGATACACTTCTCGGTGTTGTGCTTGATTCCCACAAAAAACTTCTTCAAACGGAACTTGTAAATGCTAGATACGAGTTGGTTAAGGATATTAAAGAATCGTATCCAATAAATGATTTATTTCGTTCCAAGATAAGAAACTATAAAACATACGCAAGTATTTTTAAATTGTTTGAAAGTCACAATCCAACTATATATTGTGACCCCAAGGAAATATACGAATCAAAAACAACTGTTCTACAGAATTTATGTTCTCGGGGTTCTGAAAAAAATGAGGTTGTAGATGTCAACGAATATGAAAAACAAAACGAAGATTTAAGACTAATTGCGTATAAATTGTTGGTCGATAATTTTAATAAAAAATACAGTACCCTTGACGATGCCCAGCAAAAACTTCTTAAAAATTACATAAATAATATTTCAAATACGAATAGTTTGCGTGAATACATCAACAAGCAGGTTCCTTCAATCAAAAATCAAATCAACGAATACTCAGATTCAATAGAAGATGATGTTGTTAAAATAAAGTTAAAAGAAGTAATTTCTCAACTTGACAAAACAACCGAAGGAAAAGTTGTAAAGGATTCTCAAGTATCAACACTTTTAATGAGTTACGAGTTGATAAAGGAGTTGAAGAAACACGCAAATGAAAAAAAGTAATCTTAAAGACATCATAAGAACAATTCTTCAAGAACTTGAAGAAGAATCTAAATTGTCCGAAGTTAATACCACATCAAATGTAGATGGATACGAAACTCCTCATGCATTTAGTGGCAAGGATGAAGATGAACACGCAGAAGACATAAAGTCTAACGCAGAGGTGTTTGATTACAAGTCCACAGAAAATAAAAAAGCAAACACTATAAAACTAAACGAGGGCAGAAGTTTGTTTCACTTGTTCAGAGATCATCCTGATTATACACCTGAGCAAAAAGTGGGAGTCGCGGTACGAGAAATAAATAAACTTATGACTGAAGTTGAAAAATTGTTAAAAGTTTCTACACGGTATAAAGCAGAGGCAAACGTGAACAATAGTAAAATGTGGAAAACGACAAATAGATTTTTATTAAAAATAGACGAAAAGATTAAACGCATTTCTTATAAAATAAAAGAAATGAAATAGGAAAATGTTATGAAAAATTGCCAACGATTAGATAATGTAAAAACCAATATGATTCCGTTTGAAGAATCAACAACCAAGTTACTCAAGAAAAACAAAGCAGCTGTCAAACTTAAAAAAAGCAAGAAAGGTTCGCAACTTGCAAATAAATTGGGGACTGAGTGGACTGCACTCGGAAGTTCGTGTGAGATATCATCAACTAGCAATGAAATAACTTCGTATATTCGTGTTTCTCAAAATCCTAAAAATAACAATTATGAGTTTTCTTTAAGTTTTGATACTACTAAATTAAAAAACAAATCTTGTTCTAGTTTTGACGAATTAAGACAATCAATAAGTGATACACTTGTTGACGCAGTTAGATCACTTGCTGAGTCTGGTAACAAACTAGGATAATGAAATGTGTGAGTGTGGATGTGGAAGTTGTGAAGTTGTAGAATCGGAATCCAATGCCGATCCAAGTATAGACAACTATAAATTGGCACTTAAAAATCTAGGTGGTGCAATTAAATCTGCACACAAAACGGAAGAAGGAAAAAAACTCTCTGCTGAGTATTGGCTTGATATAGTTAGTTTACTCAAAAAAGCAAAACTTGGTGTTTCTATGATGGAACTCGGAATTGATGACGAAGAAGAAATCAAAAACACGCACGATACATCCATTAAAAAAGTAAAACCAACACCAGATGGAGAAAAAGGTGAAGGTGGTCCACGTGACGGGGAATCATCTGATTCAGATAAATCTACATCCGAAGGTATAATTGAAAAGTCTGCATCAAAATCACAACAAAGATTGTTTGGTATGGTTCATGCATATAACAAAGGTGATCTTAAAAAAAGTGATGTAGATTCTGATTTGTATGATAAAGTAAAAAAAATTGCAAGTGGGATGACAAAAACAGACGCAGAGGATATGGCCAAAACGGATCACTCTGATTTACCTGAAACAATTCCAACTGACGAATTTTACGACACAATGAATCATCTTAACATTTTATTGTCAGAGTATTCATTTGATAAGATAGAAAGTGGTGGGTCACAGGTTAGCATAGATACCAATGATCGCAAATTCACTATAAAGTTTGATGATAAGTTTTATATGGTTTCTCCGGATTACAACTTTGAACTCGGAAATATATCCGATTTGAATGAAGTTGTAGAGAAATTTGTCAAATTAACAAAACAATCAGAATTTTTGTTAAAAACAGAGTATGAAGCATCTGTTTAATCAGTTTGATTCATTAAACAATAATTAAATTAAGATACGTATATACTTATTTATTGATATGGCAAAAAAATTATTAGTATCCACCATGCCCTTTGAATTCAGTCCTGAGCAAATAAGTGAAAGTATTGAAAAAAACTCGGGTAAACTTCTTGTAAGGGGAATTCTACAAAAAGCAACTGAACAAAATCAAAATGGTCGTGTTTATACACGGTCACTGTTGGAACGAGAGGCGGGCAAATATAACGAACTGATAAATGATAGACGTGCACTGGGAGAACTTGATCATCCAGAAAGCAGTGTAGTTAATTTACAGAATGTAAGTCACAATGTTAAAAAGATGTGGTGGGAAGGTGATAGTCTTCTTGGTGACGTTGAAGTTTTAGGAACTCCGTCTGGTAATATTTTAAAAGAATTGTTTAAGGCTGGTATCACACTTGGTATAAGTTCAAGGGGAATGGGAACTACTCGTGAAAGTGAAGGAAAAACTATGGTCAATGATGATTTTGAATTGGTGGCATTTGATTTTGTTAGCAATCCATCAACCAGAGGTGCTTTTTTAGAACCTGTGAATTTAAACGAATCAGTTTCACCTGAACTTAAAGTCATAACCGAAGACCGAGTGTGTACCAAATATTGTAAACTTGAGGGAATCGTACATGAAATACTCGGAGAGATTGGAGAAATGTAATGAATAAAGAAATCTCTAAATTAATCAAGTCTACGATTTTAGAAGTTCTCAAAGAAGAACGAACTAAACAAATCAATGAATTTAATCCAAAAACAGGTAGGTTTGAAGACGAAGGTTTGTCAGCTGACCAAAAAAAGTTAACATCTGAGAAAATTTCTAAGTTCGGAAATTATCAGTCATATATCACTCACGAAGCAAAAGATACGGACATAGCAGAAGATATATGTAATATCGTTGAAAATGCATCTAAGTATATTCTCAATGAAACAGATGATTGGTTTGATGCAATGAGTGTAAAACGTAATCTAAAAGAAATCAAAACTCTTGCTAAAGAATTTCACAAAACTGCAAACGAAAGACAAGTATACACACAGCGTATGCAAAGTTTGTATGAAGATATGGGTAATATCTTAAACAGATATTTTGAAATAAACGGAGAAACTACCAATGAACAAACGTGAACTTAAAAACTATATAACGAAAGTATTGCTTGAGAAGTTAGAACAAACTCCGGTGGTTTTCGGTAAACTTGTAAAGAAAACAATTAGTTTCAGTGGAATACAACGTGAAATTGTCTGCGAAGGCAATGTTACAGATGCAAACGAATACGCAACACAAAACAAATTAACATTTACATCAGAAGAAACTGCACACTTCGGAGGTCACTTTAATAACGAAATGACTTCATATGAATTCCACCCAAATCCAGAGTTCTACGGAGAACTCATGGAAACGTCTATGTCTGCACGTGAACAACTTGCACGTATATGTGGAACGAACGACCAAGTACTAACTGAGGTACACGTACAAAACGCAGAAACTCTGGTTAACTTTGTTTGTACAAACGAGTTATTTCGTGAAGAACGAACAAACATGGTGTTTGAGCAAATCAATAGTAGTATAAAAGGTTGTTTGTATGACAAAACTCAATTTACAAAATTATTTGAATATCTAGTAAAACAATCGTGTATATCATATACAGAAGATAAAATAGAATTATCTGAATCTGAATTTGAGTATGCGACTACACTTCTTTCCAAACGTTTTTTTGAGAATCAAGAAGAACTAGAAGAACTAGAAGAAGATAAAACCAAGTGTGGAAAAAAATCATTTAAAACAGGTAGTGCATTTGAAAATATGCAAAGAATAAAATCAGGTCACCAAATGTTCCTATAAGGAAATATAATTATGAAAATTACAAAAAAAGAACTAAGAGAAGTTATCCAAGAAGTCGCAGAAGAACTTGGACTATTTGAAGGCTTAACAGCCGCACAAGAAAAATTACCAGAACCTTTGAAAAAAGCAATTCTTAAAAAGCAAGGTAATTCCGATTCATCTGATGATGAAACAGAAGATGTTGAAGAGGGATTAACAGCCGCACAAGAAAAATTACCAGAACCTTTAAAAAAAGCAATTCTTAAAAAGCAAGGTAATACTGAAGAATCGGATGATGATTCGGAAGAAGAGTCAATTGAAGAAGGCAATGCTTTCGGTGCGGCCGTAAAAGCTGCTCGTGAAAACGGAGACAAAGAGTTTGAAGTTGCGGGTAAGAAATACAAACTAAAAGAAAAGAAAGAAATTACCGAACAAGAAGACACCGAAGAATTTACAGGTGAAGACGAAGACGATGTAGAAGAAGGTAACGCATTTGGTGCAGCTGTAAAAAAAGCAAAAGAAGACGGAGACACAGAATTTCAAGTTGACGGAAAAACTTACAAGGTAAGTGAAGACTGGTCTAAAATAAAAGAAGTCTCTGATTGTTCGTATGAAGAAGACGATGAAGACATCGAAGAAACGGTAGATGCAGAATTCGAAGTTGGTGGCAAAACATACAAGGTTCGTGAAAACTGGACCAAGATAACCCTTGCCGAAAAACTAGACAGAATACTCGGAAATCGCAAAATTTTGTAAAATAAATCAACAAAAACAACTTAAAACACAAAAAAAGAGAAGAATCTTCTCTTTTTTTATAAATTTTTATATATTTTCGGATATAAGTATATATTTATTAATCAAAATGTTTTCACTTTATTGAAAACCAAGTTTAAGGTTTTAATTATTTGAAGTCCTATTAAAATGACTTTATCAAACTAAACACAAAAAAGGATAATTAACCATGAGTAAATTACTAAAAGAAGCTATTGCAGATGCGAAAGCAGTTCGTGAAACAGCTCTTGCAAATGCAAGACTTGCCCTCGAAGAAGCTTTCGCACCACGTTTGCAAAGTATGCTTACAAAAAAACTCAAGGAAGAAGAATTAGAAGACGAAGAATCAGAAGTTGAAGTTTCTGATGAAGTTGAAGAAGGTTCTTACTCCGAAGAGGACGAAGAAGTCGCAGTTGAAGACGATGAAATAGAAGTTGCCGATGAAGCACCAGTTGAAGAACCGGCTGCTGAAGAAGCACCTGCTGAAGAAGCACCTGCTGAAGACGAAATTGACGTTGAACCAGAAGTCGAAGGTGACTATTCTGAAGAAGACGAAGATGCAGTTGAAGAAGATGCGTTCGATTTAGATTCCATCATCAAGGAACTTGAAGATGAAATGGCAGTCGAAGACGATGAAGAAGAGTTGGAAGAACAATCCGACTCATCTGAATTAGGCACAGGTGGAGAAGAACACGTAAACGTTGCTGATAGTGACGATGAAGAACTTCCTGCTGAAACTGAAACTGTTGCTGGTGATCCAGGAACTGAAGGCGAAGAAGAAAAAGTTGCTGATATTGACGAAGATATTGATATTGAAATCGTAGAAGAATCCGAAGAAGAATCCGAAGAAGAATCCGAAGAAGATTCTGACGAAGATTCTGACGAAGATTCTGACGAAGTTGAATCAATTGACGAGTCTGAAGAAGATGAATCTGAAGAAGATGATGAAGAAATCAACTTAGAAGAAATCCTCAAGGAACTTGAAGACGAGTCGGCAGACGTGGAATCTGAAGAAGACGAGTCCTCTGAAGAACTAGCAGAACTTAAAACTGCAAATACTAAACTTCAACAAGAAAATGATGAATACCGCAAAGTTTACAAATTTTTGCGAGGTAAGTTAAATGAAGTTAATCTTCTTAATGCAAAATTGCTTTACACAAATAAGTTGTTTAAGGCACACGTATTAAATGAAGATCAAAAACTAAAGGTTGTAGAAAGTTTTGACCTTACGAAGAATGTTCGTGAAGCAAAATTAGTATATGCCACACTTGGAGAGAGTTTCAGAACTCAAACACCAGAAGTAAAGGTAAAATCAAAACCTGTAAAGGCTGAGAAAAACCCTTTGACTGAAGGAATTGCATCCAAGGCAATCAAATCAACAAAACCTTCCAAGAAGATTTTATCTGAGGGCAACGAACTTGCTAACAGATTCAAGAAACTTGCAGGTATAAAATCATAACAAAAACAAAATCTAATATATAGGAAAATTATAATGAGTGAAATAGGCAAATTATTAAAAGAAAGTCAGAATCCTCAAGAACGTCTTATGTCCGAAACCCGTGGTTTAGTAACTAAATGGGAAAAGACAGGACTTCTCGAAGGAATTTCTACTGACACAGAAAAGAGTGGTATGTCCATTCTTTTAGAAAATCAAGCAAAGCAGTTGATCGATGAATCATCACGCACCGGTACAGGTGGAGGCAACGAAGAGTGGAGTGGAGTAGCACTTCCTTTAGTACGTCGTGTGTTCGCAGAAATCGCATCAAAGGAATTCGTTTCCGTTCAACCAATGAATCTTCCCTCCGGATTGATCTTTTACTTAGACTTTAAGTATGGAACAGGTCAATCACTTCAAGGTGGTGGAAGTCTTTTCGGTGGATCATCAGACGCAAAACTCGGTTCAACCGATGAAGCAACAGGTGGTCTTTACGGAGCAGGTCGTCACGGTTACTCACTCAATGACAAGCAAATCGCTGTCGAGGTAGGTGCGGCTATCCCAGCTGATGCAGACTTAGAAGGTGTTCGTGCGTTTAAAGTTGTTGCAGCTGACGGAAGTGAATCTCAACTTGACGGTGAAAACAAAGCAATCGCAGCCGGAACATTACATTACCATGCGGCTACAACCGCAGAAAATCGTGGTGATTTTGAAGACAATCTTGGTAATTCCGAAGACGCAGCTGACACAGGAATTCAAAAAGATGTCGGTATCCCCGAAGTTAACTTGGAACTCAAAAGTGAACCAATCGTTGCAAAGACACGTAAGTTGAAAGCAGTTTGGACACCCGAGTTGGCACAAGACCTTAACGCATATCATAGTATTGATGCAGAAGCAGAATTGACTTCTCTTCTTTCCGAGTACGTTTCAATGGAAATTGATTTGGAAATTCTCGATATGCTTATCGTTAACGCACATACTGTAGGTACTGAATTTGATGCGACTACTGCTCTTACGGGTGGTGAGACTCAAGGAACATTGTTCCAGAAACTCGGCACAAGTATTCAAAAGGTGAGTAACACAATTCATCAATTGACACTTCGTGGTGGTGCAAACTTCTTGGTTTGTTCTCCAACGGTTGCTACAATTCTTGAAAGTATCCCAGGATACGCAGCTGACACAGACGGAAATCAGTCTCAGTTCGCAATGGGTGTTACTAAAGTAGGTGCGTTAAACAATCGTTTCCAGGTTTACAAGAATCCATACATGACGAGTGGTGACATTCTCATCGGATTCCGTGGAACAAACTTCCTCGAAACTGGTGCAGTTTATGCTCCGTACATTCCGTTAATCCAAACTCCATTGGTATACGATCCGGTCAACTTTACTCCACGTCGTGGTGTAATGACCCGTTATGCCAAGAAGATGGTTCGTCCTGAATTCTACGGTAAACTTACCGTTAAGAATGCAGAGAATCTGTAATTCTGATCGGAATAACACAAAATTTAAGAGGGGTTCGTTTGAACCCCTCTTTTATTTATAACGATTACCATAAGTAATGTATATTTATAGACATGGACGACAATGACAACGTAGAAGAGAATACAGAACTAGAAAGAATCAGGTGGGAGGGTGTTGTTACATCACCTGTAGGAAAAACACCGTTTGGATTCTTCGACGCAGATCCAGCGTTCGTTGAATTTGCTCCAAGGGCAGCTGATTGGGCAGCTAAAAGATTAGGTTATCCAATTGTAGATGTAGAAATGATCGATGTTCAATTTTATACTTGCTTTGAAGAAGCAGTAACCGAATACAGTGCACAAATAAATCAATTTTCAATCAAGCAAAATTTATATAGTTTAAAAGGAACTTCGACTAGTGTAAATCTAACAACGTCAGTTTTACGCACACAACCACTTCCATTTTATTTAAAATTGTCAGAGGCATACGGAGCAGAGGTTGGTGTGGGTGGTAATGTTGACTGGAGAAAACAAAGTTTAAGTGTAAAGGCGGGAGTTCAAACCTATGATTTACAAGGATTGTTTAATCAATACTATATTGATCCAAAAACAGGTGAAAAGAAAATTGAAAGAATTGAAGTTAAACGAATATTTCACCATCCACCACCTGCATTAAATAAAATATACGATCCAATGTCAAACTCGGGTATGTCTGTTTCTAATATGTTAAGTGAGTTTGGTTGGAGTGGTATGTCTCCGGTAGGTACTCAATTTTTGCTCAGGCCGGTAAATGAAGACTTGATGAGATTGCAAGCAATTGAGTTCAACGAACAGATACGAAGAAGTGCGTATGGATTTGAGTTGGTAAATAACAAACTAACTGTATTTCCAATACCAACAAAAGATTTCACACTATGGTTTGATTATATATTCAAACGAGAACGAGATATCGCAGCTGTACAAGGATATGTTGATGCAGATGAATTCAATACAATGCCAAAGACTCAGACACAAGTGACTGAGGAAACTACTCAACAAGTTGTAGCAGATAACACACAAACAGGATTACCACCCGAGTCGACCAGGCCTTCACGTCAATTGGCATCATCACCTGACTCAATAACCGACGTTAGTAATGCACCTTATGAATTTCATAGTTTTTCTGCTATAAACGATGTTGGTAAACGATGGATAATGAAATATTATCTATCAACTTGTAAAGAATTACTCGGTGCGATCCGTGCAAAATATCAAAGTATTCCGATACCTGGTGGAGAAACATCACTAGATGGTGACGCACTAAGAGCAGAAGCACAAACAGAAAAAGAACAACTGATAACTGAACTTCGAGAAGATTTGGAAGTAACAAGCAAAAGCACTACAAGTGAACAACTAAATCAGGTATCTGATAACTTGCAAGAAAACCTTAAAAAAGTTCCAAACTTTTTATACATAGGATAACCCAATGTCACGAGGAAGATATTTCACACGAAGAGATGTCCGACTGATGAACAGTTTGAATGGAGAACTTCTTACTGACATTGTAGAACAGAAGGTTATTGTGTATAAAATTAGTCCTGATGAAACTGAATCAAATATTTATGGGGAAAGTTTAGATAAAGTTTATTATCCTGGTATAGAAATAAGTTGCTTAGTTGAAACTGATCCACAAAGTACATTGTACGAAGGGTTCGGACCAGATGTTAAAAAAGGAACATTGTTTAGATTTCACCAAAAATTATGCGAGCTAAAGGAATTGTATCCACAAATTTCTGATATAGTTGAATGGGAAAATGCTCATTTTGAAATAAGTAATGTGGTTGAAAATCAATTTCTCGGTGGCCAGCCAGAAAAAAATTATAGTCTCGTGTGCAATGCTCACATGAGTAGAAAAAGTCGATTAAATATTTTGGATAGAGAAGTGTAATGAATTACGATGGAGTAAATAATCCGTTTATCACTCTGAAGAAGTTATCAGGAGACGATTCAACTGAGTTTAAGGCTAAATTAAATACCAGTCCTCCTTCATTGGCAAACGACACATATATGTCAAATAAGAAGAAATCAGAACACGCATTATACTCTGACAATCGTTCCGACAAAATGCGTTCTGATGATGATGAAATTTCATTTGAAAATTATGCAATAACCTTGATGGACATTGACAATATTCTATACGAGTATTTTGTTAATGTAATCAATCCACAGGTTGATGATACCGGAGGTGGTATTCTAACCGTTCCAGTTCGTCATGCTTCACCTGAACGATGGAGTTCAATTTTAAACGATGGAGTTTATCGTGACGATAAAGGACAGGTACAAAAACCTATGATAATTTTTACAAGAACGAGTGTATCAAAAGATGATTCGTTTGTGTATTTTAATCGTTATTTATCTGTTCCGTTTGTCAAGAAGTTTGATAAAAAGAATATGTACGACAAGTTTAGTTCGTTGACCAACTCAAATCGTCAAGTAGAAGTTCATAATATTACTTTTCCTGATCATGTTATATTGAATTACGATTTCACAATGTCAACTGAGTATGTTCAGCAAATGAATTCGTTGGTAGAACGAATAAATTGGGTTAGCAATGATTATTGGGGTGATCCTGCACGATTTAAATTTCGTGCATCGGTTGATTCATTTTCAAATAGTGTGGAAGTGCCTACGGACGATGACAGAATTGTATCAACCACATTCTCATTAACAGTAAATGCGTATTTGTTACCAGAGGTATTTGATAATACCAAAACATCAAAACGAAATCTTACCAATAGAAAAGTTGTATTCGGAACAGAGATTATCTCCGATAAAGCAGTAAACGGATTAGAGTCATCTGGTGACCGAACAAAGTTCGTATTAAACAGAAAAACACGTGAGTTGTATATTGCAGGAGATATTGGAGATGAAACTGAAATTCGTATATGGAATGATGAAGAATATTATGCGATTTATATAAATGATAAAAAGTTTGAAATTGGAATAGATGTAGACGATGACGCAAATGATTTCTTGATGTGGAATAAATCATCCGAGAATGAAATTAAACTGTTTAAAAATGAAACGGTACACGTGGAAGTTGGTAACAAGAAAGTACTTATAGAAACACACGAACATACTGTTGAAATAATTAAAATAAAATATATAACTTGATTTTTTACTTTTATTAGTGTATTATTATTTTAATGAAAAATAATCAAGTAGAATTAACTAGTGATGAACTAGCTGAGATTTTATCATTGAACAACGAGTATCAAGAAATATTAATAAGTCTTGGCCAAATCAATTTAAGACGAGATTCTATTGAAAAAGAAGAGGCGGCATTAAAAATCACAGAATCAGAACATTACAATTCGTATGATGAAACTCAAAAGAAAGAAGCAAACTTCAAACAACGTATAGTGCGTAAATACGGAGAAGGTGAAATTAATCTGGAATCAGGTGTTTACACTAAATCAAAAAAATAATCATTAAATATACAATTTTCAAATTTTCAAAACATATTTATGATAAAAGTCAAACATTTCCAAAATTCAACCCATAACAACAAAGGAGACTATATAAGATGGCAGAAAGAATTGTAAGCCCAGCAGTTTTCACCAACGAAATCGATCAAACATTCCTGACACAAGGTATCTCACAAATAGGTGGAGCAGTTGTTGGACCATTCAAAAAAGGTCCGGCATATGCACCAACGATTGTAAGAACTCACGCAGAACTTGAAGATTTATTTGGTGTTCCCCAAGGAAACTATTATCAACCATTCACCGCACGTGAATACTTAACGCACCAAGGTGTTGTTACAATCGTTCGTGTCGGTGCTTTAGGTGGATATAAACAAGACAACGCACTTGTCATTAAAGCAAAGGTAACAGATGTACCTGCAGATTTAAGTGGATCACTAGGAAGTGGTTCTCTTGGAGTTGCAGTTGGTAACGAAGTTGTTATCGGTGTTTTGGCAAATACACTTTACGAAGGAGTCACAGATGATTCCGGATTTGAAGGTTCGTCAATCGATAACGACACATCTGTTTTGTATCACGATACAGAAAGTGTTGATCCAGAAACAGGTGAAACTGTTTCAGTAGGTAATCTCGAAACTACTTTGTATCTTAGAAAAACAGTAAGACTTGCAGATGAGTTCACAGGTGACATTATTGAAACTGTTCAAAGTTTGAAAGACGATTATGATTCTGATTATGTTTTTAACATTGATCCTAAAGAACCAGATAGTCTTCAAAACATATTCGGAAGAGCACCCAAGAAAAACTTGGAACCTGCATATTTCTATACATACTTTGAAAACTCACAAGAAGAAGTTTTCAATAACATCATGAGTGGTGTTAAGTATAAAATAGAAGTTGATACTTCAAGTGAAGCAATGGTATTTGAAACACGTGATAGTGTTACAGGTGAACTTGATGATGATCCTTGGAAACCAGGTGAGGCTGCATTCAGTTGCAGACCTGCAGAAACTCCTTATATTAAGTCACAAGAAATAAGTGGCAGACGATATGATTTGTTTAAAGTATGGACACGCAACATGGGATCAGATGCAAATCGTGAAATTAAGATTGCGATCTATAATGTTAGAACTCCTGGTTCAATCCAAGATTCCGATTACGCAACATTTAGTTTGATGGTTCGTTCGTTTAACGACAACGATAAATCTCCCGAGATTGTTGAAAATTATGATGGAGTTACACTTGACCCATTAAGTCCTCGTTATCTTCCACGTGTTATCGGTGATCGTTTTACTACCATCGATTCTAAAGGAAAGATCATTGACTATGGTGATTATGTAAACTCAAGTAACTGGATTCGTATTGAAATGCCAGCAGAAAGTACTGCACCTGCAAATGCTATGCCTTATGGTCATGCTCCTTATCGTTCACCACTTGGTGGAATTGATGTAGGAACACCTGAGTATAGTTATGCTTCTCAGTATGCACGTTCACTTGGTAGATTCTTCAATGGTGCAGTTTTCAATCAAACATCACCTGATGGAATTCTTGAACTTCCAAATTCAGGAAGAGATACTTCGGAACTTTTCCGACCACTTCCTGCGAATCCTGGAGATGCCGGCCGTGGTTTTTACATGGACAGTTCTAAAAATGTAGAATGGAATGCAACTTATGTAGAAGAAGTGGATGGTGCAACTGATGTATTTGATGTTGATCCAATTCCAACTAATCCATCAACTGCTGACGAATTGCTTGTTGCAAAACTTCGTAGATTTGTTGTTGGATTCCAAGGTGGATTTGACGGACAATCTCCTGCACATCCAATCGCACTCGGAAAAGACATCACAGAGAATAATGCTCAAGGTCTTGATTGTAGTAGAGAATTCAGTTCAGGTACAAAGGGATACAAACGTGCGTTTGCAGCTCTTAGTAACCAAGACGAATTTGATATCAATCTTCTTGTAACACCCGGTTTGAGTCTTGATCTTCATAGATCAGTTATCAATCGTGGTGTTGATTTGTGCGAACAACGTGAAGATTGTTTCTACATTCTTGATTGTGTAAGTGCAAATAACCAACCCGGTCGTGTAGATGATGCAGTTCAGCAAGTTGCTACTATTGATAGTAACTATGCCGCTACATACTACCCTTGGGTTAAGATTATTGATCCTGCAACAAACGTATTGCAACCATATCCACCATCATCACTTATGATGGCAGTATATGCGGCCAACGATAAAAGTGCGGCTGAATGGTTTGCTCCTGCTGGTTTGAATCGTGGTGGAATTGAATCTGCGGTTGCGGTCATGGATCGTCTTAACTTCGCAGAAAGAGATACACTTTACGAAGGTAAGGTTAATCCAATTGCGGCTTTCCCTGGTCAAGGTATTGTTGCTTTCGGTCAAAAGACCTTACAACGTCGTGCAAGTGCATTAGACAGAGTTAACGTACGTCGTTTGCTTATCACACTTAAAAAGTTCATTGCGAGTTCTGCAAGATTCTTGCTTTTCGAACAAAATGTGGCATCAACACGTAACCGTTTCCTTAGTATCGTTAATCCATACTTAGAAAACGTTCAACAACGTCATGGTCTGTATGCATTCCGTGTTATCATGGATGAGTCTAACAACACACCTGATCTCATTGATAGAAATATCCTGTATGGTCAGATATTCCTACAACCTGCACGTGCAGTTGAATTTATCATTCTTGACTTTAATCTTACACCAACTGGTGCAAGTTTCGAAGCATAAGAATAATTTAATTCTAAACTTTAAAGACCTCTCTGTTCGCAGAGAGGTCTTTTTTTTGTGTTGATATATATTTATTTAAAATGGAAATCTCACTTACTGATATATTACATGAATTACAATATGAAGAATTTTGTAAATTTGTAAAAGAAAATAAACTTGACTCTGATGTATGTACATTGAATGAGTTTGCAATACCTGGTAGATTAAAAAAGATTTGGTCATTTTTGAAAGAATTAAAAGATATAATCAAGGTTAAGATCATGGACTTGGCAAAATTATTTATGAACAAACTTGTATTTAAGTTCTTCGCAAAAATAAAATTCAGTATGAAGTATTTATTTGATCTGGTTAAAAAAGGATTCAAGGCATATAAAGAGGTGATAAAGGCAATAGGAGACTACTTATCCAAAACTAAAGTAGGACGATGGACTGAAGACAAACTAAAAGATTTGGATGCGTTCTTGGCAACGCATCCGAAGACTAAAAGAATTGCAGGTATGGCAGTTGCCGGTATATTGATTTATATTTGGTTAAACATGACATTCACAGGAAATGCAGATTATGATTTTGATATGGGTGATATGATTCTTGCACTTGGTGGTGGGTTCACATTATCTACTTTATTTGCCGGACCAGAAGGAATGGCACTATTAACATTATTTGTAACTGGTGTCATCGGATTGTCGTTTCCATGGCCAGGTCCTCAACACTTTCAATTCATAGGAGCCATTGTATATGGTTCTGCAAAACTAGTTGGTCAGAAACTAAGAAAAGACAAAACATAAATAAATATATTTTTTAATTTGGTAACTATTTATACTTGTTGATTGAAAAAACAAGTTTTTGAATTTTTAATCAATATTTATTACTAAAAGTTAATCATTAAACTGGAGAACAACAAAAATGGCACAAGTTATTTCAACCGAAGAAATGTTTTTTACGGCATTTGAACCGAAAACAGCAAATCGTTTTATCATGTATATGGACGGAGTTCCTGCATATCTTATCAAGAGTGTTACTCGTCCGAATCTTAACATTGAAGTTCAGACCCTCGACCACATCAACATCAAAAGAAAATTGAGAGGTGGTAAAGCAGAGTGGCAGGACATTACAATGACACTTTATGATCCAATCGTACCAAGTGGCGCACAGGTTGCTATGGAATGGGTACGTCTTTCTCACGAATCAGTTACAGGTAGAAATGGTTATGCCGACTTCTACAAAAAAGACCTTGTTATTAATACTCTCGGTCCTGTAGGTGATTTAGTTGAAGAATGGACAATCAAGGGTGCTTGGTGTCAAGCAACCAACATGGGAACACTTGATTGGTCAACCAGTGAATTTATGACTGTTGAACTTACCGTGTCTTACGACTACGCAATTCTTCAATACTAATTTTTACATAATATTCAGTTTAATTTAAAAAAAACTCCCTTCTCGGGAGTTTTTTTTTTTCGACATATATATTTATTGATACAATGAATTCTGAAAAACTAAAAACACAAGTCCTTGATATATTTGAGGAAATTAAACACGATAGGCAAGGTGAACTCCAACTTGAGGGATTAAGTGGTGCGTATTCTAAACTAGCAAAGTTTCTGTTAAATCAAGTAAAGGCAGGTAAATTTCTAAGAAATTATGATATTGATACGGATAGTGGAAGATTTATGTTTCAAACAGGAAGTGGAAAAAAGATTGTGTTTAACGACATGAAACTTGGTGTTACACTAAATAAGACATGGAAGGGTAAAAAGGATAGTGAGTTTTTCAGTTACGGTGATCATAAGAAAATATTAAGTTTTGCTTTAGCAGACATTTAATATACTGAAAAACATTCTATTTTCCCCAAAAAGTTTTTTCTTGTATATGTATATATATTAGTATATATTATTACTAATATCTTAATTAAAGGTTACAATTATGAATGAAAATGAATCAGTAGATATGCCTCCTGAGGTAAAACAAGCATTACAACGTGATGCAAACGAACAACGTGCGACTAATCAAAGTGTTAAAAACGAAACAAGTACGCAATCAACGCAGTCGCAACCAAATCCTGCGTTTTCTCAAGCAACAGATACTCCCAAGAAATTTGAGTTTCCAAGTGAGGTAGTTGATCTACCGAGTCAAGGTCACTTTTACGATCCAACCTCTCCGTTGGCAAATGGAAAAAT